TCTTACAATGAACGGTACAGCATCAACTTTTGCAGGTGATGTAAGATTACCAGCGAGTGGAAAACTATATTTGTGGACCGGTCACGATGCTAACTATTTAAGGTATGACTTGTGGACTGCTTCAGCTTCAGCTGGAATCACAATACAAAACACATCTACCGCTGGTGAAATATATCTTAAATCTGGAAACGCTTTAACTCTTACGTTGGATGATAGCCAAAATGCAACTTTTGCAGGGGCTGTAACTACTGGTGGTACTGTTAATATAAATAATGCTGGGTCAGATAAAAAAATGTCTTTTGACAGAACTGGAGGTAAAGGTATTTCAATAGAACATGATTCTAGTGGAATGTACTTTTACAACGAAACAGACGCTAGCGTTATGTTTAGAATGTATAATGCTGGTAACATACAAACATCTGGTGAAATAGAAGGAGGTAGCTTAGACATTAATGGTGCTGCCGCTATTAATGGTAAAGTAGTGATAGAAGGTGATTCAGCTGCTTGGAATACATCAGCGCCTGGTACAACTACAGGTTCTTTACATTTTGATCCTGGTGTTGGCACTGATCATTATGGTAATGCTATAACATTTGGTGCTTCAGACTCCGGTAATGGGGCTACCGCTCAAGCTGGTATATATCTTAGAACAGATGGTAGCTATGGTAGTAAAATGTATTTTGCAACTACAGATAGCTATGCTTCTGGATCTAAAATAGCCATGTATATAAATCATAATAAAGATGTTTATTTTAATGATGATATAAATGTTGCTGGTAATATAGCTGTATCTGGCACGGTTGATGGTGTAGATATATCAGCTCTACCAACTTCTTTTTTTAATGGAGCATATGGTTCTTTATCAGGTGTACCAAGTACATTTACACCATCTTCTCATACTCACACTTTTGGTTCCTTAACAAGTAAGCCAACCACATTAGCAGGATATGGTATAACTGATGCGTCAACTACAACAGCTATGAATAGTGCTATAAGTACTGCAGTAGCAAATTTAGTAGATAGTTCACCAGCTGCTTTAGATACATTAAATGAATTAGCAGCTGCTATTGGAGACGATGCTAACTTTTCAACAACTATTACAACTAGTATAGGTACAAAAGCTGCAGACAATGCTGTTGTTAAATTAACAGGTAATCAAACTATAGCTGGTAATAAAACTTTTAGTGGACAAATAACTGCAAACAATAGTATATATCTACAAGATGGAGATGGGATATATATTACTGGTCAAACATATCCAAATCTAACTTTATCAGGAGATGAACCAACATTAAGTTCAGCTCAAGGAGATACGTGTTATCTTTCTGACAATGTTAGAGTAAACGGTGATCTTACTGTTAATGGTGGGGATATAACATTAAATGGAACAGGTAAAATAACAGGTATTGATACAGTAACTGCAGCTACACATGCAGCAAATAAATCATATGTAGATACACAAGTTGCAACTAGAGCTGCTTCATCACATACACACGCTTATAATACTCTTACAGGTATACCAAGTACTTTTGCTCCTTCATCACATACACATACGTTTAGTTCTATAACAAGTAAACCAACAACTATAAGTGGTTATGGAATCACAGATGCATTAGTAATTGGAACAACAAATACCACAGCAAAAAGAGGAGACACAACAACAATAACAACAGGACAAGCTAATGCTATAAGTGCTAATACCACACATGCTGCATCAGCTCATGCTCCTTCTAATGCAACAGCAAATTCATCTGATGCTACATTATTAGCTAGAGCAAACCATACGGGTACACAAGCCTACAGTACTTTAACTGGAATACCAACTAAAGCAACATATGATTTAGATCATTTATTTACTCTAGTAGGTGCTGCTGCAGATACGTCTACAAATATGGGTGTTTATACTTCAGCAACTGTTCCACCAAATCAAACTATAAGACAAAACATAGATGCCCTAGCTACAAGAAAAGAAAATTTCATTGTAGCTTGCTCTGATGAAACTAGTGATCTAACAACAGGTACAGCTAAGGTTACATTTAGAATGCCTTATACTATGCAAATAACAGATGTAAGAGCAAGTTTAACAACAGCTACTAGCTCTGGTATAGTAACTGTAGATATTAATTTAAGTGGTAGTAGTATATTTGGAAATGGAGAAACAGGTACACGTTTAACAATAGACGCAGGAGAAAGAACATCAACAACCGCAGCAACTGCTTACAATTTTGTTAGTAGTGCAACTCTAGTAACTTTTGGAGATGATACAGAAGTAAGTATAGATATAGATACTGTAGGTACAGAAGGTACAGGTAAAGGATTAAAAGTAACATTAATAGGATACCAAAGATAATGGGAATGATAATTAATCCATATCTCCCTTTTCCATCTGCTAGTTTTGCAGATGATAAAGCCTTATATAGAACTTGGGCTACAGGTGCGGGTAATTTTGCAGGTGTAGATGACTCAAATGGTATGGGTGTAGAATGGGATGAATATGATGAATTTAGTATATCTTTATGGGTAAAACCAGGATGGAGCTCATCTTTAAATACTAATGTGCATTTATTTTGTATGAATGATGTGGGTGTAACTACATCTAGCGGAGGTTTAATAAGAATATATTATCATGAATCAAATAATAGAATGTATTTTGATTGGAGATCAAATGGTAGTAATAGAACAAGTAACTTTTGGTTGTTTCATTCAACATCATCACAATATTTAGCTGCATACAATGCTGCAGGCTTAGGTAGTTCATATTGGAGTAATACTAATAGAGGTAACGTTGGAGATGATGATTATACTATGATAACAGTAACAAAAGGATCAGATGATCAAGCTAAAAGAACTAATGTGTCTCTATATTGGAATGCTGCTAGTTGTGGTAACGGTTATTATACAAATGGATATAACGCAGGTACACCGGCTTTAAATAATAATGATAGAAAATTAGCATTTGGTAGTTCATCATGGAATAACTATAGAGCAGGTAACTATAGTACTACTAGATATAATGATATAACTTTTTGGGACAAAAGGCTTAGTGCTGCTGAAGTGTCAGAACTATATAACAATGGTACAAGAATGGACGCAACAACTCATTCAGCAGCTAGTGATCTAAAAGGCTACTATACATTTGAGACAGCAGCCGCTACAATAGGAGAAGATACTAATTTACCAAACGGTGGATCAACAATAGGAAACGTATGATAAAATACTATATAATACCAAAACACGTTTTTGCATGGGTAGACAAGCAACGAGTATCATATTTACTTAAGAGTATAGATAGAACAAAATACATTATAGGATACGAAGGAGTTTTTGAGCATTTACATGAGGCTACAAAAACATTTGATACAGTTAACGATTTGTCAGCATATACGTATAAAGAACCGGAGGATTGGTTTGGTGATAACGATGGATTAGATGTAGATATGATAGAGGAAAACGAATATTTACCAGACATTGATGATAGTGAATGATGTATAGAATAGTAGCAATTATAATGTTATTGTGTATAAATCTACAAGCACAACGTTTAAACGAAGTGTTAGATATGCACAAGGATAAACAACTACACGTAGGTTATACGTACATTATATCCTCTGCTACAACAAGCTATGTTTTGAAAAAAACTGGCAATAAAAAAAAGGCTATATTAATAGGTATAGGAACAGGTATGACAATTGGGATTGTAAAAGAAATACACGATGCAAGATTTAAAGGTGCAGAGCGTGGTGATATAATAGCTGACATTGCTGGATCAGTGATGGGGTCCTTGGTTGTAACAATACCTTTTTAAATAATTAAAATTAAAAACGATGAGTATAATAAGTAAAATTTTCAGTGGAGGTGCAACAGAACTTGTTAAAGGAGTAGGTGACGTAATAGATAATCTACATACTTCTAAAGAAGAAAAGCTTGCTGCTGAGCAAAAAGTTAAGGAGTTAATAGCTTCTTACGAAACACAAATGGAAAAAGAAATCTCTACCAGGTGGAGCGCAGACATGAACAGTGATTCATGGTTGTCCAAGAACGTAAGACCTATGGTTCTTATATTTTTAGTAGTGTGTACTGTCCTTATGATCTTTATAGATGCTGGTACAATAGCATTTGAAGTAGAAGATAAGTGGACGGATTTACTACAATTAGTGTTAATAACCGTAATTGGGGCCTACTTTGGAGGACGTTCATTAGAGAAAACTAAAAAATAATCCGTATCTTTGTATAGTAATGGCTAAGAAAAGAAATTATAAAAAAGAATACGCTAAGTTCCAAGCCTCTGATAAACAAAAAAAGGATAGAGCCAAAAGGAACGCTGCTAGACGTAAGGCTACTAAAGCAGGTAGAGTAAAAAAAGGTGATGGAAAAGATGTACATCATCCTAATGGTGTTAATTCTAAAAAGACTAAAGTATTGTCTAAGTCTAAGAACAGAGGAATGAAAGAAGAATCTAGATTAAAAGGATCAAAAAGAAAAAAAAGATAATGGGAAAAATAGACAGAAAAAGAACTAGGTGCTGCAACAAGTATGTTTGCACGTGTATGAAAAATAGAACTCTAGAACAAAAGTATCCGTGGAAATCTTCAATCAACGGAGATAAGAATAATAGAAAACTAGATGCTCAAATGACTGAGAGAAAAGATACATCTAGCAGACTTAAATATCAAGATGGTAGAAACAAAAAGTCAGGATTCCGAGTAAATAAACTCCCCTGGTCTTAAATGAGTGCAGGGACTTAACGGTCCCTGGCACTACATTCTAACAAATAATCTAACAATAAAACAGTAGCTATAATTAATATAGTATTAATCATCTAACTTAGACATAAGGTATAATTCTATCCAAACCATACCTTTTGTTATAGTTTTAAATTGTTTACTTTCTATTGAATTCCAGCTTCCGCTAGGATTTTTCTTATATATAGAACATCTCCAAGGCTTTTTAGGATCTGAGTCAGCAGTAGGTATTACACTAAACCACCAGCCTCTTTGAAGTATGTAATCAAACTCTTCTTTAAATTCAGACATATCTATAGTTTAATTGGGTCCCCTGGTTGTGCATTCAGTTCTGCCGCAGTTCTATCTGCAGAGATTACACACTCAGTAGTTAATAACATACCTGCCGCACTGGCAGCATTTTCTAAGGCAGTAATAACAACTTTAGTTGGGTCAATAATACCTGTTGTAGTAAGGTCTTCCCACTGATCAGTCTTTGCATTGTAAGCTAGATCCGGATTATTAGTCTCCATGTCTCTTACAATCACGGATCCTTCACCACCAGCATTCTCTACAATCTGTTTAAGTGGATACTCAGCAGCCTCATATATAATCTTCATACCAGTATGAATATCACCTTTAGACTTCTTAAGTAGTTTACTAATAACATGTCTACTTCTAATCAATGCTGAACCACCGCCCGGTACTATACCTTCTTGTATTGCAGCACGTGTAGCAGCTAATGCATCATCAACTCTATCTCTCTTCTCTTTCATCTCTATTTCAGTAGGAGCGCTAACATGTAATACAGCAACACCTCCACCTAACTTACCAAAACGTTCTTCATACTTTTCTTTAATATACTCAGTTTCTGATGTTCTGATTTGTTCTTGGAGCATGTCAAGTCTTTTCTTAACTTCAGTAGGATCACCTTTACCACCTATAATAACCGTATCATCTTTAGTCACTGTTATTTTTTCAGCTTCTCCTAGGTGCTCTAACTGAACGCCTTCTATAGTCATGTCTTTAGCTGCATCAACCACGGTCCCTCCAGTTAAGATGGCAATATCTTGTAGCATATCTATACGTCTCTCACCAAAGCCTGGGCCTTTAACAGCACATACTTTAATGTTACCTCTGATTTTGTTAACTGACAAACCGTTAATTGCATTGTCACCAAACTCATCAGCTATAATAAGCAATGGACGCTTAGTCTCTGTAGTCTTATTTAATATAGGAAGCAGTTCACCAAACTTATCTATCTTATCATTAGTTATAAGTATAAGACAATTGTCAAGCTCAGCAGATAACTTCTCATTGGTACTAAAGTAAGGAGATAAATAACCTCTACTGAATTCCATACCTTCAGTAATTTCTATTTTAGTTTCCATACCCTTAGCTTCTTCAACAGTAATGACACCCTTAGTACTAACAGCCTCTATTGCTTCAGCAATAAGACCTCCTATATGCTCATCATTGTTAGCAGATATAGTACCTACGTTTTTAATTTGTTCAATTGATTCATCTACAGGTACTGATTGTTCCCTAAGCTCAGCAACTAATGCTTGTACAGCTAGGTCCATACCTTTCTTTAAGTCTGTTGGATTTGCACCGGCAGCAACGTTCTTTAGACCTATGTCTATTATTGCTTGTGCTAATACAGTAGCAGTAGTAGTACCATCACCTGCAAATACAGCTGCGTTATGTGCTACTTCTTTAATCATTTGTGCTCCCATGTTTTCAATAGGATCTCTTAATACTATTTGTTTTGCTACAGTTACTCCATCTTTAGTCACATGAGGTGGACCATAGGGATTGTCTATCACTACGTTCCTTCCTTTAGGACCAAGTGTAACCTTAACAGCGTCAGCTAGTATATCTACGCCTTTTTTTAATGCAGTTCTTGCATCAACGTTAAATGTTGTGTTAATCATTGGTTTAGAATTTTTGGTTTTTTTACTTTAATTTACTCTCTTGTATATGGGTCATCAGCCTGTCCCTTAAGATAGGCTTTACCCGCTACTTCTATAATTTTATATTGTGCTTTCTGAACAAGACCTAAGTCATCCCAGTTATCTTCACAGTATTTTAAATAACTTTCTATTATTGGTTGTATCATGTTCTCATAATTAACATATTCATTATTCTTATGAGCACCATACTTTTTTGCTACAGTGTAACCCCCGGTTATCCAACCTAAGAAGCTTTTCTCTATGCAGCCTATATATAAACGATCAGGCCTAGATTGGCTAACAAAATGCACAGGTCCTTGTTTTTGAAATGGAGACTCTATCCAAGTACCTGAAAAGAGTTTAGCTTTCCCCCACATAACAACATCATCTTTAATTATAGCATCACCTTCAACTAATGCTTGACCCTGTACTATAGCTCTACCCATAACCTGAGCCTTATCAGATACTATAGCTTTGTCTTTAACTTGAGCATCACCAGATATTACAGCATTCTTTTGTATTCTAGATTGACCACTAACAACAGCATTATCTTTAATTAGAGCATTATCTGTAAGTATAGCTAGCCCCATTAACATTGCTTCATCAGCAATCCATGTTTCTTTACCACAACTTCCTAGGTTTTCTACCCAACCTCCTTTGTCTCCTTTCTTACCGTATTTACAATCTTTAGCTAGTTCAACTCTTGACAACAAGGTTCTTCCTATTGTTTTTGTTTCATCTGTTAGCTTAATATATTCCATAGTATAATTTACGAAAATTTAGTGGTATTGTATGTCAAATTTCAAACTATTTATCAGATCCTCAAGCTCTTCAGGAGAGGAGACAGCTTTTTTAAGCTGCTTAACCTCTTCCTTAAGAATCTTTTTAATCAAGACACGTGTATGTACAGAATGAGATTTCTCTACTTCACAATTAAACAGTGTATTATATCTGTTAGTTATCTCTTCTATTGTTTGGGATTGGTATACTTCTTTCTTCAACGCTTCCCATAGTGCTAGTTTACTTTTTGACAAAGCCATACTTCTGTTTATATCTTTTAAGTTTCTTTACTTCTTTTTCATACTTATAATAGTCAGGATTAATTTTTTCAATCTGCCCACTATATTTCCATAATTGATCTGATGTTAGCTGTATAGGACCATTGTGTTTATCATGTTCTTTTTTTGCTACCATCTCATTTATTACTGCTCTTGTACTTTCTTTCATTTTCTTCAAATTTTTTTAAATTATTTACAAGGTCATTATTATCTCCTATAAGTAAATGATTAGTTAAGGATATAGCAATGATAAGCGCTATAATTATTAAAAGGTAAATCATATCTTAGCTTCCCCAAACATTGGATCCTGTGCTTGTGCATCAGCTGCAGCTTCCTTTTGTTTTCTTTTTTCTTCACAACTAAGACATTTACCCGTATCATCAGGTAAGATAGGCATAGGTGGGGCTTTTTGTAAATTAGGATTAAACATTACACCACTCTTTATGGTGTTATGATGCATCATCAATGCTTTCTGGCGTTGTAACTCCTCTATTTCAAAGCCTATATGATTCTTAGCTTTAACTAAATCCTCAATATGTTTATCTATAGTTTCTAATCCTACTTCTTTTTTCTTACCTGCACGAAGTATGTAAGAACAAACATTACCTATGTTGTAAGATAACTGAAAGTCTTCAATAATTTTACGTGCTTCATAGCCAAATGTTTTTCCTATATAATAACTAGGTGTAGGTGTCTTTTCATAATTAGGTTTATCTGTCATTTTTCTTTTAGGTTTTGTGTATTCTCCAAAGATTTCAGCTTGGTTACCATACATGGCCTTATCAGCTATTTCATGTAAAGAATACGGTTTATTAAATTCCAAACCTTCAGGCACAGACATCTTTACTTGATTGTGCCCGTAAGGTAGGTTTCTTGTTGTGTCCCAATAATGCTCACTATAATTGCTGTCTTTTGTCATATGTTAAAAGATTCAAAAATAGATTCTACAGATGTCTCATCTTCTGGGACTACTTCTATATCCGGTTTAGTTGTAGCAGTGTCCTGTTGCTGAGGTGTATGCGCTGTATATACTTCAGCCATCATAAATTTATGGAACTTACTTTGATAGTTCATCCAGTTACGTGGGTGTGTTTGCTTAAATGCATGTGTTACATTATTATAAAACATCCATGCTGTATCAGGGTCTACTCCATAATTAAAAGAAGGGGTTTCTATTTCAGACTTAACTATACCTATCTGTTGTGTATCAAGGAGTTTTTCCTCAACAAATAATCTGCCTAATAATTCACTTTGATTAGTTATAGACAACTTATGAATTTTCATTGCGTCTTTATCTGTAACAAGTGTTTTAAATTTATTATTAGCCATACCTATTTGTGCTACAATATGTGATGCAATTTCTGCATTAGCAGTTCCAGTATGTTTTCTTCCGTATGTAGATAAGTCTCCGTGTATAAGTCCGTTGTTACAAACAAATACTTGAGCACCTATCCCGCATTGGAATCTTGTGCTTTTATCATAAGAGTTAGTCCATGCAAACATCATACCCATATCTGAGTCTGTAGTGCTGCTAGCATGTGCTAGATGATAAATACCCTGAGCTATTTTAGCATTCAGGTTAGCTCTATATAATTCTCTAGTTATTGTAAATCCTCCCTTGTTCAAGGCCTTAGTTACACCGTCCATCACTTCTTTGTGTGATACAACGGTGTAAGTGTCCCCGTGACTAGGAAGAGGCGCTGACTCAAGCCAGGCTCTTGTGGTTTCATTTGGTTTTCTATGTCCCATATTAGTTGATTTTAATGTTCAAAAATAATAAATTTTCTGATTAAAACAAAGATAATTGATTACAATTTACATTAAGAATATTGTTTATCTCTTTTTCAATTGCTTGCAGATAATACTTCTCATTTATGTTGTAATCTTCCCATTTCCTTGAGTCAACCTTATTAAATACAGTTTGTATCCATTTACCGGCTTCTAACTGTATCTCTCTACCATCATTTTTGTTACGCTTAATAAGCTTAACACCCTTGTCTGAGATGTAATACCTGTTAATCTTTTGTAGATTCTCTTGGATATATTCACCTTTCTCTAGGCTGTCAGCTACTACTTGCCAACCGCTGTTAGTCTTAGATCCTATACAATAGTCTAATATGTTTTTATTAGTCTTAAGATAGTCTTCAGGTAACATGTCATTAACAAAGTATTCATAGATTGCTTTAGGTATAACTAATTTAGATTTATTCTTATGCAAAGCAAGATTCTTAAACTCAAACCTACCTTTACATTTAGCTTTATCATCTAGATTAATTGCAATGTAATTGTTGACGTCTGCTAGTATAAGCTTCTTGTATTCATCATGCTCAAGATTAAAGTTAGTTATATCTTCCCACTGTTTACATACTTCCATGTACTTTTCTTTATACTTCTTAGGTATGATTGTCTCTATACCATCAGTATTCTGAAGCAAGGGGATAGCATCCGGTATAGCCTCCATGATCATCTCATAAAGCATCATAAGTGTGAGTTGACCATTAATTGTTATACGCATGGTAAACTCAGGGTCATATAGAAAAGAATTCTTATCATTAGATAAACCATATGTACTATTTAATATAATTTTATATACATAGTTCATAGGATTACTCTTAGGTATTTTCTTTCTTTCCGTAAAGAACCACTCATACAGTGTACAAAACTGTTTACTTGGTAAATGCGCAGGAGACCATCCATTCTTAATAGCTAAGTTAGGATAGAAACTAGTAACATCTGAAGACATTATAATATTATCTTCATCAGCTTCATATACTCCAGGCTGATTAGCACCGTGTGCACCACCTAAACCAAAGTGTGTCTTAACACCTTTATAAACAACTGAATGCTTAAAAGCTCCTTTAATATTTTGTGGGTCCAACTCTACAGTTTTGAATCTAGCTAAAAGATTATTAAACTCCGGTGTAACAAATGCAACACAAGGTAATATAATCCTATCAAGCTTTATAACTTTCCTAAATGTTCTAAGTTTTTTAAGTTCACGTTTTTCTATGTTCAGTTCTTTACTTAAATAGAAACTAAACAACTCCTTAGATATACGTGGCTCAGAAGCATTCATAAGATTTATATTATACTCTTTAGTCAGATTCATCCTCAATGCTATAAGATCCTTAGATCTATTATAGATTTCATGAGTTGCGTCTACATCATTAATACAATACTCAACAATAGTATTTAACTCCTCTTGCGTATTTATATCTGCTTCATGATGTATAGGCATATCTAGAATGTTATCCCAATCCATAGTATATTCAATCCACTTAAGACTAGAGCGCTTAGCCATATTGTCCCAGTGATTAAGTTTAAATACATCTATCTGCTTGATTAACATTTGCCATTCAGGAAACTCAGAAAATTCTCTATTGTTTGATCTTCTAATAGCTTCTTGTGCGTATCCATATATTTCTTCAGTGATACCGTCAGGGTCCATACCTTCCCATTCTTTATAATGCTTAAGAATATTATGTGTTACCTGTGAATCAAAGCCAATACCATTAAATGAGATGTGGTATTCATTATTTTTTATATTTTCTTTTAAGAACTTGATTAGCTCTACAGAATCATCTTGAAGTTTATGAATTATAAAAGTCTTATAAGTATTTGTTTTATAATGTTTAAATACACCAACAAAACAGTTCTTAAGAGTCTCATAATCCATTACCCAGTGATTCATGACGGCCATACTACTATGATATTTTCCATATTAAAATATATATCTGATTTTATTCCAAGGGATTTTCTTTTTGTGCAGTCTTTTAAACTGATCTATGTATTCCCTTTTTAATTCATAATTATACCTTATGTTTTTCCCACCATACTGTGACTGTTTAGTCTCTTGTATATTAGGTGTCCATAAAGTTAGTTCTGTTTCTGGATGTTTTTCTAAGTTAACAACATGCTTACTAAAATTATGTGTTAAGAATATTACTTCTGCTAACACTTCTTTTTTGTAACCGTGGTCAACATAATCATTCATCATGTCAAACAAAAGCTCATAGTCTTCTAACCATCCATCATAAACTATAACTGGACTGTAGTTGACATGTACATCATAACCAGCATCTATAAATGCACTGATAGCTTTTATTCTATCAATAATTTTAGATGTGTTTGGCTCATGTATATCTGCCATTTTTTGTGGCATTAAACTAAATCTTATACGTATTTTACCTTCAGGGTCAAACGTGGTAAGATTAGGGTTAACATACTTAGTAGCGAAACTACCCATAGCAACTGGGTGCGTCCTAAAAAATTCAAATATTCTTTCCCAGTCATGATGCTTTGCATGCAAACAAAAGTCTTCATTACAACTAATATCATATGTTGTAAATTCAGGATGTGTTTGATTAGGCTTATCTACTGGTGTAAAATATGCATGATTATTTATTTCTGTAAGTATATCTCCAGTGTTTTTTGCAACACTTAAACCTTTTGGTTTGTGACGTTTCATATAACAATATGAACAATCATATAAACAACCGTGACCGAAGCTAGGTGATATAAAATCTGTACTCCTACCTGATGGTCTTATGGTGAAAGTTTTTCTATTTACTTTTTTTATTAGCATATGATAAAATTGGACCCAAAAAAAGGGGACAACAAGGCCCCCTTAATTTGGAAGAAAGGAAAATTAATCCTAAGTGACTATTTCTAAGTTAGTAGCTTTTTCAGCTGGCATTGGATTACCTGCTGGTGTTACTTCTGACTCAAGGTGTGTTGTATAATCATATGTATCTGCATTAATAGCAAATGCATTGATTAAAGTTTTTACCTCTTCTAAGTCATTAACGTAATACTCTTGATAAGTATCCATCATGACTCTTTGTTCTTTAATTTCTTTTCCATTAGGTCTTTTACCTAGTTTAACTGTAACTTGATCACCGTTGTCATCTAATTTAGGAACCATATGGTAAGAAGGTTTACTTAATTTAGATATGATTGCAAGTATTTTGCTACTTGGATCAAAGATTGCCTCTACATAAGGGCATTCTGTATTTATAGGGATAAGTTTAAATGTTTTATAAGGTCCCCAGTTAGAGGATACTAAAATCATTGACTTTTCAATATTCATTTCTTTCTTTTTTGACATAATAATTAGGTTTATTTCTTAGGCAAAGATACATTATCTTTTGTAATAATCTCAATTAGCTTGACATTTTTTTCTAATGTTTCTTTTTCTAAGTTTGGTGGATCACATACTTCCCAAACATCTGTTATTGATCCTAGTTTAACGTTTAACAATTCTGCATAATCTTCATGATAGAATTCAGGGTACATATAACTTTCTACCGTTTCAGCTACAACACCTGCTTGCCCAAAGAACTTTAATATTTTCTTTTTTTCTCTTTCATTTATTTTTGAATATACTCCTGTTAGAACAGCTATCCATGTTTGTGGATAATTTCCAAGATCAAAGATATACAAGTGTGTATTATCTTCAAGTTTTTTATAGTCAAAAAAGTTTTTATTTTTTAATAATCTTTTCTCTTCAAATTCTAAAAAGCCCTTAGTTTGTTTGTGCTTATACACACAAAACAACTTCATATCCCCTGTAGGGTTATGGTTTTTCCAAGACATGTATGTTTCTTTAGGTATATATTTTGCACCCTTTGCTATTCCTAGCAAGGGATACAAAAATACTTTACTCTTTTGAAAATAAGTCTTAAAGAGTTTCATTATAATGATGGATTGTCTTTAAGAAACATATATGGTAGGTCATATCTATTTTCTGTTACATGATATTCAGCTTCATCTAAGACGTCAGTCATAGCAAGGCCCCATTCACTCAAAGTGTTCTGTTTAACTGGGAATGCATATATTTGATTATACTTGTCTATTACTATAAAGTTAAAACTAATTTTATAATCTTTAGCATCTTCTCCTAGGTTTTTAGTAACTAAAACCATATAAACAGCTGCTTGAAGCCAATATTTATAGAAAGAAACAGTTTCTGGAAAGTCTGTTATAGTTTTTCCAGTTGTTTTAACATCTATAATTTTAACTTCCTTTTTATCATGATCAATAACATATCTGTCAATATAACCCTTAAGTCCAAAGCTGTAGTTGCCAAGATCACATTCTAAATATGCCTCATTGAACACTTCTAAGTTGTCCATTTCAAAATCAGTTGGTTCATCTTGGAGTAATGCAAATACATCTGCATTTTCCTTTATTAATTCAACTGACTCAGTACATTTAACAAATGTATCTTCATCAACTACGTCTTTATCTGTAGTAGAAGCAACAGCATAGTAGTCATTGCACTCTACAGTGCGGACCTTAGCTATACGTTTAGCTTCATCTTTCAGTGACTGATATAATCCAACTTCTTTAAGTGAGTTTAAGATAATCCTATCTTCTACTTTATCTAATGTTATAGCGTCAGTATATAATGTGATATTCTTTATAACTTTCTTTAAAGAGTCAGAAGGAAGTTTAGATGGCATCAGCACAAACTGATTGTTAAACTCCTCTGGTTGTAATAATAATAAATGAATTAGTTTACCTGCAATAAGATGCTTGTCTAACCTTTCCTCTTTTTCTTTAAGAATATAATCCTTATAGAATAGAGACGGGGCAAACTGAAGCCTGTTGAGAGAGGAGTAGCTAAATTTAAACTCTCCTTTCTCAATCTTTTGCTTGAAAACCTTTTCTTTGTTAAGGTCTTTTTTCATAATGTAATTTTAAAATGGTAAATCACTTTGCATGTCTAATGCAATTTGTGACAAATCTACATCATTTTTAACTTTAGCCTTAGCTGCAGGCGCTAGTTTTACTGATGCTTTGTCTAATATAAACATATTATTGTCACTGTTAATACCTGTACTTTGATTTATAACGTTATCAAACATTATTGTAATCAAATGTTCAGCAGCATTTACAGTTAACGCTCCGTCTTCAGCTAAATACTGCACACATTGCGAGTATCTATTAGAGTGGTAATGATTGTATTCTAAACAATACTTTTCAAACTCACGTCTAAGAGATTTAAAAGCAACCTGATTCCACATAGGCGTACCTCTTAAAGTCTCACTAAAGTGAAAGAATAACAATGCCAGGTAAGTTCTAGACTTCTGTATATTACAATTAGACATAATAGACATACCTACAGCTTTATCTTCTTTGTTTGTAGACTTAAGTAAAGAACGTATTTGCTTGTAATCTTTACCAGAAAGAACATGAGAGTCCTCAGAAGCAAGATTATTCATAAATACGTCACTTACAAGCATTCCTGTTTTTGAGTTCAAGATCTCTTCAAAAGTATCCATATGCTCTTCTTTAACTGTGTTAAGATAGCTTTCAGATTTGGTTATTTTTCTAAAATCTTCTAACCACGCCTCTGCAGGATTAGCCTTATCATTAGTGTATCTATAATAATTATGAGGATTAACACTAACGGGAAATTCTACACCGTGTTCTTCTATTAGCTTTGTAAGATTAGCAATTATAATATCTTTAGCGTTATCAACATACAATGCAGAGTCAGATATGTCTATGAAAGAGAGTATTGAACCTAGTGATGATAGTGACATACGCCAATGTTGCTGTACAGTTTTCTCAATCATTTTCTGACCAATGATACTAAAATCAGCTTTATCCTTATTAAGAACTTTAGCCATACCATATTTTTGTTTACAGTTATCCATCTTATCTCTTGATAAGTTTATGTTAGGATACCTATAATATTTTTTATGTATCTTAGAATCAAAATTGCTTTCACCTTGTTTACACAATGTCTGTGTTAGGTCTTGAAGCTTTTTTTCTACGTCACTGTAAGAGATGTTTTTGTCAAGAAAAATACTTCTTTTAAAAAGAAATACATCTTTATCTATTTTTGCATCAGTCTTAGAAAAATCTGTGTAATTTACTGTTAAATGTAAGGATTTATTAATTTTCATCTTTTTTATTTTTAAAATATTTTCTATATTCTGGTTTTATTTGAACTTTAAATACATACAGTTCTCTATTATGTATACTTATCTCTGATCTAACTATGGGTTCTAACATCTTAAATGTTTTCTTATCTAGTTCACCAGTTTGTTCAAAGTATAATATAGCATCTTGTGCACTCATACGTGAAAGTTTTCTTATCCTAGCTTTCTCTGCCCAATAAGTAATGTCTTTATTTCTAAAGTCATAGTCTATTCTTTGAGCAGCTTCACCGGCTAACTTCCACATAAGACCTGGTTCATATCTATAATCAATTGTAGGTAATATAGTACCTGCCATTTCTCTATCTTCTCTACTATTTAACATTGCTGTAAGCTGATCAACTAGCTCAGGCGTCAAACGTTGTTTAGTATTAGAAGAATTCATTACAGTTTCTACATCAACTACTTGCATATCTCCATCTTTAATCTTGCTAGCAAGTTCAATAGCTAGGCCGGATATACCATATAAATCATATTCTGCTGATTCATAGTCACAATTATATAATGGACAAGAGTTTTTTACTTTATCACAATAAATAGTCCAGTTACCTGTTCTATCAAAGTAATCTTCAGCAAAACCTTCTTTAAGTATATACATGTTAGTTTTATGATGTAACGGTTTTGTAGTTCTAAACGTTGAGTCATGCTCATCTGCGCACAAACCATCATTTACTAATACATCTGCCAACTCATAATCATTAGTGACAACTACCTTATGTTCTCTAAGAGCTTCTTTAAGTCTATCAGCACTCATACCTACACCAGGCATTATAAAAGCTTTCTTGGCCGTAGATAGATCATCAGTAGTCTCATCTTCTAATGTACCTTTTATCTCAGTATAATCAGAATAAGATTCAGTAACTAAAATAGTTTGTATGTTATTACCAGCAGTATCAGTTGGTATACCATACTGTGTAATACAATCTACATCATATCCTAAGTCTTCATATTTTTGTAAATCAATGTCTTGAAATATTGTCTTCTTTGCCATGTTAAACTATTTTTGCTAGGATATGTGACTCTTCTAGTATAATAAGATCATTGTCTTCAAAGTTAATCTTCTGACCCGCATACTCTCCGTATACTACAGTGTCTCCAACTTCAACAACATCACTACTAGTTTCTATAACTAATCCCATTAATGGTTTCTTTTGATTTGCGTCAGGAATAATAAGTCCTTGGGCTGTCTTTTCTTCAGCCTTTATAGTTGTTATAATAATTCTCTTTCCTACAGGAATAATTTGTTTAGCCATAATTTTTGTGTTGTAAATACGGGGAGACATAAGCCTCCCCACATTCAGGTTAATTTATTTTACAGTCATCTTAATGATCTGCGGGTTCATCATCATCTTGTTAAATTTCTGCTTGTTACCACTGTAAATAGTTCTTACAATAAGATATTGCAGGTCATCAGCAAAATGATTACTAGTACATAACTCAATCAATCTATCAGTAATCTTCTTATTGATTGTGTTTTCTGTAGAATATACTACAGCATAGTTAGCTAATCTTGTAGCTAATGCAGATGCAATATCAGCACGATATGCATCATCTTTACCAATTGCTGAAGTTAGCAAGCCTGTTACATATGCATCATTCTCATTAGTTAAAAGATCCTTTGGTGTAGGTAACTTATCTAACTTGTTGTTAATGAACATAGTAAACATAGAAGAAAATTCATCTCCTACTGAACCTTCACCAATCATTTGGATTAGCGCCAAGCTATCAGAAAAACTTTCTATACCAGAAATAGCATTAAAGAATGTAGATATAGATCTAGCATTAGTCTCTTGCGTAACTAGTTCAGGATTTAACAATAAGAAGTTAATACATCTTGTGTCAATGCCTTCTGCTTCTGCCCACTTAGCCCACACATCTATATCAAACTTAAGATTAGCTGTAATATAACGTGTTTTCTGTGCTGCATCTACAGAATTTACCATGTAGTCACCATTATCCGGGTTAGCTGTTAAGATAATATGCCAGTCTTTAGGTAAAGCCCATGAGATATAAGTCTGACGGTCAACTAATTCCATAACTGCCTGAATAAATCTGACATCTGCACGGTTCCAGTCATCTAACAATAGTATACCGCCTGCTTTTTTATCAGCAATCCATTCTGGTGCACAATAAGACATTCTGTTCTTACCGGTCATTTTCCAACCACTCTTAAGATAATCAGATACAGCTAACTCGTCAACCCACTGACCAACTTTCTTAGTAACAGGTGCAGTCATTTTAGCTAGATCTTCTGATGCTGCTAATCTAGAGTTATAATTTAGATCATTACTCTTAGAAGGTATTTGTTTCTCTCTATACATTTGAAACTGTCTAACAGGAAAACCTACAAGGTCACCTAACTCTTCTATCTGTGCTAAGTTTAACTTAACAAAATCTAATTCATGCTTCTTAGCCATATCCATAATACTAGTAGTTTTACCTATACCGGATTCACCTACTACTTCAATTGCCACAGGCTTCTTGCCTTGGTCTTGTAAAAATCTGTTGTTTGTAATGATGTGATTTACAAATCCATCTAGTTCCTCAATGTTTAAATTTACTTGAGCCATAATTTCCTTTCTTTTTTTTGGTTAATTAATTTGAATTTTTTGTCCTGGTAACTCTTCATTGATGCTACATCTTGAACTGTGTACCCACAAGGCATTTTTTGGACAGTCTTCTGGTGGATATGCCTCACCATCTGTTAAATATATAAGAGCAGTATAATCTTTTTCATTATAATGATCAATGACAGGTTGGAAGCTTGTGCCACCCCTGCCTTTTATGTCCCAATCCTTTTTAGGATTGAATATCTCAACTGAATTAATTTCTGTATCACATTGTACTACAGTAATTTGATGTCCAGTTTTGTGCATATGGCACAACTCATTCATAAATTCTTGTAGTTCACTGTTAGATACTGAGCCAGATGTATCTACACCTACACAAATATGATTCTTAAACTTAATCTTAAGGCCAGGATTACCTGTATACCTTTTATTATATTTACGTCTAAGCTTCTTTGTATAAGAAATAGATGAATTACCAACAAATCTTCTTAAGTATTGTTTCCACGGGAATGCCGGTGGTTCAATAGTCATAAGTCTTCTGATAGTATCAGCAAGTTCTCCAGGTACATTACCTTGTCTCTTGACTGTTTGCTCAGCAGTTTCTTTAAGTTGGTGCTCTATCTGTTTCTGTACTAGTTTCTTGTCAGCTTCAGATAACTCATCAAACTCATCCCATGTAGGATGGTCATATGCACTGTTACCATTCATTTGATTAAGTATATTATCTAGTGCGCTACAGTTACCCTGTTGCTGGGCTTTTTCTAGCTTCTCATAATAATATGTAGTACCTGCTCTTGAGTCTAGATTTAGATCAGCAAACATTTCCATAGTTATACCACCTTCAGGTAGGCAATCACTTTCAATGTATTGATTAATTTCTAAATCTGCAGCTATATTAAATAGCTTATGACATTTAAACCGGTCTCTCATTATTAAGTGACCAAATGATACATGCAGCAGCTCGTGCTTTAGTAATCCTATTTGTTGTTTCTCATTAAGACCCTCAAAGAATTCAGGGTTTACGGCTAACTGTACGTTAATCCCATGCTTACTAACACCTGCTGTAGGTATAGTTTTAATATATTTTTTGTTAAGTCCTATAAGAAAGTAACCGTAAAAAGGTTCTTTCAGCATCAACGACTTACTTGCTTTGGCTAATTGTTCTATTGCTTTCATATTGATCTTATTATATGCGTGTTAGGTTGTTCATCACCAGGGTCAGATATTATAACTTCATTCATAACCCTAGTCTTTCTTCATCCATTCTATCTTCTGCTATATCATCCAAGCGTCTTTGTCTATATTCATAGTCTTCTATAGGTTCATTGAACGCTTCTTTACAATTGTGATTGTCACAAATGTAGATGTCATAGCCTTCATCATCTACATGATCGCTGTAATCTCCCCCACAGCAAGGGCTTACTAGTTCTGCCATTTTATTTTTAATTTAATTGGTTTAATATTCTTTCCTATTCCTTCATTTATTAATTTCTGGTTCACATAATTAGTAAATTCCTGCTCTATTATATCTCTATACTTAACGTATTCTTTATTAGCTATTAGATAATCCATAATAACTGACCAAGTTAATCTATTATTAATAGACCACTTTCCTTCTTCTTTTTGCGTTATTAAGAATTTTCTAGTTCTAATTTCATGGCACTGTTTTTTCAATATTACAGTGAGTAGCTCAGGTGGATCCATTGCAAACCATGTCTTTAGACCAATAAAAAAGTCCTCATCATCAGAGGACCTTATTAATTTAACTATGTTGTTATATATATCAAGTGTTATCTCTATCTTTTCTTCTATTTCTTTTGTCATTTAAATTAATTATTACTCCTGCATTTTCTTTGTCATACTCATATGGTTCAAACACAGGTATGATATATTCACAATTGTCATCAGGTATCCATTCATGCTTTTGCATGTCATCCTGTACTGTCTGTAAAGGATTAACGTAATCAAACTTACGTCTGCTATTCCTAATAAACTTAAAGGTTACATACACGGGTAACTCCAATTGATTGAATTCTTTAACAAAGGACTCTTTCAACTCTATATAAGAAGCATTAGTGGCCTGTCTGTATTTAGTAACTGTCTTACTAGTTATAAAATACTTACCTGTCCATTGCCTGCTGTTCTTAGAGCTTGGTGTGTTACCCGGTATAAACCATTCCATAATATTATATTGAGTCCTTAATTAGTTTAAACAACTTAGGCTGCACTGCACTGAATCCATACTTGGCAACTACATCTGCTATATCTTTCTCTGATTTGAGGTAGATACCGTCAATGTTGTATGCTTTTTTGTATTTATCCATAGCAGCGTGTCCTGCGTCATCATTGTCTAGCAAAGATAACAATTTTTTGTATTTAGACTGTAGGTTCTGTATAATATACGGTTTGATGATAGTGTTCTCTGAATCAGGAGCTATGACATCTAAGCCAAAGTTAAATGACTTAAGACACATTGCGTCCTTGAGTGATGAACATATCACTAGATAGTCCTTGTCATACTTGAGTTGTTCAAGTCCTTGAAGGTGGCTATCTATCTTAATAAATTTGTAACTCTTCTGCTTGGGTTGATATATCTTGTAACATTCACCACTGTCTGTATAGTAACCATACATCAATTGGTTTCTTATCACAAGTTTGTCAATACCTTCAGCTGAAGCTTTGACCATATTATAATATTCAATAGGGTGTACGTTATACTCATTAAGCATAGACGTACCTATATTATATTGTAACCAGTACTTAGCATCATTTGAATTCCATTCTCTTTTAGAAATATAATCTACTGCATATCTAGATACAGGCTTGTACTCCGGATCAGGCTCAAGAAATCCCCCGTCCATAATCCATTTGTTGTAATCCTCTGTAATCTTAAACAATGCCTCACTATATGTTAAATCAAATAGATGTTGAACTATATCAATTTTACTACCTTGTTTCCCTGTAGAGAAATCCTTAAATTTATATTCCATACAAGAAGGGTCAAGGTATATATACATGCTTGGCGTGCGCTCACTAGGATTGAATATGGATTTGATTTGTATATCTTGTCCGGTCAATTGTTCAGGCAGGCTAAGGTAGTATTGAAATACCCAACCACTCTTGATCTCTTCATGTTGACTGATAAAATTCTTTGTACTAAACATAATAAATGAGGGGGCATGATACCCCCTCTATTTAATTATAATTCAAAGTCAGATGCTCCACCATTAGAAGCAACAGGCTCAAATGTAGCTGCCGCTTTAGGCGCATCATTTGTCTTGTTGATACTTCTCACATGTGTAGCTTTGTCAAACTTAATTAATCTAGTATTATCTACACCTAACTTCTCCATTGGTACACCATCTCTAGATAGTTTAGGTAAGTATAGATCATTGTTAACATAACCTTCTTTGTTTTCCCATTCACGTGAACCTAAACATACGTTAAAGAATTCACTGTTAGAAAACAAACCATTACATTTAGTAATAAAGTCCTCAATTGTAGCAGCTTCTATAGCATCTAGCTTTTCACGGCCACCAACAACTTCACTAACAAATATCATAGCTTTTAAGATCTCTTGATCTTTACTTATCTCTCTACCATTATCTAATGTAGCATCTTTGTAAGGAAATGGAGACATTCTTACTCTTGCAATCTGACCATCATATCTTCCTAATGACTCATTATTTTGGTCACGTAGGAATCCTTCAAAGTCTCCTTTGATAGGCTCACTTTCTACATGTAGATGTATCTGATATGCATTAGCATCCCACGGAGTCTTGTCCATAGATATACTATTAATTCTTACTACTGCGTTGCCTGGTCCCATTAAAGGTCTAAGCTTGCCACCACCTGTGGCCATGTCTTTTGTACTTAACATACTTTCTTTTTTTTAATTAATTAATTGATTATTGTTCATACTCTGTTATACAGTCTTTCACAAACTGTAAGTCATTATCTATAAATGGTTCTTTAAACATGTCAATTGGAGACTTACATGTGTTCTCTCCATTATTAACTGTATCAAACCCATACTCTAGTCCATCATCAGTTTTGTTTACTCTACCAAATAATACTATAGAAAACAAACCTTCTAGTGTTAAAGTGTTGTCAATCATTTTACCTATTGTCTTAGCTTTAACTTTTCTATTACCATTACCGTCTACTGAATCTTCTGAGTGAGTCAAGAAAAATATAGTTAAGTCTTCTCTCATATCTTTAGGCATCTTAGCAACCTGTGCTAAGTTAGCTGCAATCTGAGTAAACTTATCATATCCCTTTTCATGTGCTCTGTCAAAGTATTCAAAACTAGACATGTACTGCCAGTCATCTATGACTAACGTTTTTATATGAGGCATCTTATCATTAACATGATTCATAGCCTTAATGATACCTGCAGCTGAACTAGCAGATGTCATGTTACCTTTAGGAGTTTCCTTAGATATACTAGTATAATTCTTTTTCCATCCCTTAAATGGTAAAGGTTTGTTAGCTATGTTAATTATAAATGTTTCTTTAGGATTTAATTTCCTAATTGATGTAGACTTTCCAGTCCCTGAGTCAGCTATGACTAATACGCTTTGTGCCATTCTATTTTAATTTTGAGTTAATACTTAATAATGCTCTTTCTATTCCTTTTAATACATCAACTATGTCCCTCTCTGTCTCCGGGTTAGGTAATGTAGTAAACTCTTTGCTTACAGCAGCTTCAACAGTATTCCTAGATGTTACATCATTTAGTGCTTTTAATTCACTGACAGGTACAATGTGTCTCTGAAATCCTGAGTTACTTGTAATCATTTCATACTCATCTTTCCAATGAGGATTATACTTAAGTAAGTATAGTGTTCTCTTTGGATCTTCTGATTTATAATCAATGCTAACAAATTCTGTATATATATCCATATTATTTTCTAGTTCACTAGGGAAGAATGTAATATGTAATTCATCTTTACCTTGAGGTCTATATGCCATCTTAGGTATGTACGCAGGCTTGTTTATCTTTTCATTTTTAAAATAATCAGCATGCTCTTTATATAATTCTTTAATACTTGCTTTACGTTCTTGTGGTGTCATATATTTTATTTTATTGTCTAACTTGTTGAGGTGGCGTGTCCATCTCCATAATTTCCATACGTTCAAATGCTGCTTTAAAGAATGACATACGTGCATCACCATTTCTTGCTTTAAGAAAGTGAAGCACAAGAGTCTTGTCATCTTGTATAACATATCTGTCTGGACCATAAAATCTAATCTTCTGCTTAGCTGGCCTGTTAATACCAATCAATGTGTCAGCATGTTGTAACATTGCATCTGAGCCAAATATATCTGACTCAAGTACATAGTTACCATACTTGCCATCAACTGCACGATCAGGATTATCTATGTTCCTATTCAATTGAGACAATGCTATAAACATTACAGGATACTCACGCTTAACTTGTGTAAAGAATTCACCTAACTCAAACAACATGTCTAATCTATTGTTTTGATATGGTGCTCTCTTTACTAGAATAGTATGGTCTAATGTTATTATAGTCTTTTGTCCTCTGTGCTCATTCATATAAGCATCAACTTGTTCTCTCATTTGATTGACAGTCATAGGTGTAGATATAATATCAACCGGGTTCTTAACTCTAGTCTTTGCATACTGATGACACTTGTCAAAGGTTTGCTGATCTAGTATAGTACCTGCACTACATAGTTCTTTATATGTTTTACCTGTAATTGAACTAAACTCTCTTATTGCTGATGTTCTACCCACCATCTCAAACTGAAACTCAAGTACACGGTAATCCTCTGCAGGATTATGTATAAATGATTCTCTAATGATCTGATCTTTTATCAATGTTTTACCTGAACCAGGTCTACCACCTATAACAGTTAATGTATTCCATTCTAAACCGTCAGTGATTGCGTCATTGAACTTAGGCCATGGAGTCTGTATGGATTTCTCCTTACCACTCTGCCTATCAAGCATATATTTAAGTGCCTCATTAAAGGCTGTGTATTGTCCGCCCCATGCGTTATCACTCATACTACTTTCTCTTTAAAATGGTTATTGTTATCATCTGTTCCTTCTTTAATCATGTCACAATAATCAGCTAGCTCTGACACTTTCTGCTTATTAGGTGCAGTCTTTACAATAAAGTATTGACTAGTTTTCATGTACATATAATTATTATCTTCATACTCATTAAGATACTTACGTGTTGCTGCATATATATCAGACCAAGTATAATCATATGTATCAAAGAACCAACGAAAACAATCAATAAGGGTTTTTTCATTTACTCTTGCAGGCTTACCACTTGGTAGTTTCATTTTAGGAAACATAGTTCTGTAGTTTTGCACTGACACAGTATAATCTTTACCCATCAATTGTATACTAGTTCTTTTCTTTGCTTTAACAAAGTAGTTGTTATACTTTGCCATGATTTTTTTACCAGCTGGAGTGATAATATATTTACTCTCCACCTTCTTCATATATCCTTCAGCAAGTAAACCTCTTAACTCTAAGTGAGGATTTATCTGTGATATAGCAAGGCTCTGATCAAATGCATATAATAATAACAGCTGATTAGGCGTTATCTTGTCTTGTAGTATTTTCTGTAATATCTCCCACATGTGTTAAATAATAATTAGTTAAGTATCTGTATCTTTCTAGTAAGTATGGGTTATACCCATCTAATGCATCTTGTGTTTTCTTTATGCTGCTAATAACTGTAGCATGATTCTTTAATAAACTTCTACCTATATCTAATTTAGAATGACCATGCATCCATGCAATGTAAGCAAAGACTTGTTGCCAAGATACAAACTCTCTCTTTCTAGATTTATTTCTAATAGATAAATACTTTTGTAATGCATAATCATAGTCACACATAGCGTGATATGTCTCATCTCTAAGTATTTCTAAAGCAATCTTATTACCACTTTTTTGGTCCAATATAGTACCACCAAGTATAACATTAACGTCAAGGTTATACTTATGCTTAACCCTTTTTACAAAGTCCTGAGTTTCAGTGGCTAAGCTATTTTTTTCTATAGTCATATGTCTTAATTTTGGTTTACAAATATAATAAATTTTGTGTTAATATCTTGTGTATTTACTAGAGAATATATATCTTTGTAGCAAATAATATATTATGAGTGAAGAATACACAGAAGAACAAATAGCACAGATGAAAATGAAAGCTGCGCTGGAAGCATCAGAAGCATTACCAAGTGATACATTTGCTGCTGTACCTGATGAAGAAATAGTTACTCTTGAAGTATCAGGCCAATTTGGGCGTGTACTAAATAGAGTTGTTGAATATCTATATCAGTGTGAAGATGAAAAAACTGTAATAAAATCAGCAAACTTAGTTGCTAATAACTTTGAAGGTTTAAAACCTGATGAAATAAACTTACATGCTTTATCTTTATGGGCTATGTCAAACCTACTAGCAAATTTTAGTATGCAAGCAGGTATACAAAACAAAACCAAAATATATGACAAGGATAAAATCATGACACATATATTTGGTGGTGTTACTAGTGATGACCCACTAACTCCTCTAACTCCTGAAGAATTAGAAGAAAGAAAATTAAAAGTTAAGCCATCAGATAAACCAAGAGAAGAAGCAATTGTTAATCTTGATGATGTTGATGCTGAAAAAGCAAGAGATGCTAGAAGAGCACACAGACATGCACAACGTGCTAAATCAATGAGAGGTCCTAAAAATTATATTAGTGATGAAGAGTTATCTGCTAGAGAAAGTAAGGCTAAAGACTCTAATCCCGAAGATTAGAACCAAGGAAATCACCCATAGTAAGTATAACTTGTATTACACTACTTAACTCATGCTTATCACAATCTGCAAATGATTTATCAATGTCAGCTCTCTCTTTGACTTGAGCTTTCATTGACATAGTATCTTCACCTACATCATCAGCTAACTGTCTGATCATAGCATGTATCTTAGCTAACTGAGCTTTACTACCTTTACTACCAGACACATCCATAAATATATCTACTTTGGTGTCTTCAGGTAATGACTTGACATACTCTTTATACAATTGTTCTTTTGCATCTAAAGTATGTACAAGCTTATCACCTTTCTTTATTAATATTGATGTAAAAATCTTTTTCATTTCTTTTTATCTTTATCTAAACAGTGATGCCAATACATTCCTGATACTAGACCTATAATAAAAACTATTAATGTTATTATAAATTCTCCCATATTATCTAAACCTTACGGTATTTGCATCAACTAATACAAACTCCTGGGCACAGCCATTACATTTTATATCAGTTGAAGAGTTAAACTTCAGTTTATTTGTAAAACAGTTGGGACACTTTATATCTAAAGACACTGGTTCTTTAGGTACATGATGTGACACCATCTCATACAATTCTTTCTCACGCATTTCTGCCCATAGTTGTTTCATTTTACCCATATCATACGTCTTAATTCTTTACCTATAACAAAGATAAATAGTTCTAATAATAAAACAATACATGCTCTTGCAAATTCTCCTTGGAATAATAAGTACAAGAATACTGCAGCTGTACAAGTAGCAATAAGATATACTACACATATTGCTAGCATAATCATAAACATTTTCTTTTTGTGTTCCATATTTAATTATCTAAAGGGTTATAATATTTAATTTTACTCTTATCAAAGCTAGATAATGCTGACTCAACCCATTTTTCATCTATTGTATCTTTATAACATAAGATGTGACATGTTGCAGTCTCTCTTGGATTAAGGCGTAACAGCCTACCTATACGTTGTGATGATTTTCTATTGTTACCATATGCATGCAAGATAATACCTTGCTTAAGCCCAGGTATACTAACACCTTCACTTAATTGTAATACACACGATAGCTGATCAATTCTACCATCACTAAATAGTTCTAAGTTTTCTTCTGAACTACTATTACCTGAATGATAACTATGCTTACATATTCTATCTGCTTGTTTCTGAGTGTTAGCAAATACTATACATTTCTGATTCATATGCTTAAGCATTCCCTTGGCATATGCTTCTTTAGATGTATACTCCATCATAGATCTCATTCTCATAATACTATTAAATTGCTTTTGTTTTTGTGTGCCAGACTCATGGACCCTCTTGCTAGAGTATTCATAGTCTTTCTTCTCACTAGTATACCATTGTCTACCATCTTTAGTTTTCTTTTGTAAACTTGAGACTTTAGACAACTCTAACTGGTGTATAATTATCTGATACTGATTAAGAATCTTATTATCAGAGGCATCATCAACACTGAAAGTATATTTAATAGGACAATACTTGTTGACCATGAAGTATTTATCTGTACCTCTCCTCTCTGGTGGTGTCCCGGTTAAACCTAGGATCTTACCAGTGTATTGAGATAAGAATAACTCATGACCTAACAACAAACTGTGGCATTCGTCCAAGTATACCACATCATAATCATTTGGATTATGCTTATTTATACTGAGATACGTAGTGTAAGTGATGTGACTACCTAGGTAATCATTATCTATCTTAGCTATCTCATCTTTCCACGATTGAAATATAGACTTCTTTGGTGCTACTACTAAATAGCTTACCATTGGGTTAAAGTTCTTGATCATGTGCTGGAGACCTATTCTAGTCTTACCTACGCCCATAGATATACCTAAACCACAACGTTTATTATTAGTAGCAATTCCAAGAGCCTGCTCCTGAACTTGTTCTCTACTCATTGATGTCTTCTATGTTTATACCATGTCTTTTACAGATTTTGTCTAATTGTTGTTGTAATACGTTTTTAGACGGCTTTGTGCCTGTAAATATGGTGTTTTTGATTGAACCATTGCCTATAACAGTGCTGCCACTGTATTTTTGAATAGTTTTATTTAGATTCCTAGCAATTTCTAATGCTTTATCTCTGTCTGTCATAATATAATATGTTTTAGTCTCTCTTCTGTGAATAACCAAGCTCTATAGCTTCTTTTGGGTGTTCTTCTATCCATATGTGACATGTCCTGCACACTGATAACCATGTGGTTGGATCATTATGATATTTGCCTCTGCCTGCCTTGTGGTGGATGTCGTGCGATGATAGTGAACAACCTGTTAAGCGTGCTTGACACATTGGATACCGTTCTAAGTATGTTTTTCTGAGTGCTGAATAGACTGTATCAAGAGCATTCATCTTGGATGATTTCTTTCTCATTGGTTTTTGAGAATGCTTGATAGGTGTACGCTTGATAGGTTTTGTTGGGACCTTAGTTAGCCAACAAGCCTTACAATATCTATACCCTCCATCATTCTTCCAGATGAATTGCTCTTTGTTACAGCCAACACACAGTTTACGTTTAGGTTTTATTGCCATTTGTCTCTAGTTTTACCAAGTACAAATATAACAATTAACCACAATATAACTGATACTATGTATATCATATCTCCTTTAGATTAAAGTAATTCTTAGGTAATAATCCTTCAGTATAGAACTTGATAATCAAATCCTCATACTTGATACCTAATACCTTGAGTGACATCTTGTTAATGAACTGATCATCTGTATCCTCAATTGGTGTATTTAATATACTCTTAGCTAATGGACTATGATCAAACACAGCCAAGATCTCATTGGATCTCTTATTACATATACGTTGCTTAAATCTATTGATAACTCTTTGGGCTCTCCTCCATACTTTCTTTATCCTTCTCTTCTTGTCCCAGTGCATAGTCTCTAATTGTTCATGATCATATGCGTTAAGTCCATGTAGTACTCTCTTAAATAAGAATACTTGATGTGTGTTTAGTTCTGTGTATACAATAGTTTGTACAACTTTACTGCTAACTGTTTGATATTCAGATAACATACCTAAGTATGTGTATCTCTCTATTTCTCTCTGTTGATTTAATTTATTTAACTGCTGTTGTGTTAACATGATTTTATTTATTTATAGTTTACATTTAATTTATTATTTACGTAATATTTGTTTATATAAAAGGAAGAGAAGAGTGGCACAAAAACATTTAATAATTATTATTAGCCACAAATGGCATACCACTCCTCTCAACCTATAAAATTAAAGATTAAAGATCAAACTTGATGTCGTCTTCATCTGCATCAACCTCTACTAATTCTTCAGTATCTATATCATCATTTAATATAGTTTCATCAGGTACAGTAGTGTCAGTATCAACTTCTTCTTCATCATCATCCTCATCAAAAGGATTGTTAGCACCTATAGTATTCTCTTGTTCATATCCTACTGGTGTCTCAACTTCATCTGATTCAGCATCTTCTGACTCAACTTCTGCAATCATTTCTTCTAAGTTTCTTTGATTGGCAGGCTGTCCATTAACAGAGTCTTCATCACTAATCATACTATTTATAAAGTCAGCTTCAGCTTCTTTGCTGCCTTCAACCATAGCATTACGGATGTCTTCACTGTTTGTATGAGCTACGAACTCATCTACTTCAAGCATTGTAGGATCATAGAAACCTTTTCTATAAATAGGTTCTCCATGTCTTGCACATATAAGTGCATCATCACCGCTACCAGCTCTCTTTAAATCCATATCAGGATTCTCTAAGTTAAATGGTGTTGTTGATTCTTTCACTACTATTTGACCAGGTAAGTAATCTTTGTTAGCTATACCTATATCTTGTATACTTTCAACCTTACCATGAAGTAATGCATGTACTGTCTTGCTGTTGACCCAACCTTTAGGACTGATGACAGTCTTTTGTTGTCTTAGCAATACATGTGCAAACTCTGGATTGTTGGTTGATACTCTAATTTTAGCACCTAAATCATTAGGTACAATTTCTACTAAATTTTCTTTCTTGTCTGACATAATTTAAATAAAAGGGTTAATAAAAGGGAAAGGCCGCATGTATAATATGCAGCCTAACTAGGAATTCTTATGTATATCAGATGATGTTAATCATCATCCTTGTTGTGGAAGTAAGTGTCATCTCTCTTTACTTGCTCAGGTATGTCTGTAAGTTTATGTTCATCATTAAGCTCAGGTTTCTTTGGTTCTCTACCTTTACTATATGATCCATAGAAAGGATTGTTAAGCTCCATAGTATTACCATGGCCCAAGCAATCTAACTCTCTTAGTTCTTCATCAGTCATATCTAAGTATTGTTCTACTGAGATTTCAATTGTTCTTCCACTTGGAAGTTGGTATAACATTGTAATTGTGTGTTTGTTCCCACAAAATTAAACAATATTATACTACTTCTTTATGTATACGTATGTAAATAACTCTGACTCTGCAAAGTTTATTGCAGATATATAGCTATACACTACGTAATGCATGTTGATATTGGCTCATCAAGGTATCTATATCTACTGAAATCAATTTAATTTCATTAGTATATGTAGACGTTTCTGTCACACTAACCTTGTTATCAGCATTCAAACCCAACATGTTTATCTTCATCTTATAGTAATAAGGATTAAACTCATCTCTGTAATCATCTGATCCAATTATAACACCTCTACGGTATTGATTACAAGCTAATCCAAAATCTATAAGTTGAACTGAAGGTTCTTCACCTTGTTTAAATTGAACCAAGTCACCAACCTTAAAAGGTCTGTACTTTTGATTCATCATGTTAAGTTCTACTACTTGCTCTAAAACATTAGAGTCTAACGTTTGCATAAGCATATCAATAAGTATATCTTTATTGATAAAGTCTTTGATGTTACTACCAAGTATCATCTTGACTGTTGCGTCATTAATTCTTACACTCATGAGGAGATTGTTTAAGATTAAAAAATAAATTAGGAGAAATACCACTCAAGCTTATTCTATATGTGTCAGCTATATCTTCTACAGCATTATACCTGAATACTTTTTTAATAGCTTTCATTACTTCTCTAAGCTCTCTAAGTGCATCAATGTTATGTAGATTATTCTTAAAAGCAAATCCTTCATACTCTTTTGTTTGTTTTATATCAATACAAAAGTTCATAAGACTTACTTCATAATCATTAGTCTTCATAACAAGACAATCTAATAGACCATTATTACTACGATCAACACCACAATGATGTAGATATGCTACTAATGCTTCCATTTTCTTTTGGATATACTTAGGTGTTATAACATTATAAATATAATTTATATCAGTTAAATTTGTACTCACATAATACTCTTGTCTAGCATAACCACCATAATATGTATTTAACAATATTATAGTACTGTGACCTTCATCACAACGATGTGTGAGTTCACTCATGTTACCTTTAAACTGACTATGCTTAGGAAGAATGCTATATAAATAGTTCTTCTCAACACCTACTGGACTTTCAAAACTATGCTTTTTCATCTAATTTCTTTTTTATGTGTTTAAGAGTCAAGTAACAATGACCCAACGATTCAATTAATTTCTCTTTACTCATATAGAATACATCTATACCAAAAGGATTAAGATTCTCACGAGAACCAACGTCCTCCCATTCTCTTATCTCTCCTATCTCAGTATTTATATCATTCTCTATTTTCTGTGCTCTCATAAAGTCACGAGTATTACGCTCAGCTTGTGCTTGAGCCTCTAGTGCTTTATTATCAGGTGATGTTCCAAACATATCCTTGATTATTTCATTAATTCTTTTCATATCTATCTATTATTATTGCTCTATGTATAAGCATAGCACTAAATATAATTAATGCTAATACCAACCACAAAGCTTTTACTGTTACGTATGTTATTATAAATTTTATCACTTTATTGTATTTTAATTGTTATTAAAAAAATACCTACTGCATAATACACAGTAGGATTACAAGTTACCCTGCGATGGGAGTAGTGTCTTGTTAACTACAAACGGCTGTCTAGGGAACCACCCCGCTTAGTAGAGACATCTAGTATTATTAGGAGAAGTCATCATCTTCATTGCCTCCATTAGTAGCATCAACACTGATTAAGTGGCTAGTTAATTGCGTATAAACAGGGCCCATCTACCACAACTAACGCTTTTATTGTAAAAAAAAACAACAACTCTCCACTGATACACCACGTGTGTGAGCATACAATGGTCTTAGCACTGTACTCTTGGTATGCAATAAACGCTTCAAGGAGTTGTTGTATTATTTAATTATATTTATTATCATAAGCATGTACTTCCAACATTCTTTCTTGTACATTCTTACCTGTTAGCTTACCTTCTGAATCACGAACTTGCATCCTGAGAACCCAGTAATCCATCTTAGTGTAAAGTGTAACATACTCAAGATTGATTAGATCAATACGTTCATTATTCAACATGAAGTCTAGTGTCCATGATACACCATTATCACATTCTTGACAATACACATCTGTATCATCAACTGTTGTGAATGGTGTTTGGTTTATACCTGTGTTTATAAATGTTAACATGATTATTGTTTTTAAGATTGCGGATACATATATGCTCATTCTACATAGAGAGAGTATACTAACTACAGATAAGAGAATAGAGTGGTAAGACTATCTCTACCATGAGGAACTTATTACAGGCTGATCAGTGCCAGACCTCTACTCCCATCTCTTACTATAGCTATATCCTTTATATATTGTACTTGTAGTCAGTTGTGGTAAATAATGGTAAAAAGTGGGTATGTATGCCACTCACACAGAGTTTAACACACACACCACTACATTTTTACCAACTAATCACACAATTAACTATTATTCACGTAAGTATACTCTGATGATAGTGAATTAAAAGGAAGAAAGGCACATTAGTGCCAATCTTCACTCACATTCTACTAGCAGTCAAGCTTGCCAAGGTAACGGAACGTTGACTTGTTGCCAGACTTGTACTCTACAGCGTCACCCTTGAGGATGTTGTGCTTTTTAGCACGCATCTTCTCAAGTTGTTCATCAGTGAACTCATACTTGCCGTTCAATGGAACAATGACCTGGTCTCCTGAATCAACTTGCTTGAAGGAACCATACGTTTGCACGGCTACACCTGCAAACTTAGTGGTGATACTACCACTTCTCACAACCTCGTTGTGTTGTTGTACATCTGTTAACTCATCTTGGTCAACTTGTTTGTCAGAAAAGACTAGCATAGTCTTGCCTGATCTAGGAGAGTTATAAGTCTCCATGAAAAACATTTTTTTAGACATTTTTTTACTTTTTAATTAATACTTCATTTCTTTGGGGGGTGACCCCAGTCCAAGATTTTGTTGGGGAGTCTAAGTGTAGGACCCTTAGAGAACGCCATGCTCACAACATTTTTCCCTACGGACATGGGGGTAGTTGACTCAGGTGTACCCCGGTGGGGGCTGGTTTGTTAAAGATTACTTGGCTAAGTTTTGTTTTTTCCGTATATTTATAATATGGGTATAAAGAAATACATGCACGGGGGTAATCATCATGAGGCAGCTAATTATGGGCTATCTTCAGTGTATGATAAAAATCGTTATTCTAAAAAGGCACAGAGTTATAGAAGATTTAAAAAAGGCGGTCAGGTTTTAGACGTGTATTCTTCTAAAGGAGAAAAGAAAGGTAAAGGAGTAAATGGCCGTGAGCTTTACAATGGTCCTTATAAAGATATGACATTAAAAGATTTCTTTGACTTTTCTAATGGTGTATTTAAAACAAATAGTGAAGGTATCTCTTTTGCTAATGATCCAGAATATAAAAATTGGAGAAGTAAAAAACGTGGTTATTCAGCTGATGAATTATTAAAATATTATATCCATACTCAAGTATACATAGATGGGGCTGACGTTAATCCAATGGATAGGTCAACATGGGAAGGTAAAAACTTTGGTTCTCCAAGAAGATATAAAGTAAATAAAGAAACTGGAGAACTAGAGTTTAATAGTAAAGGTCAACCTAAATATATGGGACATGATGAAGAATTACATCAAACGTATTTAAATAGAAAAAACGCAGGTGATCCTGAAGCTTCTTGGTATCCATCTTCTCAAAGTGAAGCTTTCGGTATGGCAAAAGATCTAGGTCTAGGCGTTTTCTTTTATGAAGGTAAACCTGTACTAACGCAAACTGAAGAAGAAAGGGTTAAAGAGCAGAAAAAACATGGTATTTACTGGACAACTAATAAATCACCTCAGCTTTTAGAATTAATGAAAGAAAATAAAGAGGTAAATTATAGCGACCTTAACCGTGAATCTTTAATCTATCTTGGTACTGATGAAAATAAAAATGAAGCTTTACCGTTTTTACAAAATGTAGTACGTAATTTTAATAGTAATGAAGAAGCTTTAGAATTTGTAAATGAATTTGGAACACAAGGTTTAAAGAAAATAACAGTAAATGGTAAAAATTTCTTATTAGAACATGGACCTAACAGTGATATTGCTGGGCAGTACTATGATGAGAATAGAAAAGATTATCTTGATAAACTACAAAAAGAGTTTGATAATCATCCAAAAACAAAAGCACTTAATAAAAGACTTAATGATATTAACAATGCTAAAGAAAATTATGGTATAGATGCAATCAGTGGTGCAGGTTTTGAAGGTTGGAGCCCAGAACAATTTTTCTCTGAGTATGATCATTCTCAATATAAATCTAATTTTGTACCTATAACTAAAGAAAACAGCAAACACGCTTTACTTAGTTATGCTGAAAAATTTCATGCAAACAGTACACGATTGGGTTATGATCTACCAGCCCGTATAGAAGGACCTGGTAAATATGGTTATAAGGTAAACGGTGAATATGTTGAGAATCCTAATGTTACTCATACTGAAAGTGGCCCTACAGGTATGCGTTCTGTTATGGGAGATATTGCACTGTTTTTTGCATTAGGAGGTCCTAGATTTGTAGGTAGTGGTATAACTAAAACTATTGGTCATTGGGGTAAAAATAGTTTAAGTAAATCAGCATGGTATGGAGCTAAACCTTTAGCAAATACAATATTTCAACCTCTAAAAGGCGCTGGTGATTATTATAAAAGATCAGCATTTAATAAATTTGTAGGTAGTCCTGCACTTCCAGGAACATTTGGTCTTGCTAATGTAAACAATGCAGCTAATGCTACTTTTGCAGCTATGGCAGGAGATCAAGCTATAACTGATTTTAGTGAAGGAAACTATGGTATGGGTGCTCTAAATCTTGGATTTGCTGGACTTAATGCATATAACCCTTATAGAAAATTTCAAACTAATGCAAAATTGTTTAGTACAAAAAATGTAATAGCACCAGCAAACTATGACCTTAAAGGATTAAAATCATTTGTAAATAATCAATTACCAGCACTTTCTTTAAAACAAGGTGTTAATAATATAGCAGGTAGTAATATATTCAACCCAGTATCTACACAATTAGGAGCTCAAAAATATATGAATAACATGATTAATTCAAATAAATTTACTCCTAATAATTCAGCATATGGAAAATTTATACTTCAATAATTAGGAACTTATTAATAAAAGTTTATAACTTTGCAACTAAAAAGTAATACATGGACAATACTGATCCTCTAGATGGTTATGATGATTTAAATGAAAGTGAACAGTACATCTTAGAACAAGAGTTACTGAATAGAGCTTTTACTAACTCTTTTAACCTTATAACTAAAAGGAAAAAAATGAAAGATATAGTTGAAGAGTCAGGTGGATTACTTTTATCACATGACCCTTTTTCTGATTTATTTCCTAATGATTTAATAAACATGTTAGATTTTTTTATAGAAGAGGAAGATTATGAAAAATGTGCAGAAGTTAGAGATTATATTAATGATTTAAAGCGTAAACATGCTAGAAAACAGAAAGAAGACACCACCAAAGAACTCAGTGAAGTTCTCAATAACATTATCAGAGGAGCAAAAAGCCGCAAAAAAAGAAATTCTTAGTCACCCATTTAATTTTTTAGTTGGAAAAGCAGGTAGTGGTAAAACATTACTAGCTGTACAAGTTGCTCTTGATCAATTTTTTAAGCGTCAATACAATAAAATTATAATAACTAGACCTACTGTTTCTACGGAAGATAACGGTTTTTTACCTGGTTCAGAAAAAGAAAAATTAGAACCCTGGTTAGTTCCTATTAAGTCTAACATGAGAAAAGTATATAACAAACCTGAAAAACTTGAAAAAATGGAAGATCAGGAAGAGATAGAATTAGTATCTCTAGCTCATTTTAGAGGCCGTACGTTTGATGACAGCATAATAATCATAGATGAGTTCCAAAACCTTACTAAATCTCAATTCAGCATGGCTTTAGGTAGGTTAGGTAAAGGATCAATGATGATATTTTGTGGAGATTATCAACAAATAGATATTAAAGATGAAAATTATTCAGCTATACATGAAGTTGCTAAAATAAAAGATTCTGACTACGTATACAAGTGTGTATTACAAGATAATCATAGACATAGAGCTATAGGTGACGTTTTAAAGTTACTAACTGGTTATTAATAAATATTTAGTTTAAACCTTTTATATTTAAACTTATTTTATTATCTTTGTACTATATTAATTAATAAAACCAAAGTAAAATGGCAAAAAAATCTGAAAAGTCTGCTGAAGAATTAGCAGCTGAAGCATCAAAACTTGAGATGCAAGCAAAAAGAGATGAAATTACTGCATACTACAAAGATAGTATTAAACATCTTAAAGTTCAACAAGAATATGAAGCTCTATTGAAAGACATAGAAACTTCAAGAGCAGAAAGAATTCAAGCTCAAACATTTATAGCTAATGCAATGGCTCAACAACAAGCAGCACAACAAGCTCCTGCTCCTAATCCTGCTCCTACAGCAGATGCTGGATCTGGTAATGCTGTAGCTGGTACAGACTGGGAAGCTTCTAGTGATAAAGCACCTCCAGCTGTAGATCCTGCTTTTGCAAACGCTGCAAGAAAGTTGAAAACCACTTAATAAATAGCAGTGAACCCCTGGTGTTGAATCCTAATTAGTTGATGTCTTATAGCACCAGGGGGGATCTCTATAATAGTATTATTATGGCAATAGTAAATAAAGTAGAAAAAAGAGTAAAAATCAATAGAGACAATGTAATTAAGTTTCAAATTATTACATATTGTTTTATGAATGATATTCAAATAAGTGCTTCTGATTTAAATTGTCTAACTGAACTTGCTAAAGAAGAATCTATTGATTTAACAAACTTTTGTGAAAATATATCAGGACAACTAATATTTAAAAGTCCTCAGTCTTGTAGAAATGCTATACAAAAAGCTAAAAGAAAAGATCTTGTAATAAAAGATGGTAAGAAAGTTATGTTAAATCCAACAATGAAAATTCAAACAACAGGAGACATATTTTTAGATTTTAAAATATTAGGTGTAGATTAATGAATATTGAAACTAAGGATATGCAATTGAGTCCTAAGAATTACAGAGAATTCTTTAAAGAGATTGCGGAAGAATGTGAAGTACATCCAGATTTAGTAGATGAATTAGTTAGATTTTTCTATAATGAAGTAAGAAAGAATATTGAAAGTCTGGATCACACAAGAATAAGATTACCTAATCTTGGTACTTTTATAACTAGAAAAGGAAGGTTAGATAGAGCAATTAAAAGGCATAAAGATATGTTAGGTAATTTAGAAAAAAGAACATTCAAAGGTTACAACAAGCATGTACCTATTAAAGAAAAATTAGAACTAATGGAAAAAGCTGCTGATAGAATTAGTCAAGAAATTACAAATAAGAAAAATTGGAAAAATGAACATAGGTAAATTATTAAATGGAGTAAAAAATATTACTCAAGTATATGAAGGTGTAAAAAATAAAATCTTTAAAAGAGAATATGTAGAACAGATAGCAGATCATAGATGGCAGGTGTGTAAAGAGTGTGAACATTTAGATCTTAAAGGTGATCTATGTGCTGCACCTGGTACTCAACCTTGCTGTGCTGATTGTGGTTGTAGTTTAGCTTTTAAAACAAGATCTCTTGCATCAGCGTGCCCTAAAAGTAAATGGAAAGAATTAATGTCTGACCAAGAAGAAAAAGCTTTGTTTGAGCAATTAGTAGAAAATGAAAATAAACAAAGAAATAAAAATTTATAATGGCAATCATATTTAAAGAAGAAAACCATATCTATGAAAGCATAGATGAAAACTTAGAAAAGGATAATATAACCTGGACTAGTGTTACATCTTTTATAGGTCAATTTAAACCTAAGTTTGATGCTAAAAAACAAGCAAAAAAATCTAGTAAAAATAAAAGATCTAAGTGGTATGGTATGACTCCTAAAGAAATATTAGATGCTTGGGATGCAGAAACACAAAGAGCTATTAAATTAGGTAATTGGTATCATAACCAAAGAGAAGATGGTTTATTAGAATTTAGTACAATAGAAAGAGAAGGTATAGAAGTACCTATAATAAAACCAATTATTGATGCAAATGGTATTAAGATAGCACCAGAACAAAAATTAAAAGATGGGGTTTATCCTGAACATTTTGCTTATTTAAAATCTGCAGCTATATGTGGTCAAGCTGATTTAGTAACTATTGTAAATGGTAAAGTAAATATTACAGATTATAAAACTAATAAAGAAATTAAGGAAAAAGGATTTACTAATTGGGAAGGTATAACATCAAAAATGTACAAACCTGTATCACACTTAGATGACTGTAATATCAATCATTATAACTTACAATTGAGTATTTATATGTATATTATATTAAAGCATAACCCTAAACTTAAACCTGGTAAGTTAGTAATACAGCATGTATCATTTAAGAAAGAAGGAGAAAATGCTCATGGTTACCCTATTACTAAATATGATGATCAAGGAGAACCTATAATAAATGAAATTAAAATATATGATCTACCTTACATGAAAGAAGAAGTTAGATCATTAATAATGTGGCTAAAAGACAAAAAATAATATGGCAAAATTTAAACAATTAGACGTTCTAAAATTAGCAGATAATGAAGATCCGGATAATGGTACATGTTTTAACTATGACGGAGAAGTAGTAAATATTGGTTCTAATACAGCAGTTCCAGCAGGTACTTCTGATCCTGCAAGTGCAATGGGTTATTGTACTAATGCTGGTTACCAATGGGAAGGAGATCAAGCTGTTGACTTAAATGATTCTAGACCTACAACTATAGATTTAGAAAAAATAGCAAGTTATTCTGCTTTTTTAAATCCTGATACTGGTAATGATGATAATACTAAAACTGAAGTAATGATGGAATCAAATCAAAAATATGTAATCAATGAAACATTAGAAAACTTTATGAAACTAATGTCTACAGCTGTATAATATGCTAGTAAAGTTATTTGACATATCAAACGGAAAAGTAGTACCTTCAGAACACTGTTATACTTTAAATTTTTTAAAAGCAATTATGGATAAATATCCTGACACACATTTAGATGTGTACATGTATTTATTTTATATGACATGTCCTGACCCAGATCTAAATCCTTTTTTTAATGTACCAGAAGTAGACAAAGAAGAAATTATATTAGATGAAATTAATATGGAAGAATCTTTAGAGTGTTCTAAAATAAGATACGCTCTAGATAAATGTGCTGAACTATATGAAACACCTACTTTTAGAGCATACAAAGGTATTAAGTCTATGATAGATAAATTAGCTAAATACATGGAGAGCACACAAATTGAACACGGAAGAGATGGTAATATAAATTCATTAGTAAGTGCAGCTAAAAACTTTGACGCTATTAGACAATCATTTAAAGGAGCATATAAAGACATGAAGGAAGAACAATCAACTTCCGTGCGTGGAGGTCAAGGACTAGCTTATGATCAATTATAAAACAATTCCTACCTGGAATGAAGGAGTTTGGGAAGAAACTGTATTTGAGCAGATAGATGACTTTAGACAATTTATAGAAGATATATTTAAAGAACCTGGTCTATATGAATTTGATGAAACAGCATATGTATTTAATGAAGAAGCAACTAGATTTAATAAACTAGGATTCTATTGTGATAAACCAATGAGATCAAAAGATTTCATGAAGTATTGGGAAGATCAAAAAAATAAATGTAGAGAAGGTGTAATATACAAAAATAAAGGTAAGACATGGTATCTCACTAGAGATTACTACATGTGGTTAAATTTTTTACCTATTTTTGATAAAGAAGAAAAAGCATACGGATTTGCTAAAGTAAGAGATGCTCAGTATCATATGGCTCTATATGAAATAATGGCTGAGATAAACTATAAACATGTTGCTATTCTTAAAAAAAGACAGATAGCATCTTCTTATTTTCATATGGGTAAACTAATCAATATGTATTGGTTTGAAGAAGGTGCTACATTAAAAATTGGAGCAGCCTTAAAAGATTATATAAATGATAAAGGTTCATGGAAGTTTTTAGATGAATATAAAACTTTTCTAAATGAACACACTGCTTGGTATAGACCATCTAACCCTGGTAAAGTATTATTATGGGAACAAAAGATTGAAGTAACAATAAATACTAGAAAAACACAAAAAGGTCTAAGATCTAAAATACAAGGTGCCTCTTTTGAAAAAAATGCTACTGCAGGGGTAGGGGGTCCATGTACGTACTTCTTTCATGAAGAAGCAGGTATTGCCCCTAAAATGGATCAAACATATGAATACTTACGTCCTGCAATGTCTTCTGGTATGATGACAACAGGTCAATTTATTGCAGCAGGATCTGTTGGTGATTTAGATCATTGTAAACCATTAAAGATGTTTATTCTAAATCCAGAAGCTAATGGTATATTAGGTGTAGAAACAAATTTAATGGATGATAAAGGTACAGTTGGTATAGCAGGTTTATTTATACCAGAACAATGGTCTATGCCTCCATACATAGATCAGTATGGTAACTCTAATATTGAAGGTGCACTTAAATCTATAAAACGTGAAAGAGAGCAATGGAAAAGAGATTTAGAAGCAGAAGCATTTCAGTTAAGAGTATCTCAGAAACCTATAGATATAGCAGAAGCTTTTGCATATAGAAAAGAATCAATATTTCCTCAAGGTTTTTTATCTAGACAAATGAAAAGAATTGAAGATAAAGAATATTCATATGAGTTACTTGCTTTAGAATTTGATGGTAATAAAATATTACCTAAGAGAACTAAAAAATTACCTATTAATGAATTCCCTGTAAACAAAAAGAGAGAAGATAAAACAGGAGCTTTAGTAGTTTGGGAAAGACCTATTAATGATCCACCTTTTGGTACATACTATGCATCTATTGACCCTGTGTCAGAAGGTAAAACTACTACAACAGATTCACTTTGTAGTATTTTTGTATATAAAAATCCTATAGAAGTAACAAAAGAAACACCAGAAGGTTTAGAAACATTTGTTGAGGGAGATAAAATTGTAGCATCATGGTGTGGTAGATATGATGATATAAATCAAACACATGAACAGTTATTAAAAATTATAGAATGGTACAATGCTTGGACACTTGTAGAGAATAACATATCTTTGTTTATACAATACATGATTGCCAAAAGAAAACAAAAATATTTAGTACCTAAATCACAAATTGTATTCCTAAAAGATTTAGGATCTAACAAAACAGTATACCAAGAATATGGTTGGAAAAATACTGGTACTTTATTTAAAAGTCATTTGGTATCTTATGCTATTGAATTCATTAGAGAAGTTATAGATGAAGATACAGATGAAGAAGGTAAAGTTTATAAAAGTAAATATGGTGTTGAACGTATCCCTGACAAAATGTTGATAACTGAAATGCTACAATACCATGAAGGACTAAACGTGGATAGATTAGTCTCTTTTTCTGCCTTAGTAGCTTTTGCTAAAATGCAACAAGCAAATAGAGGTTATGTTAAACGTAAAGAGAGAGATAAGTCACTAGAAATCTTGGATAAGTCAAAGAAATTTGGTAAATTATCTATGAGTCCGTTTAGGAACATTGGTAGGAATAAAAAGACCTCTGCAAAAAAAATGAAGAAAAACCCTTTTAAAAATATAAAATAATGTATGAATACGTAACAACCTGTACAGATCCTTATTTATCTTTTGTGTATGTTTACATAACAGAGTATATAGATTATGTTGAAAAAGACAACTAAAATATGAAAGTATATAATGCACTACAATTAAAAAAAGGAGCTAAGGTTAAGAAGGACCTAAAATTTGCAAACCTAAATCAACCTTTACAATTTATACCATCTAAAGAAAAAGATGATGATTGGGCTGCTTGGAATTTAGATTGGCTAGAAACTAGAGGTATGGATCAGCTTAAGAAAAACTCTAGAAGACTTTTAAAAAATTATAAACTAGCTAAAGGTATAATTGATAAAACAGACTACATAGTTGAAGAAGAAAATGACTATGCAGATTTAATGGATGTTTTAACAAAAGAGGATGAGTCAGCATTAGAGCTTAAATTTTATCCAATAATTCCAAACGTTGTAAATGTATTAACAGGAGAATTCAGTAAGAGATACACAAAAGTACAGTTTAGAGCTGTAGATGATACATCTTATAATGAGATGTTAGAACAAAAAAGAGCTATGATTGAGGAGAATCTTTTAACAGATGCCTACAACAAGCTTATGATAAACATGATCCAGCAAGGAGCTGATCCTAATTCAGAAGAAGTACAACAACAATTATCTACAGAAAATTTAAAAACATTACCTGAGATAGAAGATTTTTTTAGCAAAAGTTATAGAAGTTTAATAGAAGAATGGGCATCACATCAATTAAATGTAGATGAAGAAAGATTTAAAATGCAAGAACTTGAAGAAAGAGCATTTAAAGATATGCTTATTTGTGATAGAGAGTTTTGGCATTTTAAAATGAATGAGGATGATTATGATGTAGAATTATGGAATCCTGTTTTAACATTCTATCAAAAATCTCCTGAGTCAAGATATATATCAGAATCTAATTTTGCTGGTAAATGTGATATGATGACAGTTGCAGATGTTATTGACAAGTATGGTTACTTAATGGATGAAGAGCAATTAAGATCTATGCAAAATATACATCCTGCTAGAAACTCACAATATTTGTTAAATGGTATGCAAAATGATGGTTCATATTATGATGCAAGTAGATCACACAAATGGAATACAGAATCACCTAGTTTAGATTACAGAAAGTTAATGAGTAACTATGGAAGTAATCCTGGTGTTGAAGGAGACATTGTAAATTGGATATTGCAAGAAGGAAATGACATAAGTCAATGGGGACAAGCAGACATGATGCGTGTTACTACAGTGTATTGGAAAACTCAAAGAAAAATAGGTCACCTTACAAGAATAGATACTACTGGTGAACTTATACAAAAAATAATTGATGAAGATTATAAAGTAAATGATAAACCTGTATATAACACAAGATTATTTAAAGATAAAACAAGAGATAATTTAATTGAAGGAGAACATATAGATTGGTTCTGGATCAATGAGGTGTGGGGAGGCGTTAAAATAGGACCAAATGGACCTCAGCATTGGAGATCAGAAGATAATGACGTAGATCCAATGTATTTAGGTATTAATGCTAAAAAACCAGGTAAAGTAAAATACCAGTTTAAAGGTGAAGATACTTTATACAATTGTAAACTACCTGTAGAGGGTAGAGTATTCTCAGACAGAAATACAAGATCAACTTCTTTAGTTGATTTAATGAAACCATATCAAATTGGATATAATATGGTAAATAATCAAATAGCAGACATACTAGTAGATGAGCTAGGTACTGTTATTATGTTTGATCAAAATGCTTTACCACGTCACTCAATGGGAGAAGACTGGGGTAAGAATAATTTAGAAAAAGCTTATGTAGCAATGAAAGATTTTGGTATGATGCCTTTAGACACATCTATTACTAATACTGAAAATGCTGTAAACTTTAATCATTACCAAACATTAAACTTAGAACAAACTAATAGATTAATGTCTAGAATTCAATTAGCTAATCATTTTAAACAACAGGCATTTGAATCTATAGGAATAAATCAACAACGTATGGGTACACCTATTGCACAACAAACAGCAACAGGAGTTACACAAGCAATGAATCAATCATTTTCACAAACAGAACAGTACTTTACACAACACTCTGATCATCTAATGCCAAGAGTACATCAAATGAGAACTGACTTATCACAGTTTTACCATAGTACTAAACCATCTGTTAGATTAAGTTATATGACATCAGAAGCAGAAAAGGTAAACTTTACTATTAATGGTCAAAAATTATTGTTAAGAGATTTTAATGTGTTTGCTACAACTAAAACAAACCATAGAGAAACATTACAACAATTAAAAGAAATGGCTTTACAGAACAATACAACAGGGGCATCTATTTACGACCTTGGTAATGTACTTAAGTCTAACTCTATTGCTGAAGTATCAGACATACTAAAAGATGCTGAAGCTAAAACACAGCAACAAAAACAAGCAGAAATGCAACAACAACAAAAAATGCAAGAGCAACAATTACAAGCTCAGCAACAACAGCAACAAGCTCAACAACAGTTTGAAGCTGAACAAGCTGATGCTGAAAGGCAAAAAGACATTACTGTTGCTGAAATAAGATCTGCAGGTTATGGTGCAATGCAAGATATTGATGAAAATAAACAAAGTGACTTCCAAGATGCTATGAAAGACATACGTGAAAGAGATCAATACAGAGAGCAAATGAACTTCAAAAGAGAACAAGCTACTAATGACAACTCAAATAAAAGAGCAAAAATGGACATTGATAGAGAAAAACTTGCTACTCAACGTGAAATAGCTGCTAAAAACTTAGAAATTGCACGTGAAAATAAAAACAAATATGATGTAAAACCTAAGAAAAAGGATAAGAAAAAATAATCATAGCTATATACTACAAAAAACTTTACTAGACTTAAGAAATTTCTAAGGTTTATAAAAAAAACTTTAGTATATTGTATATGTAATAAACCAAAACATTAACCAAACCAATATATATTATGGAAGAATCCAACATGGAAACAACAAACGTACAGCAAGTAGATGTAGATTTAGATGAAATCTTTAATGGTGCTCCAGGAGCGTCATCTGTTACGTTACCATCAACTGAAGAAACTAGTGAAAAACCAAAACCAAATGTATTTTCTAGGAACGCAGAAGTAGATTTAGGTTTCTTAGAACCAAAAGAAAATGAAGATACAAAAGATGAATCCTCTAAAGAAGTTGACGCAGAAGCTAAAACTGAAGAGGGAACTGCAGAAATTGCAGATAAAGGAGTGGAGACTAAACCAGCAGATACAAAAACTCAAGAAGGAGATAAAGTCTCTGAGTCAGAAATAGATGAAATTTTAAATGAAGGTTTAGAAGTAGCAGAAGATGAAGATGAAAAGTCTACTGCTAAAGGTAGAAAAAGAATTAATGATATGGCTGACGTTTTCAAGAAGATGATTGAAAATGATGAAATCATTCCTTTTGATGATGATAAAGACTTAGAAGAATATACAGCTAAAGATTGGAAAGAGCTTATTAAAGCTAACATGGATGAGAGAGCTAACAAAGTTAGAAGAGAAACTCCAAAACAGTTTTTTGACAGTTTACCACAAGAATTACAAGTTGCAGCAAAATATGTTGCAGATGGTGGTCAAGATTTAAAAGGTTTATTTGCAACTTTATCACAAGTTGAAGAAACAAGATCTTTAGACATGTCTACTGAAAAGGGACAAGAACATATTGTAAGAGAATACTTAACTGCTACAGGGTATGGTAATGTAGAAGAAGTTAATGAAGAAATAGAAATTTGGAAAGATTTAGGAAAGCTTGAAAAACAAGCAACTAAATTTAAACCAAAATTAGATAAGATGTCAGAAGCAGTTGTTGCTAAAAAATTAGAAGAGCAGGAAATGAAACGTGCACAACAACAAAAAGCTTCAGAAAACTATATGGCTAATGTATATCACACATTAAAAGATGGTAAATTAGGAGACATGAAAGTAAATAAGAAGACACAATCAATGTTATATAATGGTTTAGTTTCTCCTTCTTATCCTTCTATCTCTGGTGAGAATACTAATTTGCTAGGACATTTATTAGAAAAATACCAATTTGTTGAGCCAAATTACAACTTAGTATCAGAAGCACTATGGTTACTAGCTGATCCAGAAGGATATAAAAGTCAACTAAAAACACAAGGTACTAATGCAGCTGTAGAACAAACAGTAAGAAAACTAAAAACAGCACAAGCAAGTAAAAACGCATCTTCTAGTAAAACAGGAGGAGAGAAATCTAGCAGTAGAGGACCAAAAAGAACTTTACCTAGAAACAACAACATATTTAAAAGATTTTAAAAATAGACAACAACAATAATTATTAATTAAAAACAATTTCAAAAAATGGCAACACCAGTTTTAAACAACGGTCTCTTCCTCAGAGACACTAATTACAAAGCTAGTTCCCATATTGATTCTTATCACTTAACGAATATGTTAGGTAATGCTGAGCCAACTGACATGGGTCCTGTGGACTTATGGGCTATGACGCAGAAGGTAGAAATGCCTTTATACCAAATGGCTTCTTTTGGTGGAAAGAATACAATCATGGTTGACAACGCTCGTGGGGAGTACAAATGGCAAACACCAGTAGCTCAAGAATTACCTGTTTCTTTAGGGAAAATTGACACTATGGCTGCCGGAACAAGAGGTATTGATGGACAATCATTCAAAATTAAACTATCTAAAAGAGAGTTTGGTCACGGTGACATCATTACTTATGATAAGTATAATGGACTTGAACTTTACATTACTGCAGATGATATTTTGCAAGTAGGTGATGGTTGGATTTATACTTGTGAGTTAGTTAACAGTAACTCAACTACAGGTCTAGCTGACAAATATCTTGTAGCTGGAACTAAATTCTTTAGAAAAGGTTCTGCAAGAGGTGAGTATGGAGAAAGATTCTCTGACATCACTACAGGAGCTGGCTTCAGAGAGTACTACAACTTTGTTGGAGGTGCTGAAGCTCACGTACACTATTCTATTTCTAGCCGTGCTGATCTTATGATCAAAGGTGGTATGAATGCTGATGGTTCTGTACCAGTAACTGAAATCTGGAGAAACTTTGATAAGTCTGTAGATCCATCATTAAACTCTATTGAAGATATTGCTTCTGCAATGGGTAAAGACTATGTTAAAAAAGCATTTGATAACGGATCTCTTTCTAGAACTTTCTTAACTTCTATGGAAGGTGCTCACTTATCTAAAATTGCTAATGACATTGAAACTTACTTAATGTGGGGTCATGGTGGTAGAGTTAAGCAAGACGGTCCGGATGACTTAAGATTATCTGTAGGTCTTTGGAAGCAATTAGACAACTCTTTCAAGAGAGTATACAACAAATCAGGATTTGATTTAGATATGTTCAAAAATGAACTATATAACTTCTATGCTGGTAAAGTTGAGTTTGATGGTCCAGATCCAAAACGTCAACTAGTTGTTCAAACTGGTATTGGTGGTATGCAACTAATCAACACTGCTATTGCTGCTGAGGCAGGTGGTGCTGCAGGTGCAGGTGTACAAACGTCATTAACTGACATTGGTGCAATCACTGGTAAAGGAATGGACTTAGGATACGGATTTGCGTACACTAGCTTCATCATTCCTTTCTTAGCTAATGTTAAGTTTGTATTAAACCCAGCGTTTGATAACTTACATACTAATGACATTGAGAATCCTTTAGTAGATGGTCGTCCATTATCTTCTTACAGCTACATCATCTTTGATGTTACTGATTCAGGAAGTGATAACATCCACTTATTAAAACTATCTTGGGATAACCAATTAAAATGGTTCTACCAAAATGGTACTATGGATTACATGGGAAGAACTCAAGGGTTTGCTTCTACAGGACACTTTAACGGGTATAGAGTTATGATGACTCAAACAATGCCTGCTATATGGGTAGAAGATCCAACTAAGGTTCTTAAAATTGTAATGAAGAATCCAATTACTGGAGGATCATTCTAATAACAACTGAAAGACGGAGGGGTGTTATGCCCCTCCTTATTTCTTAAACCAATAATTAATAATTAACCAATAAAAAAGTATTATGAAAGTAAATGATGTAACAATTACTGAAAAGTATCAAGCAACTAAAAACAAACAAGTTGCAATAAAACCTTATTTTAATCCTGATATATCTAATATGGGATTAGAAAAATATAACCAAACATTATTTGATGGTGTATGGCATCACGAAAGTTTGGCATGTTTAGAAAGAAATGGAATAGCAAGATATGTAACAGGATTAAATGAATTTGCACCTAGTGTTAAAACATTACCTCCTGCAGAAAAAAAGGCTAAAATAAAAGAAATTAGAGAAGTGGTTTCACAATTAGAAAAAGAACTAGCAGCAAATGTTATTGATCCAGAAGATAAAGACTTTTGGAACAAAGTTCAAGTTTTGAGACCTGATAATCATAAGTTTTGGGATAAAATTGAACTAAAGGTAGGTAATGAACCATTATTTCTTGATCCTTCTGTTGATCCTTATGATTTAATAAAAATATATGCAATAGAAGCTGGAGGTTTTTCTATAGTATCTCCTAACTTACGTCAAGCAAAGATAGACGGAACTAGGTTTTATTTAAATAGAACAAAAGATTCAGCTAGCACTAGAACATCTGTATCTAAAACTAAAAACAGAGCTCTAGCAGCATTGCAAAATTTATATGATACTGACACAACCAAGTTATTATATGTAGCAAAAGTTGTTGACTCAAACAGTACACAGTATATAAAAGGAACTCCTATTGATGTATTATATGAGAATATGGATGCATACATAAATGGACAAGGAGCTGAAAGACGTACAAAAGAAGCAGCTGAAAATTTTGTTAAAACAGCTAATTCTAATATGGAAGATCTTAAAATTAGAGCTGTCATAAAAGATGCAATAACATATAACTTAATGACTAGTAAGTCAGACGGTCATATTTATGATAAGTATTCTGGTTCTAAGTTAGGTGCAAGACCTTCAGAAGTACTTGAGTTTCTTAAGAACCCAAAAAATGATGATGTACTACAACGTTTCTTAGATGAAGTAGAAGAGTTGTGGGATAACGAAAACTAGAACATGGCAATTAACAACACTACATTACAAATAAAGTTTAAACAAAGACTTAACAAGCTAGCTAGTAATGACTATGATAATATAGAGTGTTGGCAGATTGTAGAAGCTTTTAATAAAGCTCAAATAGAGTGGTGTAGAAGAAACTTACATGGTAATAATATGTTTAAAGAAGGGGATGAGGCATCTAAACGTAGGATAGATGACCTCCAACCTCTTTTAAATAGATTAGTTTTAACAGGAGTTAACAATGCTGATCATTTTGAAGGTAATAACTTTCCTGCAGATTATCTAGAATATAAGAGAGTTAGTATTAATGCTACTAATGATTGTTGTACAACAGAAAGATCTATGACTGTATATTTAGCTGAAGAAGCTAATGTTGATCTTATAATGAGAGATCCTTTAAAAAGACCAGATTTTGAGTGGGGTGAAACTTTTTGTACAATGCAACAAAATACAGTAAGGATATATCATAGAGACTTTAATATTGTTAGTCCTGTATTAACTTATTATAGAAGACCTAGAATGATAGAAATAATGAATTGTACAGATCCATATACTCAAGCAGCATCAGCAGCGGATGTTACTTGTGAATTTAAAGATGACGTTGTAGAATTATTAATTGATGAAGCTGTAGCAATCATAGCAGGAGACATAGATTATGTACAACAGCAAATGAGAGGAACACAATCATCAGAAAGAAACAATTAAATATGCCAGCAAAAAAGAAACAAGCAAGTTTAGGAAAAACAAAAAATACAACTACTTATAAGAAAGGTGGAGAGAAAAAAAGTAAAAGAAAAGCTTACAAAAGAAAATAAAGTAGTATATTATAGTATACAATAGTAAAGGTTAAGATTCGGCTACCTTTATTATGGTGATATAAAGCCGTTCTTTTTATTATAAATAAAGACCTGCTAAAACAGGCATTTTAAAAATGAGTTATTTCAATCACGCTTACAAAAAAACTTTGTTAGCAAACACAGTGAGCACTACAACTGCACACAAAGCGCATACTCTTGCGCCTGCTGCTGTTGCAATGTGTTCTTCAAGCACGTATGGTGTAATTAATTACGCTACTACACCAGATGAATTCCTTTTAGTGCAAGGAAACTTAAATAAGACTACGGCTGCAGGTACTGCTGCTACTGTTGCTAATGACACTTTAGGTGGAAATAAGCATCACGGTGGTTACGCACACTCAATCAAGTCTAAAGTAATCAAAACTAAATACATTAATAAATTGTGGAAAGAAGCTTCTGTAGATAATTCAGAACAAACAATTACATTAAGAGTTACAGATGACTGCTATACTTGTACAAAGCATGCTCAATTACGTATTGACCTTAAAGGTGAAGAGGTACAAAGAGCATTTAACAGAAACTACTACACTGTAGTATCTTCTGAAGGATGTTGTACAATGACTGGTGATTCTGCATCTCTTACTTCTAAAAACATTGTTGACGGTTGGGCTGCAGCAATTAATGAAGATGAAATGTTATCAGAATTTGTTTCTGCTGCAACTGCTGATCCAGGTGGTCAAACATACTCAACTATAACACTTACGTTAAAAGCTGACCGTATGACTAAATTTGATGACTGTTCTTTTGATACAAGAGACTGGTACAATACTGAGCCATTAAAATTAATCTTATCTGAGATTGATGATGAAGGTGATGCATGTTCTACAGGATGTATTAAAGATAATTCAGGAGTTGATATGCCAGTTGAAGGTTTAAATATTCTTGATTTAGCTGATGCAACAAGTGGTGAAACAATCCTTAGAGATCTTATCATGGACGGAAGATACAGAAATGATGGTGGATTTAATCAAGGTAACAGAGATTCTGCACGTTTCAGAGAAATTGAAAAGTCTGGAAAAGCTGTTATTGGTGCAATTGATAGAAACAGTAGATTTGATGTATTCTATTTACAACACAGTGTGCCACGTTTCAATAACCCAACAGGTGTATTTGACAATGATCAGTACGTAATTCAAGTTGCTGCTGACAAAGTTAACAATGCTGCTGCGGTTACTGCATTAGGTAATATGTGGACTGCAATTGCTGCTAATGCTAAAACTAGTGTTGGTGTTGATACGTACCCTGTAGTATAATACTATAGAGTTAGTTAATATTCTTAGAAGGGTGGGATTAAGTTCTCACCCTTTTTTGTTTTATAATTGAGTGTTTTTTTGTATATTATTAATAGATACTAAATGCATTTTAATTAACTATACATAAATGGCTGCCAAACACATACTAAGTTTAGAAGTTCTTGATGTCTCAAATACTAAATATTTATCTATTAGAGATACTAGTAAGTACGCAAAAGGTCTTGGTACTGACTGTGCAGAACTACTAATAACTCCGCCACCTGCTACAGGTACAACAAATAAAAAAACATCTATAATAGAAGTCAAGCCTGGATTTGATTTAAACATTACTGCATGTGCTATGAATTTACAGCTTATGAGTTGTAATGAAATTAGAACAGATATACCTGACGGAGTGTATGTTATTAAATACCAATTATCACCTCATGATAAAACTTATGTAGAATATAACTACTTAAGAACCACAGGTTTAATGAAGATGTATTATGAAAAATTATGTAAATTAGAATTAGCTGCATGTGAACCTGACTCTACTAGAAAGAAATTAATGTCAGAAATGAATGTTATAAGAATGTTAATAGATGGAGCTAAATCAAAAGTTGAATATTGTTCACAACCTGATGCGGGTATGGAACTATTTAACTATGCAAAGAAAAAATTAGAAAGAATAGTCTGCAAACAATGTGAAGGACTAAGTAAAGTAAATAGATAATAACCAAAACCAATAAGTAATGCCAGGAGTAGTAAACGGAGTCAATTGCAATCATTGTCACAAACCATTTAGTTGTGGATGTCAAAAAACAACAGATGACAACGGAAATACAGTTCACAAAGGATGCGTAAACCAAGCAAATGCAATAATAAGAACACAAAATGCTAATCAAAACGCATAGAAAATTAAAAGATGACCTTAAATAACACTCTTTATTACAATTGGAAAAAGCATGACGGAAGCTGTGGATCAGGAGCAATTACAGGTTCAATAACTAGTGCATCTGCAGTTGATACATTATATACAAAAAGATTAGGTTCTTGGTATTTTTATCAGGGTATGGGTCAACCTTCTATTGGTACATTTGTATGTTATAATGGTATTTGTTATGAATACATGGGTACTACGCAAGATGCTGCAGGCGGTGGAGTAGAATATGATGCTATAATACCATCACCTGCATTAACATCATCAAATCATTTTCCTAATTGTTTTGGATGTTTGTCTGGATGTGCTGCACAACAAACATACCATGCTTTTGAAATGTGTAACAATTTAGGTGCTGTAGGTATAGGACTAGAAAATACTAGTACAATAACTGTAGGATCAAATGCTAATGTTTATGCAGGATTAGGTTCTCCAGCATTAAACAAAACAGCTACATATAACGGAATATGCATTATATATAAAGGAATGTATATGAGTAATGATGCTGTAATAACAAGCAGTCCATTTATATTTAATGTAAACACAACACCTTATACAACTCCTCATGTACATAATGATAATTGTGCTGCATGTCAAGGTACAGGTGTAGATACATTCCATGAATGGAAAGTGTGTGGTGGTACTGAAGTCATAAATTTATTAGCCGTGGGTGATGCTAATAGTGCTGCTAATAATGAAACATTTTATTTAAGTGCAGGATCACCTAGTGTAGGAACTGTTACTAATTTAAACCCTGCTGTTTCAAGTAGAGCTGGTAATTGTTGGGAGTATGTGGGAACAAATGCTGCACCTGCTGCTTCAGGAATGCAAAATATTGCGGTAGTATCACCAGCATCATATGCTGATTGCACAACATGTTTAAACCCAGGCACAGGAGGTTGTACTGACATTACAGCAACAAACTATAATCCTTCAGCTACTTTTGATGATGGTTCATGTTTATATTCTGCAGGTTGTACGGATCCAACAGCTTCTAATTATAATGCTGCAGCTACTGTAGATGATGGTAGTTGTTATTATTGTGTATATGGTTGTATGGACCAAAGTGCTAACAACTATAATGCTGCTGCTACATGTGATGATTCAACTTGTAGGTATACTGTAGGAGGTGGAGCAGGTACATGTGATATATCTTTTTCAGAACTTTGTGCTGCAGATGGAACTTCTACAGTAACAGTAGATCTATCAGCAGGAACAGGAATAAAAAATATAACAGCAAAACTTCAAGGTACAACAGTAAGTTCACAAACATGTGGAACACCTACTGATATTAATATTACAGGGGTATTACAAAATCAAACAATAAATGTTACTGGAGAATGCTCATATGAAAAAGAAGATTATGATGCAGCTAGTGCAGCACCACAACCAGGATGGGCTGGTGCAGAATGTGGTCAAGTTACTGTAAGTTCTAATACAAAAGTATATGCATTTTATGATGGTACATCTTTAGGTGCAACACCAGCTAAAAATGCTTATAAAGCATTAATGGGATGGTTAAAAGGTGTTGCAAATTTTACTGTAGATACAGTACATGGTTCTCCTACACAAAATGTATTTCATACTACAGTAGCAGGAGAAAGATGGTTAGATTGGGGAACATCAGTATTAACAGGTAAATTTAACAATGATAATTTACCTCAACAAATTTCATTAAATGGTGGAGCTTTAAGCACTATATATAACTGTACTGCAGGATCAGATTGTGCAACAAAAAAGAATGCTACAGCAGATGAATTTATAGGTGCTGCCTTTGAATCACCTGTTAGCGGCTCTAAAGCAATAGCAATAGCTAACTGGGCTTATGATACAGCTACTGAAAGTGCTAACGGATATACTTGGACTGTAGATGAATTTTATGATACTGCTGAAGGTACTTTAATAGGTCAACCAATGCTTGATTATAATACTTCTAATAATAACGGTGCACAAACTTGGAATGGTTATCCACCACAAGCATCAAATACAGATGATGTATTAGTAGTTATTTTTGCAGATGAGTCTATGTGGGCTTATCATGTAGGTCAACAAAATGAATTTACAAATTCTACTAATCCTTATACACATTCTTCTGGTGGAAATAGTTACGCAAATATTGATCCTCAACAACCTACTCCCCAATATAAAGCTGATTATGATAAGTTTAAAGCAATTTATACAGGACACGGAGGATCATACAGAGCTTTCTTATACCCTTCTAGACCTACTAGCGTATCTACATCTGGTGGACATAAAATGTTCCCACTACACGCTCTAGCGTCAATTCATAGTGGTAATAATGTTCCTGCAGATGGTATGTGGCAAACAGGTACTTCTCCTACTAATGCTTATAGTACTATAGATATAATAGAAACTGAAAATCCTTATTGGACAGGTTTATCACCAACTTATGGTGGATTAGATCAATCTGGATGGGGAGTTAATGTAGCAGGTGTCTCTTTTGATGCAACTACTTTTCAAAATGACTTAGAAGTATTTCTTGGTTTAAATGCACAAACTTGTGATGGATCACAATGTACAGTTATACAAGTATTAGATGAAAACGGTGTTCCTGTTTCAAGTTACCCAATAGACGTAAACGGTACAAACATTGGCTCAACGGATGCTGCTGGACAAATTACAACAACTATTAATGCATCTGGCTCAGTAGTTATAAACGGTTGTTATACATTTAATGCTACTGGTAATTGTTTACAATCTCTAATTACAATAAATACAATAAGTGCAAATTATACTTCTAATTTAAATTGTATTACGGGTTGTACAGATCCTCTATCTTGGAATTATAACGCTCTTGCAGGTATAGATGACGGTTCTTGTATGTACCCTTTAACAGAAGAAGAAGAACTTTCAAGATGTGAAAAAGTTAAATTAGATACAGAGTGTCAATTTGCTACTGATGTATTTAACTTATACAAATATGAAAGATATGGTTTAGATAAGGGATGCTTATATAACTTTGATGGACATATTAGCAAAAAATATTCAATGGATTGGGATGATAAATTATTACCAGACTTTGGAACAGAATCATATACTAAGACATTACACACAAAAGGTGCAACACCAAAACCACTTTGGGTAGATTCTGCATGCGGAGGCTCTTCTTGTGACGGATCAGAATGTGTATACTTTTATGTAAAAGATAAAAATGATAAAGCTGTTGAAGACTATGAAATAGTATTAGATGGTATAGTTATAGGTAAAACAGATGAAAATGGTGAGCTAAGACATTCTATACCAAATGCAGCAGAAGATACAGAACATAAAGTTAATTTCTGCCACTGTTTTACAACAACAGGAGGTTGCAATTCACAAAGAATAAAAATAACAGTAGAAGGTATAACTGAATGTAATACTTGCGGTTTAGAATCAGTAGCATGCACATGTATACCTACAGAAACAGCAGCTGGAGACATAGCTTTAGAAGTATTAGGTTGTACAGATTCTACTGCTACTAATTACAATGCTCTTGCAAATTGTGACGATGGAAGTTGTATAGAAACAATAGTAGGATGTATGGACCCTACTTCTTTAAATTATAATCCTTGTGCTAATGTTGCATGTAGTAGCTGCTGTTGTTCAGTAGCAGGATGTATGGATGCAACAGCTGATAATTATAATGCTTCAGCTTGTTTAGATGATGGTTCTTGTGAATACACAGGATGTATGGATACTGCTGCTAGTAATTACAACTCTAGTGCAAACGTAGCATGTAGTAGTTGTTGTACATACCCTGGTTGTACAAATGCAACAGCGTTAAACTATGATCCAAATGCTAATGTAGATGACGGATCATGTATATTACCTGTGTATGGTTGTATGGATTCAACTGCTTTAAACTATAATGCAGCTGCAAACGTAGATGATGGTTCATGTACTTACTGTGTGTATGGATGTATGGATGCTACAGCGTCTAACTACAACTCTTTAGCTACATGTACTGACGGAAGCTGTACTTATCCAATTCAAGGATGTACTGACGCTAGTGCTTGTAATTATGATCCTCTTGCAACACAAGATGACGGTTCTTGTTTAACAGTTCCTACAATGGATCTTGGTTCTACAAACTTTGGTATTAATACTCCTAACTTATTACAACAAGATGGTAGTGGTGTTAGTGGTCTTGGTTGTGCAACTTACTATATGCAAGCTTATCCTTATGAAGTAGGTGAGCCATTCTATGGTGGACACGTTACAAAAAATATTTCTGGTAGTTTTGTTTTAGGTGGTACAGGTAATCATGTAGGAAATGTATGGACAGAATCTTATTTCTTTGAATTAGGTACTGATGCTGCAAATGGTAATCCTCCATTAACTATAGGTAATCAATATTGTATAACATGGGCTGAGATTGTAATGGCTTTAAGATCTAGTGGTCAATGTTCTGATTGTTTAATGGGAGGTTGGGGTGTTAGAATAGATCAAGGTACAGGTACTCCTACTACAGCTGATCTTAATAGTGCAACTAATTTATATGATCCTGTAGCTCTTGGTACTTTAAGTACAGCTAATGCTTTAATTCATAACTCTGCATGTCAAACAAACGATGTTGGAAATGCTAATGGTGTTAACTCACCAGGTGCTCCAAATGGAAGTCACTCTAATTGGGTTGACAAATGTATTACGTTTACAGCTACTGCATCACAACACAGAATACACATGTATGTAATTACTGATTATAACCAATGTACTTCTTGTACTTCACATTCTGGATCTAGTGTCCACGGATCATACATGGGTATATCAAAAGTACAGATAAGTACAAGCTGTAGTGGTAGTTGTAATTGCTAGGTAAATGTTTGCTTATAAGATGAATAATTTGTATATTATTATATACTAGTAAAGAAAATTAACTATGGCTTTTGAAAGTTCAGATAAATCAGGTTTAAATAACGGGCGTACAGCACGTTTAGATATTAGCAATATTAACCAAGGTGGTCTTAAAGGTGAAAGAGCTGCTACTGATGAACAGTTATTGCAATTGATTATTGATAATCTTGCAGGAGCACAAGTACCAGCAGGAACACAAGACTTAAATAATGATGGTAAAATTGATGTTAATGATTTGATATTCAGTGTTTCAGAAGCTTACAAAAGATATGCAAAAACACAATCTGATAAAGTTACATTACCTAACTTAATAGATTCTCTTACAAAAGGTATAGCTGTTTTACATACAGATTTAAGCATACAGAAAAAAATATCACAAGGTTTAGAAGCACAATTATTAGAGCAAAAGAAAAAAGCTGTTGGTGAAGCTAATCCAAGAATATACTCTAGTGGTACAGTAGAACAAAATAAACTGCATCCTATAGAAAAAATAGTACAAGCTACTGAAGCAAAGGTTGTAAGTACTGAAAAATTAGTAGGAACAACTACAGATATAGCAAAAAGTATTAGTGCACAAATAACAGATTTACATAAACCATTAACAGAATATGCAGGACCTGTAGTTCATGGTGCTAACAATTTAGCAGATACTATAAAAAATATGTGGACAGTTATTGGTGATCTTAGAAACACAGTTACTATATTACTAGAAGAAACAAGTAACACACTTAAAGTTGGAAGAATGGGAGATATATATACTTTCTTTTTAAGTAGAAATACTTGTGAAAATCTAATAGCAAATGCACAATCAATAGATGGTGCAGGAGGAAATGCAAGAGATTTATGGAATGAAACTGGAGCTTTATATGATCCTAGTGTACCGGCATTCACAAGTAACGTACCTTCAGTTTCATCTGAATGTTTAAATGGAGCTTGGTATTGTGTAACGGGAAGTAAAGGTGGAAACACTCTAGCTCAATATAGCAGGACTGCACCATTTTGGAAAAATATTGGTTCAGTTTGTCCAGCACCTAAGAAAACATACAGTGACCCAAGTAGTTTAGAAGTATAAAAAAATAAAAAAAATGAGCAATTGTACAGACAATCCATGTGATAAATTACCTTGCGGGTGTGATCAAACAGCTTACACACATACGTGTGAGTTATCAAACTGTAACACACCTATTGAAAGATGTGAAGAATTACTATGCTCAAATTGTGTTTCTCATTGTTATGATAAATTTAGCTATACTGTAAATGGTGCTAATGATATTATAGTAGAAAATGGAGAAAGATTATTATCAACACTACAAAGAATGATTATATCAACTGCAGGTGGAGATTGTTTTACAAAAGCAGCAGTTGGTGTAAGAACTTCTGGTATAACTGCTACAAGTATATTTGTTACATGGACTGCACCGCAAACACCAGCAGCTCCTACTTATACTGTTCAGTATAGAGTAGCAGGTACTGCAACATGGACAGATGCTGTTACAGGTTTATCTGCAACAACATTTAGTTATAACATAGCTTGTTTAACTGCAGCAACTGCTTATGAATTAAGAATAATAGCATCAGATGCAAATTGTCCTTCTGTGACTATTTATGCATCAACATTATAAAGAGACAAGAAAGTGAAGGTTTATTGGTTTTCCAACACTTAATTGTATGAGGCCTGGGGTTAACACCGGGCCTCTTTCTTTTTTGTGAATAAATTTTTTTGTATCTTTGCTTCATATTAACTAAATAAAATTATAAATGGATTCATTATTTGACAAGATTAAGGCATCATTCAAATGGAAAAAAACATCAGACTATTGTGCAGAAAAATTAGATTTAACAATAGAAGACTATGACAAACTAAAAGACATAGTAAAAGGACAAGATCTCCTAGAAAACTCATCAACATCATATGAGTATAATTTAGAAAAAGGTGAAGCAAAAATGGAAACAATAAGTGCTTCAGAACCTAAATCACCAGAAGAAATAATTGATATATTAAACATTGATACAACACAATGGAAACTATCTAGTTATTGGAATAAACAAATGGGAGATCATTGGAGAGTTTCTGCAATGGTTACAAGGCTAAAAGATAATGAGGTAGATAATGTAGCTGAGTTATTAAAAGGTTTTAAACCAAAAAAACATAATCTAGTTAAAAGAATAAAAACTCCAGGTAAAGTAAAGACAGCTGGAGTTTTGTCATTACAAGACATACACTTTGGTAAAGAAGGTAATGAAACTATAGACCAAGATTTTGAAGAAACAATAATTGATTTAGCAAATAGAGCTACAAGAGCTCATCATCTTGAAAAGCTGTATTACGTCATAGGAGGAGATCTAATCAACATGGATACCTGGAATGGTAGTACCACTAGTGGAACACCTTTAGACAACTGCTCAACAGCTACAGAAGCTTATATGCAAGCTTTTGATGCTATACAATGGAGTATAAATTATTTAAAACAATTCTGTGATGAATTACAAATTGTATATATACCAGGCAATCATGATAGGTTATCTTCTTTTCATTTAGCACATGCTTTATCTAAATGTTTTAAAGACAAAAAGATTATATGGGATGTAGTATATCTAGAAAGAAAAGTATATACCTATAAAGATAACTTTTTTGCATTTGAACATGGAGATGTAAATACTAAAAACTCATTGTTATTATATTCTATGGAATACCCAAAACAATGGGGTAAGACTTTATATAGAACATTATATACAGGACATTACCATCACAAGAAAAAAATAGAATATATTACTGAGCATGAGCGTACTGGCTTTATGCTAAAGATATTACCAAGTTTATCACGTACAGATTATTATCATTACCATAATAAATTTGTAGGATCAAGAAGATCTGGTGTATTGTCTATACATGATCCAAACAAAGGTGAAATTTGTGAACTAACATATTCACCCAATTAACTTGAATAACTCCTCTTTTTTTTGTAAATTATAATGTATGTAATATGATAAGTAACTTTAAAGGACCAGATTTAAATAAACCTAGATATAAAGAAAAGGTTTTGAATCTATTAAACACAGATACATTAACAAGATTTAAAGATAAAAACCCAATGTATTCAAGTGTAGATAATGTTAAACTAAAAAAAGTTATACAAAAGTTTAACTCTAAAATTTGGGAAACTGTTATAAACAACAGAAACGGAGTTGAATTACCTGAATCTTTAGGTTACTTATTTATAGGAAGTTGTCCTGCTGCAAAGAAAATAAATGTTGACTATGCCCTATCTAAACAATATGGAAAGTTAATACAAAACAAAAACTGGGATACAGATGGTAATGTAGGAAAAATATTCTACACAAATTATTCTCCCAAGTATAAGTTTAAGACTAGAGAGTTATGGCAGTTTACAGCAGTAAGACAATTTAAAAGAGCAGTAGCAAAGTTTTATCCAAAAAATTGGAAAAAGTTTGTTACTATGAAAACAAAGATCAGGGTTACTGATATGTATAAAAACAAAAAGAAGTAATATGACAACAATAGGTGAAGCAATATCAAGACTCAGAGGAGCTCTTAAAGCAACCTCACAAGATGCGTTTGTTACAGATAGATACCTTTATAGTCTTATATTGAAATACGCTCAGCTATTAATGAGAAGGCAAGATCACTCTAACAAACTTATGAAGTTTAGCGCAGTATGGCAAACTTTACCTCATGTAGAATTAGTAGAAGTAGATAAGTTAGAAGCAGGTTGTGTAGGTATTTCTTCAGGACAAACTATAAAAAAGAGCAAGCATAAGTTACCAACATTCATGCAAGGTTATTGGGGCCCTTTAGTTAGAACTGTATCATCATTAGATGGTTCTACTGAAATACAACCAACAACTCCTGGCTCATACGTTTCTATGTCTAAAACAACTACATTTAAATATAATAACACTAAGTACTATTGGTTTTTAGATGGTTATTTGTATTTTCCAAATATAGAGTGGGATGCTGTTAAATTAGAAGGTGTGTTTGAAGCAGACATATCTTCTTGGACATGTGATACAGAAGATGACTGTACTCCAAGGTATTTACAAAATATGTATATACCAGAATTTTTATTTGCAGAAATAGAAAATCAAATTTTAAACATACAGTTTAATACATTAAAAGTTACACCAGAAGACTCTCATAATAAAATAAATATAAATAGACAATAATGGCAGTATCACACAAATATAGAACCTTTAATCAGTTGCTAGAAGATGTTACTGTTGATTTTAGAACTTACGCATTAGAAGGTATGATAGAACCTCAACAGTTAATTAAAGTTGCTGTAAGGGTTAATTATGATTTAGGTCTTAGAATACAAAGAACAAAAAATGCAATAATTGATATAGAAAACAGTAAAGGTAAATTACCTTCTGATTTTAATGTATTAAATTATGGATCACTTTGTGGTACATATCAAGTAAAGACAACACAACCTAGCGGTACAAACACTGAAGAAGTTATAAAAGGAACATACAAGCCAGAACCAGGATACAGTGGTCCATGTGATGATCCTGCTGCTAATTGTACTAACGTTTGTGTAGTTAAAAAGGATTGCGATGACAATGAACTAATGTTAGTACAAAAGATTAGCCCAGATAGTTATAGAGAATATAGTTATATGATACCTATAAATATTGTGGATAATCAAGGAGATAGTTGTAATGAATGTCCTATATATAAAGGAGCAGATGATGTTGAAATTAGAGATGGTTTTTTTATAACTAATTTTAAATCTGGTAAAATATATATAAGTTATCAAGGGGCAATGGAAGATGACAATGGAGAACTTCTAGTTTTAGATCATCCTTATTGTAATGAGTATTATGAATATGCATTAAAAGAAAGGATATTAGAAAACATGATGTTTGCTGGAGAGAATGTAGTGAATCAATTATCATTTATGCAACAAAAACTTAGAGCTGCTAGAAACAATGCTTTGACGTTTGTAAACACTCCAGACTTTGCACAATTAAAGAAATTATGGGAAAAGAACAGAAAAGCTCAATACCATAATTACTATAACATGTTTAAGAGTGTAGCTACAAACGGATAGAAAATGGCAAAGAAGAAAAAACAACAGCAACAACCAAAACCTAAAAGTACTTCTAGTGTTTTTACAAATACTCCTATGAAGGGTATGATTAAAGACACACATGATGGCTACCTTAATAAAGATAATTGGTCACATGCTAGAAATGCTATAAATAATTCTGTTGATGGTGATACTGGAGTTATAGGTAATGAGCCTGCAAACATACTGTGTGCTAACATACCTTATACTGTTATAGGTGGAATACATCTTTATGGTGATAAATGGATAATTTACTCAACAGATAATGAAGGTACATTAAATGATAAGTCTTCTGAGATAGGAGAGTTTGATGACAGCACATGTACATATAATACATTAATAAATGATTCTTGTTTAAACTTTCACAAAGACCATTTAGTTATAGGTGTTGCAAAAGAAAATTTTGATTGTTCATGGCAAGTATATTGGGATGATGGTAACAATCCTTCAAGAACTATTAATTTAAGTGATATACCTTTTAAGAAAGAAATAGCACCATCAAGTACACCTGCATGTACTATATATCAAAATATTACACCATTACAACTTGACTGTGAAAAAATTAGATTAGCTCCATTATTAGATACACCAAATTTAGAACTAACAAAAGCTAGTGAGGGAGGACAACTACCTAACGGTATGTATCAAGTTTTTATTGCATACTCAATCAATGATCAAATAATAGGTGATTACTTGGGTGCATCTAACATGCAATCATTATGGTCTCATGAAAATAATCAGGGTTCTTTAAATCTAAAAATATCTGGAGTAGATAAAGAGTTTGAATGGATGCAAGTTGTAGTTAGAACAAGAGTACACAACGGTTTTACATCATATGTTTTAGGTTATTATAGTACTGAAACTACAAATCTTAACATTGATTATTTAGATCCTGATCTTACAAAAGTCAAATCATCAAGATTACTTTTAAGAAATCCTGCATATGAAAAATCATCAGGAATGTTTGAAGTAAATGATTATTTAATTAGAGCACAACCTACAGAACAATTTGATTTTAATTATCAACCTCTTGCAAATAATATAAAAACAGAATGGGTTTCTGCTACTTACCCAGCAGAATACTATAGAGAAGGAGGAAACAAGCCTACATTTCTAAGAGATGAAGTATACACATTCTTTATAAGATTTATATACAACACAGGAGAAAAATCAAAATCATACCATATACCAGGAAGATCTGCAACAGGAAATGAAGTTTCTTTAGATTTAACAGCTAACTCATGGGATGGTGTAGCTCTTCAATACAAAACACAAAACACTGCAACATTTACAGCAACTACAAATGTAGTTTTACCTGACGGAGGAATTATACAATCCTACGGTGATATGGCATATTGGGAATCTGGTGAAAAATATCCAGCTACTGATCCTATAAGGTACAATAATGGAAGTATGGATTTATGTGGTATGCCTATTAGACATCACAAGATGCCTGATGAAAATACACACGTTACAACTAGACTGTCAACAAATGGTGCAGGAGGTACAGGTTCTACACATATACAAATAATAGGTGCTCAATTTTCTAATATTGCTGCACCGTTAGATAATAGTGGAAATGTAATACCTAATATTGTAGGATATGAAGTATTAGTTGGTAATAGAGACGGTAACAAATCTATTATTGCAAAAGGTATTATAAGGAATATGATGTCATACGAAAGGTATGAACATAAAAGAAGTTTACAAGCAGGGGCAGGTACAAACTATTACAGTCCTCTTGGTGATATACAAAATAGCCCAACATCATTTAATGGTGGTGGACCAATTGCTGCTGCAAATGCAGATATTGCTGCAGCTACTCCTAATGCTTTAGGTGAAACAGATATACAATATGGATTGATGGCAAACTATCCATATAATGATATGGGTATTGACCCTTATCTAATATACAGAGGTAATGGTGACGTGCGTGTAGAAGAAGCTCCTTGGTTAAGTGGTATATTTGGAACAGAACCTATAGAGAGTAATTGGATAACAGGAACAGGATCTTTATTAAAGCCTACACAAGATAACAGTATACACATGACTCAAGATAACAGAGGTATGGCTGAGTTTACTTTTGATCATCACACATTCCATTCTCCAGATCTTAACTTTACACACATGTATCTTGCTCCATCTGAGATGGTAGTATATAAAACTTTAATTGGAAAAGCAGAAGGTAACTTTAGAAAATCTGAAAAACATCCAGGAGCAAAACTATTAAAAAACAAAGCTGTATTAATAGCAGCTATTATTGGAGTTGGTTATGCACTTAACCACATGAGAGGTAAAAGGAATGTTAAAATAAATACAGCTAGATCACAATCAACAGGGGAAACAATGGCAGTAGGGTCAGGTATGACACCTATGCCAGGTACCGGTACAGCTGCAGCAGCAGTAAACGTATTATTAAATTTACCAGGAGTTGTTGTTGGTGCTGTAGCAGATATGGCATTTAATACTGTTGTGGATGTAGCTTCTGTATTTGGTGCTGGTAAATTAGCAAGACAGATTGGTACTCCTATATACCAAATGATTGAGACTGGTACAACAGGACTTATGGCTGGTCATATTGGTCCTAATAAAACTATTGAATATGTAGGTAGTGATTTTACAAGTGTGCCTACATTATTTTCAATGATCACGGGTGTACTAACATTCCTTAACTATGTAGCTATAGGAGGAGATAAGATTATAGATCTTATTCTTAAAATGGTGAACTATCAAGACTATGCTTATAAATATAATAGTCATGGTTTTTATAGTACTTATGTACCTTTTGCAGAAGGTAACTGTAACAACGCTTGGACAGGGTCAACATGTACAGCTGTATATAGACATCAAATGAAATCTGCAAGATACATAAAACCAGGTCTTCAATTTATGGGAGGAACTGCAATAAACAATCTTCACAGACCTTCTACAGTTGTTTTAAATACTAACACTAAAGTTGATTCACCTGGTCATTACGGTTTACAAGATGATTCAAAATTTGTTATTGGTGGTGGTCAATGTGCAGGAGATGGTAATCACTCATTAAGTTGGTGGACACCTACTGGTTTAGCAACATCTAATATTTCTGCACATTACGTTGGATTAAAAGTAGACAATGATTCACAGTATGGTCAATTAGACAGTATTCTATTTACACCAATGTCACAACCGTTTAAATTTTCTGACTCAGCGGCTGATATAGATGCTAATACTAGATTTAGCACAGGACCTTTATTTGGTGGTGACACATACATATCAAGATATACAGAAAAAGTTACAATGCCTTTTTGGTATGACTTTATGAAAGACTTACCTGACGGAAGTCCTTTTGATTATAGATATTATTCTAATGTACCTTTCCCAAGATATTGGATGAATACGGAAAAATACCGTATGGATGAATTTGTAAGACCTTTAACAAATCTTACATTTAATTTTGATGAAGCTTTTCCATCTGACATGTATCACTTAGATCAACCTACTGAAATTGATTGTGATGCTGGACTAATTGGTACACAAGATGCAAGTGGGGGTACGGTTGCAAATTATTATGAACCTGGTAACTTCCATTTACAAGTAATAAAAGTTCCAACATCAGATAACATAATTGCTACTTTAAGTAATAGAATTAAAAGTCCAACGTGGGAAATAGCTGGGGTTGGTAAATCACAATTCATTAATCATCCAGGTGAACAATGTTCTTGGTATCTTGCTGCTGGTGTAGACTGTCCTTCTAATCAAGTACCACAACAACCAGTTGAACCACCAAGAAGAAGAGAAGTAGCAATAGGTATTCAAGGTAGACATAGAAGTCATAACCACTCTACACCATTAATTGATTGGGGTGGAGGTAGTTGTATATCATCTGGTAAAGATGATTGGTATGACTTTGCTAATCCTGGAGATGATGTTTCACCACCAAGAACTACAGATATAGATGGTCAAGTAAGAACGTTTAAAGCTTTATATAATTGGAATGAAGGTAAATTTATGTATCCTGTAAGTAATGGATTACAAGATAATACTTATGCACATGGTGGTATTATAGGTAATCCTGCTTATAATGCTACATGTCATCATAATGGATATTGTACAATGGGTGGAACTTGTACTGCTGCAAACGGTGATCTTACTTCTTTTGCTACTGCGGCAACTTGTACAGCTAACGGAACATGTAGCAATCCAGTATATAATCTTGGATCTTGTAGTGTTTCAGGTTATACTACATCATCAGGTTGTACTAACGCAGGTGGTGTATGGACTACTGCTCAAGCACTTTGTACAGCTGCAGGTGAAACATGGACAGTTAATACATGGTCAGGTGGTTCATTTATTAGTGAATCAGCAAAAACACTTAGAGATTGTAACTTAGCTGGAGGTGCATGGACAGACAGTTGTATTCCTGAAGATAATCCACAAGATTTTATATTCTATAGTAAAAAACAAAAGAAAAAAGAAAAAGGGTGGTTTTCAGGAACTATCGTACTTGATACAGGATCATTCAATATTAACGGTAATGCTACGGATGCTGGTGGTTCAAATAGTGGTAGTTGGACAGACTGTGATGGAGCTGGTGCAAAATTTTGCAAACCGGGTGATGAAAATAGACTTGCAGGATTAGATCCACAAGATTGTCATAGAAATGTTCACACGTTAGTTACTAAAGGTGGAGCGCCTCCTAAGACTTCAGATATTGGTGATGATCAAGATAACTATAGTGCAACAATGAATGACAATAGTAATAATCCTGTTAAGAAAACAGGAGGACTTTTTGTTGAAAGCACAGGTTATATGTATACACATGTTAGTGGTATACAAGATTTCTTTGTTGAATCAGACATGAATCTTTCATTTAGAGATTGGGAAGACCAACCAAGAAAAAAACATTATGATTATTTAGAATATACAGACATACATGAATTATTCCACGTAGATCATATTAAGGGTGATAACTATTATAAGTATGATAAATCTCTTAATACAAGAAGATTCTGGACTGCATCTTTTGGTAACATACAAGAAAGATATTATGATCCTTACGTATCTGAAACATGTTTTACTAAATATCCAAAAAGATTATTATACTCTTTACCCTCTGTTGGAGCACATACAAAAGAATTACAACAGTTTAAAAGAGATGAGAAAGCAGATCATTGGAGAACATTCCTACCAGAAAATTTTAGAGACTTTAAATCTAAAGTAAATACAATTGTACCAACAGGTAAAACAGGAGCAATAATATTATTTCCTACATTGTCTCCACAATTATTCCAAGGAGTAGACCAATTAAAAATGGAAAGTTCTGGTAATAAATTAACAATAGGAGACGGTGGTTTATTTAGTCAAGCTTTTCAAAGCATAACAAATTCTAATGTATCTCATGAATATGGATCATGTGAAAGCGCTAGAAGTGCTGTACAAACACCTGCTGGTTTATTTTATGTATCACAAGCACAAGGTAAAATATTCCAATATGCAGGTAAAGGTTTACAAGCTATATCTGATATGGGAATGAAATGGTGGTTTAACAAATACTTACCATCTCAATTATTAAAAGCATTCCCTGGTATAGAAGATTCACCTAGAGCAGTAGATAACCCTGTAGTAGCTGCAGGTGTACAATCTATATATGATCCAATGAATGATATTGTATACTTTGCAAAAAGAGATTATAAGCCTCTTGCAGATAAACTTCCTGATTTATCTTATTTACCTGATGGAAGATTTATGTACTCAGATGCTAGTACACAACAAAGTGTTGAAGTGCATCTTACAGATACAGATTATTTTGAAGATACATCTTGGACAGTTAGTTATGACCCTAAAGCTAAAGCTTGGATTTCATTCCATGACTGGCATCCTGAATTAGCTTTTAATAGCATAAATCATTTCTTAACAACTAAGAAAGGCGTTTCTGCTACACCTATATGTCCTCCTGGATATACATACAGTGCAACAAACAATCAATGTGAAATAGCATCAACTGGTAGTCAAGCTGCAGCAGTTCTTGTAGATAACATACTTTCAACAATGACATCTTCAGGAAGTAATTGTAAACTTGATGTAGTTGTAGCTGTAGATGTATCAGGTAGTGTTGGATATGGTAATAGTGTAAATGCTAACCACAGTGCATTAGGTTTAGCGCAAAATCAATTCGTTGCAGATTTAATAACAAACTTTACACCAGCTATGAACGCAGGTGAATTACAATTTGGTATAAGCAAATGGTCTTCAACTTATGAGCTTATTCAATCTGGTGGTAAATGGATGACAAACAATCCTGCTGATGCTACTGCTGCAACTGATAACATATTTGCTTGTTGTGGAGGTGGTACAACGTTTGAGCAAGGATTAGATGGAGGTTTAGACTTATTAAGTAAAGCTCAGTCAGATACTGCAAATTGTAGTTTAGGTGATAGAACAGGACAATCCGGATATAAAAAAGTATTATTATTTATTACAGATGCAGGAGGTTCATGGTCTAGTACAGCTTTAACAACAGCTGAAGCAGCATGGCCAACTACAGATATATACGGTATACGTACAGTTGCTGGATCAGGTGCTCTAAGTGGAGCAAATGAACTAAGTTATAGAACTACTTTACAACCTGGCTGTGGAACTAGTACTACAACAACAGGGGGAGATTACAACTATACAGCAGCTGGAAATGTTGCATCTTTATCTACTGTAGCGACTACAATCACTAGTCAAGTATGTTCTCCACCACCAGTTTGTACATGTCCAACAGGTTACACTTTAGTAGGAGCATGTGACGGTGTAACTACACCTAACTGCACACAGACAACATGTAGTTGTTCAGGTTTTCCAGGATATGGTACAGCAAGTCTTGTTGAATCAGGAACGTGCGGATCACCAACAGATCCATTAATGTGTACTTGGAATTATGCTGACACAGTAACAGCAAACTATAATGTAGGAGGATTATGGAGACATAACTCAAGAACAGACAAGTTTGCTAATTTCTATGGTATTGATTATCCTTGGGAAATAGATCTTATTGAAACATCTGGACAACAAGTAACTACTCTTAGAAGTGTTGAGTATATGTTAGAATCATATGTATATAAAAATGACGGTAGAGATAGATTCCATGTTTTAGATTTTAACTTTGATGAGGCTGAAATTTACAACTCTGAACAAACATCAGGTTTACTTAAATTAGATCTTTCACCTAAAAACAATGTGCCTTTAATAACAACTTATCCTATTATAAATGCAAATGATATAAGTATACTTTATAGTAAGGAAGAACAAAAATATAGATTTAATCAGTTCTGGGATGTTACAAATGACAGAGGAGAATTTTCTGGTGCACAAAACTCTATATATATAACAAAACTAAATGGTTATATAAGAGATTTAAATATAGCTAATATCAACCTTTTAAAATCATCTTTTGAAAGAAAGAAATTTAGACACTATTATAATCATGTAGTGCTAAGAAGACTAGTATCTGGTGACAAGAAAATGTTACTTAGATTGGAAAACACAAAACTTAACGCATCACAAAGATAATGAATAATAAAGATATATTAGGATATAGTGATGGTTCTCCTTACAGCAGTGAGCCTTTTATAGATATTAATACACCTAACGGACTTATAGATATGTCAAACACAGGAAGACCAATATTAGCAAACGGTGTAGAGCTTGCTCCTTATTCTGGTTTACATAATATGGGCACAACTAATGTAAGAGAAATACCATTAGATAAATTTCAAGGTCCTTTAAGATTAGGTGAAGTTGGTAGAAAATTAACAAACTTTTTTAAACCTAGAAATATTTTTAACTTCAGTAAAACTCCTATGACTCCTATGCTTACTAATAAGAGCTTTACTAAATTTGGAGATCCAGGTGATGTAAGACAATATAACTTAGGTGATTGGACAAACTATATAAATGATGTAAATAATTTACAAAGACCTGCATTACCTTATAGTCCTGTACAAACTAGAAGTCTTTCTATAGGTAATGCTTTAGTTAACAATACAGATAAAGCAGGTAATATAAAATTATCTACACTACAAAATTTTACAAATAACTTAGATAGTAAAGTTACAGGAGCACAAGTACAAGCAGACAAACTATTGTTACAAAGTACAATAGATGATTTAAAAATAACTAACCCAAGTCTTACGGATAAAAGCAAGATACCTTATTCATTATTTGAATCAGAAGTAAATAAAAATATAATACAGTTTCAACCTAAATTAGTAAATACACATGCTCATGTAGGGATGGATGCATTAGGTTACAAAATAAGAAAAAGTGAAGGAATTGGAGCTGTTACAAACAAAACAATACTTTGGCAAAATAATCAAATAGGTAATCCTATTAGTGATTCTCATTTTCCTACAAATGAAAAGGGACCAACTTACGGACATACAAGATTTTTTAGTACAGACAAAAAACTTTTTAACATATTAGAATTACAATCAGATGAATTTCAAAGACCTTTACTAGCTAAACTTAAAAAAGCTGATATACGTATTATTAGTGCTCAAAACAAAAAGAAGGAAAAACAAAACTTAATAGATAATTGGTCTCCAAATGAAAATAGCATAATGCCTCCAAACCAACAGTGGGCAAATTATAAGTCACAAGCAAATGAAGAAATAAAAAGATATGATGATCAAATTAAAAATGCAGAATATGATAGAGATCAAATTGGAGGTTTAATATCAACTAGATCAGCTAATACAAATAAACAAATAAATGCATTAGAAAAAAATCACATGTCAAGGATGTTTGCAGAAACAGTTAAGTATGCAGCAGACAATGGTTTTCAAACTGTAAGGTACCCTCACCAAAAAACAGTAGCTGTTATTGAAGGTTTTACACCAAGTATTGAAGATAAAGATGTATTAGTAAATCCTTGGACACGAAGTAATACAGCTGATTTTGATGTGGCTATTAATGAGTTAAGTACAGGTAATACTTATGGTCATACTACAGTAGCTAAAAAACACGGACCTTTTGTAAATATACCTGATGAAGTAAATTCAGTATACTCTATGGGTAGCAACCCAAGAATAACACATGAAGAAAAAGGTTGGGCTCCAAAAAAAGATAGAAAGCCTAGAATGAATGCTTATGCAGATGATGAAAGTTATAGACAATCATTGTATGATGATGGATGGACTGATGCAGAAATTGCTGATTATAACAGAAATATAGGTCACTGGAAAAATCAACATATATCTTTAGATAATAATGGTAAATACACTATGACTGTAAGAAATGCAGATGGTGATCAATATAATACTGCTCCAGGTTGGGCTTCTCCAAGCATTGAAATACCAGAAGAAACTGCAAAGAATTTACAAGGAGGTTTATATCATATACAAGAGAATGGTTCTTGGCTTTATGTTGGTAAAGACAAAGATGCTGTTACTAAATATACACAGGATATAAGAGAAATAAATCATAAAAAAATAGAGCAGCCAGAAAGGCCGGTATTTAACATAGATGACTACGGGGGTGTAAAATATAAAAAAGACAAAAATAAATTTCTTAAAGATGGTGTTACAGAAAATCCTAATTATAATAAACGTGCAAAAAATAGCAAAGGTGAACTTACTATGGAAAGAAAATGGTCTGATCAACAAACTATTCTAAGAAAATATAATGAAAAGGATTTTAAAAAATATTTAAAATCTACTTTTGGTAAAGATGCAACTTACAAAGTAGTCTATGATGAAAAAGGATATGCTTGGTATGAGTTTGATTTACCTGTTAATTGGAAAGCAGGTGAAGCTCAAATTAAAGCTTATAAGCAAGGTGGTGAAATAGGAGGATATAGATTATCTAAGTTTAATGATGGAGGTGGAGTAGATTATTCTGACGCAGAAGAAGTTACTATTAACGGACAAACTTATTACAGACATAAAGTAAAACCTACTCAAGGTAAAGGTGAAATAAGTTCAAAGTATGGTATATGGAATCAAGAAGCTGTCTTAAATTCAATTAATAGTAAATTTACTAATATAAAAGATCAACCTGATTATTCTAAAATGGTTAATAGAATGTGGGAAGGTGATTACGTATTAGTAGGAGGTCCTGAATTTGAACCACATGTACAGTATACAGAAGACAGAGGATCATATGCTAATTCATTTGAAAGCATTCCGCAAGAAGAACTATGGTCTGCAATAACTGCTATTGGACATATTGAAACAGGCAGCAAAGTAAAATATAAAAGACCAGAAGGTAGAAAATATAAAAACACAACTGATGACCCACAATACTTAGCAGACAATCATCCATTTACAGGTATATATGAAAGTGGTATGGATAATGCATATGGCTTTGTAAGTAGTGCTAATGCTTTAGGTAGATTTGGCATTAAAGAAGTTCTTGTAGACAAATATGCTAAAGACATATTAGGATATAAAGAAGGAGAAGATTGGAGAGGTCAGTATCTTAAGAATAAAGAAGACCAACGTAAATTAATGAAACATTTAATTACGCAAGTTTATCCTGATGAGCTTGTCCAAATAAGACACTTTCATCCAGAGACTTCTGCACAGTATTCAGATTTTGAATTATTAGCAGCTATACACAAAGGTGGTCAAGGTAACGTTAAAAAACAATTGTCAGAGGGTCAATTTTCAGAACAAGCAGTTGTAGGTGATATATCAATGGGAGGATATACAAAAAGAATTATGAACTATCTAGATCCTGATTTAGATATATCTAACTCATCTTTCTTTATGAAAAATAATCCTGCACACAATTTCTTTAAAAACAAACCTAAATATAAGTTTGGAGGTTCTACAAATAAAGAAGAAGTTAGAAATGAAATTATAGCTGACATGCTAGACAATGGAGCTTTCTTACCAAAGTTTAAACAAGGATCAGAAAAAAATATAGAAGGTGTTTTAGGTAACTATAGAATTAATAAGTCTTATGATAATAAAAGACAATTACCTTTTATAGAATATAATAGTAACTCTGAGTCTTTAGAAAACAATAGAATTTATTATGATAAAGATGATGCTGGTTATGATAACTTTAATATTATTGATGTATATACACAAGAAAATGATCAAAAGAAAAGACACAATAGAATAAAAAATATAATTTATAAATATGATCAAGGGTTACAATTAAATCCTATTGAGTTAGAAACAATGAGAGAATTAGGATTATTAAACAATCAACCTAGAAGACAAAAAACAACAGAACAAGTAGTTGTTAAACCTGTTAACAATGGTGTTGATATTCCTTTAGAAGATATTAATGCTTCAAAAGATCTTTACAATAAAAAAGACGGTAACAATAAAGGTATATCACTAAAACATCAAATATCTATTTATTCTAAATTAATAAATGGTATCTTTGACAAAGATGAAAAACTAAAAAAAGTTAAAAGGGTATATGATAGACTAAACAGTCTATATTATAATGATGCAAAGGCTAGTAAGATGACTGTGTTAGACTACATGAAGTCATTAAATAATTAGATAATGTGCTTGATTTTTAGTATATTATAAATGTGACAGTATAACTGTGTAAGAACTATGGCAAGAAAATCAAAAAATAAAAAACAACAAACTTTTAATGTTTACCCATACCTAGGTGGGTATCAACACTTTATGAGGAATGGCGGTGCTTTACCTAAATTTGAAGAACAAGGTGAAACAGAAGAAACTCAGCAACAAAAAATGAAAAGGTTGTATAAAGAACAATTTGGTGATAGAGATAAGTTTAGTTATCTTGGAGGATTAGGTAGAGTAGGCTTGTTTGGCAACATGATACAAGGAGTAGGAAAGTTAGGTAATACTATAGGTGGGGCTTTCAAAAAAGAAAGTTATGACCCAGGAGGAAAATATTCAAAATTTGACCAACAAGGAAATTTAAGATTTGGTAGATCTAGTTTTACAAACACTACTGATGAAAACGCAATGCTACATGGAGATAACTTAAAAAAGTATCTCAGCATGTCAAAAAAAGAAAAAGAAGAATGGGTTAATAGTGGTGGACGTAATTCTGATTTATGGTGGTCATTAGATGATATGACTTATGGTAAACGTAACTTCATGGAAAGAAATGAAGACGGTTTAGCAAAATGGGATGGTAGTAACTATAGAGTTGCTAAAGCAAGAAACGAAATGTTTAAAGATCCTGACACAGATGAAAGTTTGTTTAGTGTAAAACAAAAAAACAAAGATGGCACGTTTACTTATTTTAATGAAGATGGTACTGTAAACTATAATAAAGACGGGCAAACTCAATATGATGTAATAGAAGAAAGCACTGGTCCAGGAGGTTTAGCTGATGTCAATGCTGGTATAATGAATTTTGATTTTGATGTAGAAGGAGATAATAAATTAGTAAGCTTTGATCAAAATACAAATCAAAAAATTACTACAACAGATCCTGAAGGTAATGTGACTGAAACAGAAAATAAAGTAAGTGGAACAACTCCTTATGATCCAAATAAAATTTATGGACCTTACACAAAAGAATCTGAAACAGTAGAATCAAGACAAGAAAGAATAAATAGAGAATTAGAAGAAAACAGTGGGAATGATGAAACTTTAAGATACGGTAAAGAGCTTAGAGGCATGCTTACAAGATATGATGCAGGTGGTGATGCTGCTGATAATATGAATGACAGCACTGCATACTTTGATCATGATAGAACTGACGTACCATTCTATGAGCATGGTGGACCACATGAAGAAGGTGAAACAAATTATCCTGGTCAAGTACAGCTACCTGGAGACATGGTTGATCCTGCAGCTAATTTTACACCTCCTACTAGTGATCCTTTTGCACCATTACCAGGGTTTAACGGACCTGTAAATCTAGAAGCAGAATCAGAAGAGATTGCTAATTTTGAAAGACCAAACTTTGGTACAAGAATAAAAAACTTTCTACAAGGTAACAATGATTTAAACAAACCACCTACTCAAGCTGATGTTATGACAGATGACATGGTGGAAAACATAGATAAACAAGTAGATCCAAATGCTCCAAGAGTATTAGACCCTACTAGTCAGAATGATATGCAGGGTGTAGCTACTGAAGAAGAAAAAGACATGGGTATTGATGTTAACTATGGTGATACTAAAGGTCAACAGATACTTAATAAAGCAAAAGAAATTAGTAAGACAGGTGCTATTGGTGCTGGCTTAGATATAATTGGTGGAGTATCAGAATTTGCTGTAGATAAATTAACACCAGTTCTATCAAGTTTTGCAGAAGGTCAAGATAGACATGAGAATAAATTAAAATCTAGATCTAGAAGTGTAGAAGATTTTGCACCTATGATGGAAGAAACTGCAGGTACAGGTAACAGAGGTTTTTATGATGTAAATAAAGGAGGCTATGGAGATGACCTATATGGTACAGGAGAAATATATGGGCAAGCACAACAAGGTAAAGAATTAATGAATGAACAACCTGCTCCAGTAAGTATAAATGATTACATGAAAACAAACATGGATGTGTTAAGATTTAATAAAGAGCATTTAGATAAACAGAAATCTTTCTTAGGTGATTACAAAAATGGTGGAGCTTTACCAAAGTACCAAGCTCTTGGTCAAGTAAGTAATACTAGAAAATTATTTAATTATATAAATCCATTTAAATTTAAACTTGCTGATAATGTATTGTTTAGTGCAGGATCAAAAACAGAACCTTTTACTAAAATAAACATGTTGCAGACAGGGGCAAATAAAGAAAACAACATAGGATTTTTAAATTTAAAATATGACAATCCATTAGGTGTTAGTTCTGAAATGAATAGTGTACGTGAAGAGTTTAGAAAAATGGGTATTGCTACTGCGCTTTATGACGAAGGAGTAAAACAATCTATTAAGCAAGGTTATCCTGGTCTTATAAGTGGTGAGACTTTAGATAGTCCAGAAGCTACAATAAACATATGGAAAAATTTTGATCTTGAAATAATGAATCCTGATAGAACTAGAATGGATAAGATTAAAGGGAGAAATCAATTTGTAGATGCTGGTGATACTGATTTTAGTTCTCTTATAGTAGATGGAAAATATACAGGTAGTCCAGTAAGATTAAAAGGACTAAATAAAAAAGGTAAAACAAAATTAAGTGAGTTTAGAAGTTTCTTTGATGAATTAAGTGCTGAAGATAAAATGATATATCAAATGAATGCACAAAAAGTAGGTGGATTTAAATGGGACATGCATTCACCTCTTGGTAGAAGTATATTAAATGGTTTTAGAACTAAAAAAGTTATAGGTGATGGTAAAACATTTACAGAATATAACAGACAGCCAATATACATAGCAGGAGGTTTAGGTGCTTACAGTCTAATGTCTGGTGACGGATTAGATTCAGAATTACAAGAAAAAGAAAAACAAATATATTTAGAGAAGAGAGCTAAAGAAGAAGGAATGACTGTAGAAGAATTTAAAAAATCTATAGATGATACTTCACGTATAATGAAAACTGATCCTAAACTATATGAATATTATAAAGATTCTGCAGATGATTTGTATAAAGCAGGAGGTCAACCTGGGTTTTGGGCAAACGTTCATGCAAAAAGAAAAAGAGGAGAATCTCCTGATAAAAGTAAAGTCTCTTCAGAAACAGCAAAAAGATTTAATTTAAAATACGGAGCTGAGATACCTGAGTTTTTAAGAGGTGGAGGAACAGCAGCTGAAGGAGCAGTTTTATGTGATGCTTATGATAAACCTGTAGATCCTGAAAAAGCTTGGGCTGCTGATACTGTAAATAATTATAAAGGACCTGGTATGAAATATGGTGGAACTTTACCTAAATTCCAGGGACTAAAAAGAAGTGAGGTTAAAAATTACTCTAAAGCTTGGAATACAAATAAAAGAGACACTAAAGATATTATAAGTACATTAATGCAAGACGGATATAACTCAGAAACAGATACAATTATATCAAGTTATCATCCTTCTATGCCTATAGAAGATCAGCGTCATGGTCAAAGAATGCATAACCTTGCTACAAATGTTAATTCATCAGGTCTTTTACCTTTTATGCATTCATCAAGTGCTAATTTTGCAGGTGAACTAGGTGCTACGTATCCATTTGTTGATGCAACAGGTTATGGTTCATACTTAGCAGTACCAAAAATGAATGAAGGTGGAAACTGGTTTAGTAAAGCAGTAGACTATGGACAAACAGCATTGGGAGCTGCAGGACTTACTCCTGGTCCAGTTGGTTTAGGTGCAGATGCTATTAATACAGGTATATCAGGAATTAGAGCTGGTTATAATAAATTTATTGGAGATGATGAATCAGCTAAAAAGCATACAGAAAACATGGCATTAAACGCTACGTCAATGATACCAGGGCCTGCAGGATGGGCAGCAGGTGCATCAGGTTTGGCAAAAGATATGGCAGGTTATGCTGGAGCAATAGATGATAACAAGAGTATAACTACACAAGTAGCAGATTCTATGCAAACAAAACCTTCTCAACCAACTATGGCTGTAAAAGGAACTGGTGCAATAGACAATACTGCTAAACTTGGAGGAGAACAAGAAGCTGAAATAGATATGGATTTATATTATGAGTTAATGAAAGCGGGAGCTGATATTAAAATTTTAGGATAAAATTATGAAAGTAAAAATAGGAAATTTACCAGAAGGTTTTAAAATTGTTAATGGCAAAGTTGTAAGAACAATGAAAGCAGGTGGTACTGTTAACAATACTTTAGGACCAATGAACAGAGAAGATGCTAACCTTGAAGCAGAAAAAGGTGAAACAGCTTTGACAGACCTTACTAATGATGGTTCTTTTGAACTATATAATATAGGAGGTAAAAGACATTATGATGGTGGTACTCCATTAAATCTACCAGAACAAAGTTTTGTGTTTTCTGACACACGCAAAATGAAATTTACAACAGAAGAATTAAAACAATTAGGTATTGATTCTAAAAAGAAAATGACTCCTGCAAAAGTATCTAAAAGATTTCCTTTAAATAAATACATTGAAATTTTAGAAAATCCTGATTCAGATAAAATAGCTGTAGAAACTGCAGAGGATATGTTAAACAAAAACAAAGTAAAATTATCTCAAATAGCTTTCTTACAAGAACAAAAAAAGAAATTTGCTGACGGAGTACCTTTAGCTGCATATCCTTATATGATAGAAAACGGAATAAACCCACAAGAGTTTGAAGCAAAACTACAACAAGGGCAACAGCAAATGGCAATGGGTCCTGATATGAACGCATTACAACAATTTACAGGAGGCCCACAAATGAGTGTAGGTGGAGGTACAGATAACCCTGGCTTTAGAGCATTACCTGATTTTGTACAATCTAAAATATTAAAGAATGCTGGTATGGGTGGAGAAGAAACACATACAATGCCAGATGGTACAGTACACCCTGGAGCAACACATGAAGAGTACATGGCTATGATGCAACAAGGGCAAAGTAATATGTACAAAATGGGAGGATCAGCTATATGCCCTACGTGTGGTAAAAAATTACCATGCGGGTGTAAATATAAAATGGGGGGATCCCCTTTTGAAGAAAACCCTCTTAAAAGATTTACTGAAGGTGGTGCACCTGAAGAAATGTTAGGAATGCCATCAAGACAAGGTAGGTTATCTGATAGTCAAATTGCTTTGCAGAACATCATGATGTATAGACAAAAGCTTATGGATGAGTATGAATCTACTGCAGCATACGTAAATGATAATCCTAATGTCTTAGCAGATCCTGAAAAAGCTAATGAATTAAAAGCATCTATACAAACAATGGAGACTCAGTTGCGTGAAATAGATATACAAACACAATCTATACAACAGAGTATGATGCAACAAAGCTTGCAAGTAAATCCTTTTGAAGGTATGCGTGGTGTAGAGCCGCAACAACAAATGGCTCAATTTGGTAAAGAATTAACTGGATCAGATGCTTGGGGTTATGGTGGAGATGATGCAGATGGTAATCCTATTATTGGTAGTAGTGAACCTGTACAAGAAACATATAATCCAAAGCAAACTGGTTATGAATCTCATGCAAAAGCATTTGATATTATGTCTAGTAAAGATTTTGATCCAGTTAGAAAACTTTGGTTAGATAAATATAAAGAAGAAGCTGCTAAGAATACTACAGGAAAAAATAGATGGGTTTCAAAAAAATCAGATGGAACAGCATATACGGACGCTGAATTATTTCATATATTTAATAGAATGAATCAATACCTTTCTGCTGTAAATGCTGGAGAAGGTAGAAACCCAGGTGAAGTTTTTGGAAAAAATGCAGCAGGTAATACAGATGAACTAGCTATTAAATATGGATATGGTAATGCAAAACCTACACAAGAAGAGATTAGAATCTTTCAAGGTATGTATAAATCTTTAGATAATGCAAAAATTGAAGATGAAACAGGTTTATTAGATCAAATTAATACTACACCTATAGGACAAGAACAAGAAGGAATGAAGAATGCCCTTGGTGAAAATGTATCTGATGTAGATGGTGCATTAGGTCACACAACAGGAGGCCAGTTTTATAGAGCAGAAAATCCAGATGAAACCAGTACTACTAATACTGAAGTGACAAATGAATGTGATGCAGAAACTAGGGCTAAAATCATGCAAGAATGTAAAGAGTTAAAATTAAATTTTGATCAAAAAACATGTAGTTGTGTACCTAAGCCTGATGATTTTGAAACACCTAAAACTCCTTTGTATGAAACATTCCCACAGGATGATCTTATTGTAGCAACTAAGTCAGCACAGTTAGCAGGATTAAAACAAATAAACCCTGTACTAGAACCTAGTGTTGATCCAACATTAATGAACCCTATGTATGTAGATCCTAGACAACAGCTGTCTGTTATAGAGGCTACTGCAGCAGAAGCTATTAGACAAAACCCAGATCAAGCTACAGCTATTATGAGTAAAATGCAAGATGCGTCTGAAGGAATTATTAATAAACATGAAAATCTAAATACAAAGATTTATAATAATGCACAAGCAATAAACGTACCTTTGATTAATGATGCTGCTGAAGCTAATGCTTCAAAATTTAAAACCTTTATGGATGAAAGTAATGCTTCTGCAGAAAATTTCCAAGTTGCAAATATGGAAATGACAGACAACTTAGTAAATGCTGTTAATGATCAAATGAGTAATGCGGATCAACAGTACATGGAAAATTTAAAAAATCCACAATTCTGGTATAGTCCGCAAGCACATAATATTGAATACTATAATCCAAAAGGTTTTGACGGTAACACTGGGCAACCTACAACTGATAGCATGTTAGCTTATGAGGAGTATAAAGCTTTAGCTGATAAAGATCCAGTTTTTGCTGAGAAGTATTTTGATAAAATATATAAACCTAAGAAAAATCCTGCAGATGAAGTTAATATAACTAGAAACAATGCGCAAGAAACAGTAAAGTATGGAAAAGAAACTTCACGTAAAAGAGACTTACTTAGAAGCAAGAGAGAATTAAGAAAATGGATTTTAGGATACAAATAAATATTAAAAGTTTATAAATATGAATCCTATACATCATAAAAATTTAGTAATTTTGTAATATGGCAACTTACCTACCAAATGTAAATAAATACGTATCTAAGACGGAGTCTTTTACTCCTAATTTTAAATTCATTTCTGACGCATTAGCACAGAGACAAGACAGATATGATACTAACTATAGAAAGATGAATAATCTTTATGGTAGTGTTGTTCATGCTGATCTTACTAGACAGGATAATAAAGACATTAGAGATAACTATGCAAAAGAACTTGCACCTAAACTACAACAAATATCAGGAGTAGATTTTTCTTTGCAACAAAATGTAGATGCAGCTAAAGCATTATTTACACCATTCTTTAATGATGATAAAATGGTTAGAGATATTGTATTTACAAAAAGACATCAATCAGAAATACAAAAATTTCAAAATTGGAGACAAAGTAATGATGAAGAAACAAGAAAGAAATACTGGGATGAAGGTGTACAAAACCTTAATTACAGTTTAGCTGATTTCCAAAAAGGTTCTAGAGATGATTCTATGAACGTACAATTACCAGAAGCTGTAGAAAACATTAACCTTATTGAGATGGGTATAAATGCTCTTAAAGAATTAGGTATAAGTGATGAACAAGTTAGCTTTGATGCAACTGGTAATTATATGATTACACAAAAAAATGGTTCAGCTTTAACTAAAAGAGCTATAGGTAAAAATGAAAAAGGTGATATGGTTTATACAAACCCTGCTCAAGAGTTAATTTTACAAATGACTATGGATGATCCTAGAGTACAAAGATATTACCAAACAAAATTTTATGTAAAAGCTAGACAGTTCTATGAAGCTAATGCTGAAAAGTATGGTGGTGAAGAAGCTGCTAAAAAAGTATTTGCTGATGATATGTTATCACAATACTTTCAAGATTATGAAAAACAAAAAATTGGAAAAGAAACAGAAGTAAAGACTGCTACTGAAGCCAAGAATGATTGGGAAGCATATAGAAAAAAACATGGAAATTTTGTTCCAGGATCACAAGAAGAATTAGATTATAGTAGAGCTAAAGAAGAATACATACTTATAAAAAATGGCAGAAAGTTAGAAGATAAGCACCATGGTTTAGTATCTGGTGAATCTGAAAATATAGATGACATGTTTAAAAAAGCTGGTCAAGCTTATATGATGCATAACATAAACACTGATACAAGAGAAGCTGCTAAGTTTTATTCAATGATTGATGCAAAACAAACTATAAAAGCTGACGAGTTTGCTTTAAAAAACCATCAGCATAAATTAAACATGATAGAAAAAGAATTTCAAAATGCTTTAAACATTATGAAAGATAAAGGTTGGCAGCAAGATCAAAATGGTAATTGGGTGCCATTACCTTGGGCTGACTTAGGGGGTAACAATAGTAATAATACAGAAGGTCAGGATGTTGGAGTTAATTATTTTATGGGAGGTCAAGGCACTGATGTTGTAGCAGGAGATGCTGAAGAAACAATGCCGGTTGCTGATGGTGAATCAGATCCTATAGCAGATAATGCTGTTGCAATTAATAATAAAATTCAAGGTATTAATGAAACAAGATGGAGCTCTATAGAACAGTATTATTCTAGAAAGTCTGCTGACATAAGTGATGATGATAACACTATGATGGCAGAAGGTATGAAAGTAGATGGTCAACTTTTATCATGGAAAGAAGCAAGAGAATATTATTTAGATCCTGCAAATAAGGATAAATTAAAAGAACTATATAATTCTGTAGAAAATGTTTTAGATGGTAATACTACAGGACCTGGTTTACAAAAAAGTGATCCACAACTTTATTATCAATTAAAAAAGAATAAAGGTAAAATTGAATCTGATGCTGTAGCAGTGTTTGTAACTAGAGATAAACAAAATGAAATTACACAAAATGTAATTGATTTATTAGTTGCTAACAATGAGATTACTCCTGCACAAGCAAATTTATTAAATGCTTATCCTTTATTTAATAGACAAGGGGAAATGCAAGAGCCAGAAGAAGTAGTAGGTAAAATGCAATCAGATTTTACAAACTGGTATAAGGAAATAGAACCTAATTTACCATTCTATAGACCTAGTCAATTATCTAATCAAGAAACAGAAGCATATGAACAAGTTGCTAGACAATTTGGTTTTCAAGGTGTAGATGCTTTATTAGATGCTTTATATCCTTATAACGTCCGTACAGGAGATAATATAAAAGTAAACGGTAACCAAGGTTCATCTGGAGTTGTTAGCATTGATTTTGCTGCTGGTAAACACTTTAAAAACATGTATGATGAAGTATTTGGTAGAGACAGTGCAGTAGATCTTTTTAATGATATAAAAACTAAAGTTAATAAAAGGATGACTAATGCTAATGCAATACCAGGAGTTACCTCTTTTAACGCTGCATCAATGCTAACTAATCAAGAACAAGGGGGAATAGGAGGTACTATATATAATAAATACAAATCAGAATATATTAATGGTCAAGTTAATCCTGCAGCTAACACACAGTTCCGTTTATTAAATGAGTTGCTTAAACAACCAAAACAAAACTATAGTGTAACTATAGGAGATGCAAGTGGAGAATATACAGCGGAAAATAATCCAGAAGCATTAACTATATTAGATCAAATAATTAAAGATACAAAAAGAAAACCTGGTGATTTTACTAAAGGTAAAGGACCTAATGTAACTTTAACTTGGTCTGAAGTACTAGGAGGTCCAGAAGGTAAAGGTAATCATAGTGGTTGGGTTTTAACTTTAGGAAACGATTATGCAGATCATTTAGAAACTACACTAGGACCTATATTTGATGTAAAAGATAATAAGATTACTGTATTTGCTAGTAAAGAATTTGGTCAAAATAATCCTAACGCTGTAAAAAATACTTATGTATCAGCTACAGAATTTATGGTTGATTTAAACAAATCTAGAATTATAGAAAGTGATGGAGGTTCAGTAATGTTTTATAGAAACAGCAATGGTCAAATGATGCACAAGTATCGTTTAGCAACTTATAATAAAGAATTAGGGCAACTAGAATTATCAGATTATAGTGAACCTCAAGTTATTCCTGCTGGTGGATATGCTGTTGATCAAGTGTATGAACTCTATGATCAAAGATTAGATCAACAAGAAATGACCAATCAAAGTGCAATTAATGCACACAAAAAAGAAAACCAACAAAGCAAATAAATAAGAGCATGGCAGAAGAAAATCAAAATCTGAATCAACCAATGCCTAATGATGTTATGACGGGAACTCCTGACGTAAGCATAGGTACAAACAACTGGGAAGATATTAAAGATTCTTTAGTGACAGGTTCAGAACCTGTAGATAGTTATGAGATAGAAGGTTTAGAAAATGCTGTAAAATTGCATAACATGGTTTCAAAATTTCCTGTTATACAGTCTACAGTTGCAGATGAACCAACTGCTGAAAGCGCAAGAGATGAAATTCTTGGTGGCGTTGTAAATCAGGTTATGGGTAATATTGCAAGAACAGGTTCTCCTAATGAAGTTCAACCAGTGCGTTTTGGTTTAAAAAGTTCTAATTTTGATAGGTATTATAATCATCCAAAATTTAATGAACTAGGATTTCATCCTTATGCTGATAATGAATTAAAATATAATGAAACATCTTCATGGTGGGATGAAAACAAAAGAGCAAGAGGTCAATTCTTAAACGTATTTTCTACAGGCTTCTTAAGTACTTATAAATCTTTAGGTGATCTTATGGCAGGTAATTATTTATCTGGAGACCAAGAGTCAGCAGAAAATTTTGCTGATGCAATGAGAATAGGTAATTCAACTCAAGAAGGTGCTGGTGCTTTCTTTAACAATCTATTAGTAAACTCTGGTTATACATTTGGTATAATGGCTAACATAGCTGTAGAAGAACTTGCATTAGCTGGTTTAGAGTTAGCAACTTTTGGTGGTGCTACACCTTTAGTAGCTAGTAGAACTGCATACAATGCTGTTAGAGGTGGTAAAGCTATAGATAAAATGTTTGATGTTGGTGACTATTCTAATAAAAGTAGGAAGATGTTAAACCAAATGAAAAGTCTTGATTGGACAAAAGATTTTTGGCAAAGGGGTGGAAAATGGGCATCTAATGCTTTAACACCTAATACATATAAAGCATTAAAAAATATTAATAGTGTACAAAATGGAGCAACTTTACTTTCTAACTCAGCTAAAGTAGCTAAAACATCAGGAGCATTATATAGAGATTTTAGAGCTGTTAACCTTGCTATGGCTGAATCTAAGTTAGAAGCAGGTATGGTTACAAATGATTTGATAGATGAATTATATCTTGAGTTTGTTAATAAACATGGTCGTGCTCCTGTAGGTGATGAGTTAATGAAAATAGTAAACAAAGGTGATGAAGCATCTTTTGTAACTACAATGTTAAATGCACCTGTTATATATTTCTCTAATGCAATTGTATTTGATACTATGCTAAGAGGTTTTAGAGGTACAGGTTCTTTATTAGCTGCAGCACAAAAAGGTATAGGTAGTAGAGTATTAAAAAGCTCTGCTAAACAGATGGGTAAGAATGGTAGCAAGGCTTTTTATGATGGAGGTAAAACTGCTTATAGAAGATTTATAAACAAAGGTCTTTCTGGTAATTTAAAAACATTTGCAGGAGCAGCATTAAATTATGGTCAAGCAAACATTGTAGAAGGTTTTCAAGAACTTACACAAGAAGGTATTGCTGTAGGTGCAAAAGATTATTACCGTAATTTATATAAAGACCCAATGGCTGCAGGTTTAGATGCTATAGCTGCTTCAACATATGCGGGAGCCAAATCACAAATGTCTGGACAAGGTTTTGAAGTATTTATGTCAGGTTTCTTAATGGGCGGTCTAGTAAGAGGACCACAAAAATTAGTTTTTGAAAAAGGACCTGAATGGTATCAAAAGAAAACAGATCCTGAAGGATATGCAGAATATCAAAAAGCTAAAGAAGATTACATAAAAGAAACAGTAGATGTTCTTAATGAAGTATATGAAAACCCAGAAGAGTATTTCCACCCAGATAAAATTAATGCGTTAACACAAAAAGAGGTTAATGAGTCTTTGTTTTCTTCAACTTTTGCAGAAGACGCATTATCTTTTATGGATAAAAAAGATTCTGGAGTATTTAAACATTTATACACAGTTGTTGCTGCAGGTAAAATGCATGAGTTTAAAGGTCAAATGAAAGATTATCTGCAACTTGATGAAAAAGGATTAGCTGAAGCTTTTCCACATGCTACAAGTGAGGAAATAAAATCTGGAAAGACAAGAGAAAGAATTGAAACTATGTTAGATAGAATGGATAACATAGAAAAAAATTATTCTGAACTTAATGATAAAATAATAAATCCTTTTAACCCTAAGAAACATAAGAAAGGAACTAAAGAACACTTTGAAGAAGCAATAAAAGCACAAGCATTTAATCATGCAAAAATGCTAGCAATGTTCACTAGAAATAGTTTTGAAAGAGCTTTAGAAAGATCAAATGAAATATACACAGAGTTGTCTAACAATCCTGTATTAGCTAAGATGGATGCTAATGATATTTCTGTGCTTGCTGACACAGCACAGCTTATTCAAGAAATAAGAATATTAAAATTAGATATTAAAAATACAACTACACCAATTGAAGGTGAAGGTAAAATAACATTATCTGGAGAACAAAAAACATTACTTGAAAAGAAGAAAAAGAAATTAGAACTATTACAAAATTATTTTGGTACATTATCTGATCCTGAAAATATAGAAAAGTATGAAGCACCTGTAGGTAAAGCAGAAGAAAGCGAACAAGATGCTGAGTTTAATAGACTGTCAAATATAATAACAGGAGATGCAATTAAAAAAGTTAGAGAAGATGTACTAAGTACAAAAGTTATTACTGATGAAGTTTCTGAAAGATTAGTAAAGTATCAAGCTGGTACTGCAAATCCATTTGGTGTTTTTGATATAAACAATCAAGACAAATTAGAAGAGGTTGTTATGCCTTATCTAAATGAAATTGCTGGTACTACTAAAGATAATTTTATAAAGTATGATGATGTTAAAGATACTATTATAAAACTTATAGATCACAAAGCATTAAAAGGTAGAGCAGAAGACTATAACAGAATAGTTAAAACAATACTAAACCCTGAGAATCTTGAAAATGTTTCTGAAAAAATTGCAATAGTATTTAAAGAACTATTCTTAGAGAACAAACGTGACGTTAAAGAAAGAATGAAAGCTCACGTAGCTCAAGAAGAAAAAATATCATTCTTAAAAAACTTGGCAGAATACGGAATATATCCAGATGCAGAACAAGCAGAAACTTTCTTAAAAGGAGGAGAAGCTCCCTTTGAATATTTAACAGAAGAAGGTGTACTAACACCAGACAGCAACTTAGAACTATCTGAGAAAAAAGATGAAATATTAGGTCATTACTTAAATCTTAGTGGCAATAAGATGCAAGGTGATAAGAAAAAAGAAAAGAAAGAAGAAGAAAAATCTGAAGAAAGTGATCCTTATAACTTTGAAAACACACACTTTGAAGAGAGTGAAGATGCAGAAGAAATTTCTGAAGGCTCTTTAGGTAAATATTTAGGTAACCGTTATGGAGACGCATACTTAGTTAAGAAGCACAAAGAATACTTAATTAGTAGAGAAGGAAAAAAAGGTAAAACATTAACAGATCATGCTGAATGGTTAGCAGATCCAGTATCACTTAAAGCAAGAAAAGTAGAAAGTGGAATTAATAAAATACACGATAACATTTTTGTTGAAGAAAAACTTGTAGGTACATCTGATAAAACTTTTTATGGATGGTTAGCTACTATGCAAGGAGATCAAAGAGTATTAGACATTTTAAGAAGCGTTGATATTAGCATGTCAGATATTCTAGAAGAAGTTGAAGACAGATCAGAAACTAAACAAAAAGTAGCTCCTTCTAAAGTTGAGTATAAAGTTGTAGAACAAACATACACAGATAAAGATACAGGTGAAAGATTTAAAACTTTTAATGTAGAAGATGATAAAGGTAATGTTGTAAACAAAAAACCTTTTAATAGTAAAAAAGAAGCTAGCTCTGAAAAAAGAACTATAGAGAAAAATAAAAAAACAAAAAAAGCTGAAAGTGCTGCTTTTACTTTTGCAGGAGTAGAATATAAAAAAGGTGATATACTTGTAGATCAAAATGGAGACAAGTATATGGTATTCTCTACACCTAAGATGGTAGAAGATAATGATAACATATACATTAAGAAGTTAGATAAAATTTCTAGCAAGCTTAAAAAAGATAAAATGTTTTTAGATGAAACTTCTTTTAAAGAAATGAACCTAGAAACTGTGTCAGAAGAAAGCTTAGACTATAGAAACAGAGCTAGTAAAATTAAACCACATGAACCGTTAACTATATTCCCTATATATAATAGAGATATAGTAAACAGAGATGATCAAATAGAAGAAGGTGTAACAAGATTACAAAATACATTAAGAAATTTAACTCCAGAGCAATCTAAAAAAATAACTTTTAGAGTTAGTCCTGGACCTAACTGGTTCCGTGCAGAAACAGAAGAGGCAAAACAAAACTTTAAAGAAGCTGTAGATGCTGTAGAAAATGAATTAATTAAAAGACATGGTCAAAAATGGCAAGTTGAAATTCAATTAAATGGAGAAACAATTGGTTTCTTTCAAGGACCTACCACACTAAAGCTAGTAAATAGAAAAGGGCAAAACATAAACCCTATGGAGATTACTGAATCTCAAGTACAAGATATATTTAAAGTATATAAAAATCAAAAAATAGAAGATGTTACAAAACAAGTAAGAGATAATTATGTACAAGCTTATGGTATCTATGATAAGATAGATAAGTTAATGGAAGGTGTAGAGGGTGCTGAAGTCTTCTCACAAAAAGATTTATCTGTTAATGTAAACATAACTGATGGTGCAATGTCTATATCAGAACCAGGAGAAGGAGTAAGCTTTAAAGACTTAGATCATAATTCATTAGCTTTTGTAAATAAAGAAGATCTAATAGATCCTAATGAAAAGCCTTATTATATATTAGATTACAATAGACAATATAAAGAAGACGGGAGTTTACCTACAAGTAAAGTAGAATTTAATGTTATAACTAATGTTAAAATAAATACACCATCAAGACAAAGACTTAAAGAAGAGACTAGAAAATATGAAAATAAATTTAGTCCTAGAAAAAGATTTGGTAAATATATTGCTCTTGTAAATTTACCTAATGGTAGATCTGCTTATGTTAATCTTATTCCGTCAGCAATGACTGAACAACAAGTTACAGGCTTGTTTACAGAAATGCAAAACAAATCTATAGATACTACTGAAAATAATATTGAAAATGGTGAAGTAAAAGCAGTAGGATATAATAGAGCTTATAACAAAGACTTACAAACTAAAGTGTTTATAGGTGCTACACCAGGAGTTTATCTTGAAATGAAATTATCACAAGATGGTTCTTTTAGAATAGACTATTCTGATCTGACTATAAAGAAAGGAGCACCCTTACAAAAAGGTACTTTTCTAATTAAGGCTAAAGCATTCCAAGAGTTAAATGACATACAAGAAGTATTAGACTCATTAAACAAAGAATTGTTTGGTAGTGAAAGTCCAGTAGAAGGTAAAGCACACATTACATTTGAAAGTTTTAGAAATGCTGTACCAAAAAATCCTACTATTGCAGACATACAAAATATGTCTACACAACTTAATAAAGAAGTTAAAAAAGATATAAACTTTTCTTTGTCATCTACAGACAACATTCATGTAACAAAGAGAAAGTTAGCTAAATCAGCACCAAAAGAAATAGCTAAAGATGCTGAGTCAATGACTACAGAAGAAAAAATGGAGTCATATAGAAGTGATCATCAAAACATTGATCCAAAGATATTAGAAGACATTGCAAAAAAACAAAATGCAAACAAAGAACTTACAGATTTAGAGCAAGCTATAGTTGCTCAAAACTTAGATGTACTTGCTGGTTTAAGACTAAAGTTTGCTACAAAACCTGTTTCTCAATCTAATACGGTAAGTGAAGCTACAAATCAAAACGCAGTTAGTGAGATTAGAGATTTAACTGAAAAGATAAAAACAAGGAAAAGACAAATAAGAACAGAAAATAGAGAAAACCCTGAGAATGCAGAAAAATCTAACAGAGATATAAACAATATAGCTGCAGCACTTATAGCTGCTGATCCTGAATTACAACTTCTAGAAGCTCAATTAAGATTAGCAAAAAGTAAAGCTAATAAAATAATAAAAGGTTTTGATGGGCATGATATAGAAGACATAGAAACATTTACAAGATGGGTGCAAGATAACCTGCCTGCAGAAATAAGAATTAATGTTGAAGACTTAACAACAAAACTTAAAGACGGTTATATTACTGTAGGTCAGTTCTATATGCAAATGAAAGATATTTCTAAGGGTATAATGGGACTTGAAGGAGTTATAACAGTAACTAAAAATTCACCATTTAAATATCATGAAGCATTTCATTCTGTATTTAGATTATTACTTACAGATGCAGAGATTAAAAAATATTTAGGAATTGCTAAAAAAGAAGTAAAAGCAAAACTTAAAACAGAAGGAACTACTTTAGATGCAGCTCTTGAAAACATGAGAAAGCAACATGTAATGTATGCTGAGATGTCTAAAAAAGCATTAGAAGAAAGATACTATGAAGAGTATCTTGCTGATGAGTTTGAAAAATTCAAAATGGATCCAAAAAGTACAAAGACTGATTCTGAGAATAAATCAATGTTCCAAAAAATAATAGACTTTATAGTTGAGTTACTTACTGAGTATAGACCTAGACAACTTAATTCTTTATTTAGTGATATAGATTCAGGTAAATATAAGAATGCTTCTATAAAAGAAAATAGGTTTACAGATTCTTATGAAGGAGATGTAGCTTTTAAACTTGAATTATATGATCCTAAGTTTATTGAAAGAAAATCAACAGACGGTGAATCTAAACTAAAGCAAGTAAAAAACTACATGCCTTCTGATCAACTGCATGAAATAGTTTCTGGTATTTCTAATTTATATACAGGTAGATTAGATAAAGCAGAAGCACCTATTGATGCTAAAATACTTCTTGATGAAACTATTAATGATTGGATTGAAATGTATAATCCAGAAAGAGACTTTTATCATGATAGAGGTGTATGGTATGATGACAATGTAGATGAGCTTACTCTTTTATATGAATCTCTTTTAGATCAGATTGGTGATTTAAGAGAACTTGTTAAAAGAAATATATCTGAGTTTGCTGGAATAAATATTGAAGATGCTGATTATACAGAAGTTAATGAAAAAGAAACAGGAGATTATGATAAGTCTGCTGATATGTTTGGTGGTTACTCAGGATTACCTAAACGTTTAAGACATTTAATATCACAAACTACTTTAGAAGAAGAAGATAGATACGGTAATAAATATGTAAATACTGAAACAAAAGAACCACTTATTGTAGGAGTTAATCCAGAGTACGTGTACAATGGACTATTAAAGGTTCTTGCTAATACGCCTAATGACCTTAAGATGTTTCAGAAAGCTTGGTCATTTTCACAAAACAATCACCATACTAAAGAGGTTATAAAAAACTTATTTAGAGAAATAGGCATATTAGAATTTGCACAAAGCGGTGAAATGTTTAAAGAAGATGCTGAAATACCATCACAAGTAAATAACTCAGCATTATATCTTTCATTTATAAAAGGATTTAGAAAATATAGAGTTGACAATATATTTGCACATACTGATACAGATACTGGTGTTACACATTTATATGCAGCAAATAAAAAAGATGATGCTCATGTTACTGTTCAACAATGGGCTGCAGACTTTAACAGACAATATCCTAAATTAAAGCTAGAAAACTCATTAGAAAGAGAAGAAGCAAAAGATGCCTTAAGTGAATTAACTTCAATGTTAAAGCTTACATCAATACCTGAGACTTATAATTTAGCAGTAGAAGTACAAGCTGTAGCAGAAATATTAAAAAATGTTGCTGGTATGAACATACACCAAAATTATATATTATACAGTATATATGATGGTCTAACTACTTTAACAGAAGATCAACAGGTTTTATATGATGCATACTCTTTTGTTGATCCTATGCAAGTTGAAGAAATATCATACATTAGACAATCTTTAGTTTCTGGTGAAAATTTATATTTAGATAACCAAACTGTATATGAATCTGAAGAAGCAGACGCAAAACCAGAATTTGCAAAAGGTGGTGTAAAAGGAAGACTTAGAAAACTAGCATTAAATAATTCACAATTTGATGAAGCAGTTGGTGCCTCAACGTTTATAGATTCAGAAGGAAACAGAAGATATGCTCACCAAGATCCAACACTACACTTAGAAAAAATTGCTGAGATGGAAGGTGCAGAATATATAAACGACAAATTAACAGAAGATGTGTTTTTTGAAAAGAACATGTTATTAAAAGATCCTAAGTTTCAAGCAATGGTTGCTGCAGGTCAAGTTAGAGCTTTACGTATTGTTGGAAGCAAAGAGGGTGCTTTAAGATTAACTGAGTCAGGATTGTCATCAGAGCGTGGAAGAATGGTTGGAGATACAGGTGTAAGTTATGGTAAATCAAAACCAAGAGAATTTGCATTAGACATGATACATGCTTACCTTTTTAACTATAACAGACAATCTCCAGGCAAGACACAAATTGGTACAGATGATAAAGGTTTAGAATTTGCAATAGCTCCTACAAACATAAGAGTTATAGAAGCAAGTAATACTGGAGATTTTGTAGCAGTACCTGTACATAAGATGCTAAACAAAAGTAAACAAGGTATAGAGATTAATGATAACGCTCTAAACATGTTTATAAATGAATTAAAAATTGAATTTGATAGAGCAAGAAAGTTTCACATTGATGAGCAAGAAGGTGTAGAAAATCTAATAGATAAAAAAGAAAGATTAGGTAAGTTACATACTACTTATACCCTGTTGTCTAAATTAGTTACAGAAAACCGTAATATTAAAACAGAACTTCCTGGTATAGGTAAAGACCAAAGAGCTGCAATCACAGACGGAAAACAAAACATATATTTATCTACAGTTGCAAAAGCAGTAACCTCTAATTTATCTCAAGACCAAGAAGGTGTAGTTGATATAGATGGTGAAATGTTTGTAATGAAACATAAAGGTAAATTAAATTTTAATGAGCTTTCAGATGAAGAACAAACAAACTTAATAGATAACTACCGCCCTAGCATTACAGCTATAAAAGATACAAAAGGAGCAAAACAATATAAAGTAACAATAGACGGAATTGATAATTATACATATAGTTCTGATACACAAAGATTCTTTAAAGGTTATAAGGACATGGTTATCTTTGAATTTGAAAGACTTGAAGATTCTGAAACAGTTGAAACTAAACTTGTTGAGTCAGAAGAGACAGGTGAAATAATTGCTGATGCTGTACAAAAAGATTTAACTGCTGTACAAAGAGTAGAGCAAGTAGCTGAATTTGGTATAGAAGGTGTAGAAGAAAAAGATTTATTTGATACTGTATTTGCAGAAATAGGAGGTAGAGAAATTGTAAAAGACAGATTAATGGATGAAGTAAATGAGTTTATCCTTACTCTAAAAGAAATAAAAGCATACCAAAAAGTATCTAAGGAAATAAGAGAAGGTCTTGGTGTATATAAAACAATAAGAAAAGGTACAGACACTGCATACGATAGTTCAGATAATGAATACTATATGGATCTATACAACCTTAGACCAGGTGATCCTGATTTTAACCTTGCACAAATATATCTTAATAACTATATAAACACAAAGTCTTTTAATCAACTTATATTAGGAGATCAAGCATTATCTCTCAAAGATTTTATTGATGCAGTAAAAAGAGCTAAGATGCAAAACGGTGCTGGACCGTCAGCAGCAACAGAAATCTATGATGAAGATCTTGGTGTTATGCATAAGGTAGACCGTATGAGTGCGGTTGTTCATGAAGATTTTGAGTATGAACAAATGTTTAATGAAATATATAAGTCTGATAAAGATAGAGCTAGAGCAAAGGGAGACTTAGCTGATGGTCAGATATACATAACTGAAAAAACATTAAGATATATGTTATTTGGTTTTGGTAAATTAAACAAGGCACAGTCACAAGTTTTAGATGACATTAAAGAAGGTAACATAGCAAAAATAAATGAAGAGTTTTTTGGTACTGGTAATAAACTAAGCCATAAAAAATTAGATATGATTGCTAACTCTTTAAAGATTGTTTACGGAGATGGTAAAACTTTCTTAAAAATGTCTGCTACACTGTTATCTAAAAATGCATATTCTGTACAGGACGTAGATGGTAATTGGGTTGCGAGAGAAGGAAGAGAAGATTTACACAACTTAAGAGTTAAATTAGAACAATTTGAAGAAAAAGAATGGGCAGAAGGTAGAGGTACTCTTAGTATGTCAGTACCTAAATCTGCTTCTAAGATGTTTAATGAAAACATTGTACCTGACAAAATTGATATAATAAACCAAACTCCTATTGATCCTAAATATACAATGGATTTATCTGCAGAATACATGAGACTGCAAATGATTAATCCTTCTAATAAAATAGAAATTGTAGATGCTAGACAAATTAAAAATCTTATTACAAGTGAACAAAGTTTAGATGAGACTGTTATACTTAACGGTCAGGAAGTTTCTGTTAGAGATTTAGTTATTAAATATCACAAATTAGCAGGTGATAAACTTATGAATGAGTTTTTTGCACAAAGAAATTTAACCTTTACTTGGTCTAATGCAATAAGAACATTAGATAAAGTAAAAGAGAATAATAAATTTATACCAGAAAATTCAAAAATAGACGGTGACTTAAGAGCATTTGTTAAATATGCAATAGCAGGTTTAGAAGCTTCACAAGCTAAAACACAAATGTTATCATATTTTGAAGTAGATGAGTTTGGTAATCCAAAGTATAATTTAAATGGACCAATGACTCATGATAAATTTGAAGAACTATTCTTAGCATATTTTTCTAAAGGAATTTTAGCAGGAAAACAACCAGGTATATCTGCAGCTTTAGTATCAGACTTTGGTGTATACACAGTAAAGCAAGTAGAAAAAATAGATGAATTTGGTACACCAATAAAATGGAAAGTTATTAGAAGTAACGATTGGGAAAATCTTAAAAGACAAAATCCAAACAAGTACAAAGCTGTAAAACAAAGAGAAAACTTAGGAGAACACGTATTAAAAGTTGGTGACTTTTATCTTGATAGATTAAGAAGTAACGTTCAAGAATATAATGATAAAGGTGAGTTAACAGGATTAACTTATACTGAATTTATGATGCCTCCTCATTTTAAATCACAGTTAGATAATAATATAGCTTGGAATAAACCATTGCCAGATTCTATTGCTAAGATGTTTGGTATAAGAATTCCTTCACAAGATAAACACTCTGCAGTTAATTTAAAAATGGTAGATTATCTTCCTGTATTTATGGGATCATCTGCAATGTATGCAAGAGAACTTATAGAATTATCTGGAGCTGACTTTGATATTGACAAACTTTACATGCAAATGAAAGAGTTTTATTATAACGGTAAAGACTTTGTTGAGTATGGTAAAGCTAAAGATGACAAAAGTGGTTATAAAGAATATGTAAGATGGGTATTAGAAAACGCTACTAAAAGCTCAGCTATTAGACAAGCCTTAACAAGATGGAATGATTCTCAAAAAACAACACAACCTCTTGGAATAAGCGCTGAACAATATCTTACATTAACACCAGAAGAGCAACTTGCAGCAAGAAAAGAAATAACAAAATCTTCTAATAAAATTGTTATGGATATGCTAGATGCTGTTATGCACAGTAATGTAGCTCTTGATTCTGTTATGATTAACAAAATGTTTGACAGAGCAGAAGGTTTACCTGAAGCATTAGAGTCTATTGGTTTACCAGTTACTCTTGCTGACTATAAAGCATTTAAAGAAGCTAACAACAGAGAACCTTATACAGCTGCAATTAATAACGAGTTGTTAGATGTTAAGTTTGCTTTGTTAGGTAACAAAGGTATTACACAACCAAAAGAAGGAAGACATATTGGTTTATATTTTGAGCCTGCTGTTACTACACCTTTGTCTGACACAGAAAAACAAGGTGGTTTAGAATGGTTAAGAGAAACAATAGGAGATGTTCTTAAAGTCACTGGAGAAAATCAGCTAGATGTTGATAGTTTACTGGGACAAATAGAAGCATGGACTAATAATAAAGAAGGTGCAAGATCTATTGGTAATGTAGTACTACCTAACATGATTATAAGTTTACTAACAGAATATGGAGTAACACTTAGAAATAAAAAAGGAATTTTAAAGCCTAAAATGAATGGTGTAACTTATAACAGTTTTGCACACCATTATGAAATCAATCATGAAACAGGTGAGTCTGATCCACTATTACCAAGAAAACAATTTATCATCTCTGCTCTTATTACAGCAATGACAGATAATGCTAAATTAAGATTAGCAGCTAAGCTAGGTCTAAAAAAACAAGCTCTTGCTAATGTAACTACTATGTTGGGTATGGGTGTAGATTTAAAAACAATTTTATTGACACTTCAGTTTCCTACTATAAAAGAAGCTTTATTTAATGGAGAAAATAAAGACGATATTTATGACCCTGGATACAAAACACTTCTATTTAAAAGGCTAGTTAACATTGAAGAAGTATTACAACAAGATTTACAAAAAACTAAAAAAGAAAATCATACAAAAGTACAAGTTAATCAAGACAACTTGATTGAAGGTATACGTACTATTAAATTTGATAGGTCAGAAGATTTTGTAACATTTGGTTTAGGTGAAGTATCTATAGAAAGTTTACTTTTAGAAAAAGCAGTAATAACAGAATATTTAAAATTTGTTGCAATTACTGATACAGCACAACACATGAGCTCTTTAATAAATTTACAAAACGGTTTAGGTAAAGATTTAGTACAATTTGATAAAACTCAAGAAGCTGCAGAAGAATTAGGGCTGCTTGCATCTAACAAAGAATTTACAGATAGCATTATACCTTTTGATGTACGTGATATATTCTTAAAGAAAGGTAGCATGCATAATACTTATTACACTGTTTATAGAGAACTGTATGATAAATTGTTACCTCAAGTAATGTTAAAAAGAACACCTAAATTCTTAAGCATTAAGGATAAAGTTTTAGCTAATATGAGAAAAGGTGATGATAAGTTTAAGAAAAAAGTTAGCGGTGATCTTGTAAACTACTTAACGCTTAAAGCATACATGTTGTCTTTAAGTAAAAATAAGTATGCAGGAAACACAAGAGAATCATTATCTAACTCTTTTGTCTATGATGGATCTATTTATAAAAACATTGATGAAAATTCTTTAACTATAGAAAAAGTAATTAATAGAGTTAAAGATAGATTAGCTAATGAGAATAAAACAAACTACTTTATAAATAATTTTGTAAGGTTAATCCCGGCTATGCATGAAGATAACAAGTCTGGTATGATAAAATTACAATCTAATACATGGACACAGTTTTCAGATTCTGAATTAATTAGAGTACAAAACAGTATACTAGAATTATTAAATTTAGATAATGGTGATGGAACTATGTATGATGATGTAAAAAACATTGTACACTATTTAGCTGTTATGGATGGTATGAGCTTTGGTTCAGGATCTTTTATTAATGTAATACCAACAGCATTAACTGCAGAAATATTAAACAGTGTAGATTCTGTGCAAGATTTGTTTATGCAAGAAAAAGAAAGAAAAGGTGCATATAAAAACATCTTTGGTGTAGAGTTAGCAGAAATGGTTGAAGAGTTTATAAAAGGTTATTCAACTAGTAAAGCTAATTTCTATAATCTAAATCCTGTATACAAAATAGACACAATAGAAAAAGAAAGCGCTATAGATAAAGCTTTAGGTATAGACAATGAAGCAGAGAGATCAAAAAGAAATAAAAAAGTATTTGAAAATTCTCCTATTTTTATAGATGAAACTAACAAAACTTTAACTATAGATATATTTAGAGGTCTTCCTTTTGAATTTAACCAAAGGGTTAAAAAAGTTAGATTCTTACCTAAAGGTAACAATGATGCAAACTGGTACAAAAGGAACAAACATATAGATCAACTAAAAAAATCAGGATTAAGCGTTACTTACGTTAAAGTTAAAGTTGGAGACACACAAACTTTAATTCCACAAATCATATTCCCTGCTGTAATAAGAAACGGTAAACAAATATACATGTTAGATTCTGTACTAAGAGACACAGCTTACAAAACAGAAGAGGATTTAATGAGCATGATACCTTCTGGTCAAAATGTAGCTTACGGTAATGAAGCAAAATATGTTGAGGTTGACGTTAAAGGTTCTTCTAGCCAAACAGCAATAGCATTTATGTTTGGAGATAGACCAACATCACAAGACATTATTGATTTTGGAAATGACAAAAGAAAATCTTTTGGTGAAGAAATAGAAGTTGATGAAGAGCAAGAACAAAGCGGAGATTCTTTAGGAGGCTTCTTTGGTTTTAATGCAGAGCAAGGAGATGTTAATAATGAAAGAGAAGAATTTGATGAAGAAGATGAAGCTAGATTTGAAAACACAGAAGATCCTACAGAACTATCTGATGAAGAAAAACTAACTGATTGGTATAATACATTAACCGTAGAACAACAATCTAAGTTGGCAACTAATGATGATGTTAGTATTACGTCTGCTAAAGATGTTGTATCTTTGTTAAAGAGACCTAATAAACCTAATGCAGACAGCGTTATAGATCTGCTTAAAAAATGTTATATATAATGGCAAGATGTTTTAATCAAAATACAAAAGAGTACAAAGACTTATTAAAAGTACACGGAGACACTTTTACTGTTGATCTTCTTATTAATGATTGGCAGTCTATGACAGGTAGTGAGTCTATTCCTTCTACGTTAGATGTTGACAATATGTTAAACTCTAGTGATGTTATTATGTCTTTAAGAAGAGACTCATTAGAAAATTCTCTTTTAAGAAATCTTGCTAATAAAAACATTATTAGTAAATATAATAACAGATGGTATGTTAATGTTACAGTACCTGGTGTAGAAAAAGGATCACCAACTAATCTTAAAAATAATGTAGGAAGATTACAAAACTATTTAAGAAATCAAAATTTAGCAAATGCTGTATCACTAAAAAGAACTGCTAATACTTATGAAGTAATAGTAAACAATGACATGTTTACTAAAAGAGATTTAATTGCTGATAGAAGTAACCAAGACTCTACAAAAATAATAGAAGTTCTTAATCATCTTAACAATTTATTCCCACAAGTTAAAGTTAGATACATGACTCCTGGTGAAGCTAAGACTGCTTATGACTCATTACCTAAAGCATCTAAGAGAAAGGTACAGTTTAAAGATATAAAGAGTTTTTATTATAAAGGCAATGCTGTAATAATAAAAGGTAGAGTAACAAAAGACACAGCTGTAGAAGAAGTACTGCATCCTTTTGTAGATGCTCTATATAAAAGTAATGGTAAACTTTTTAGCAACATGTTGTCAGAAGCAAAAAAGACTTTTCCTGAGCTAGCGCAGCAAATAGAATCAGCATACTCTGCTAAGAAAGGGTTTTCTGCAAAAGACAGAGGACAAGAGTTAGTGACACAAGCTTTATCAAGACATTTTAATAATGAATATGAAACCACTCCTTCAAAACCTTGGTACAAATCAATAAAAGATTTTCTAAAATGGTTTAGTGATATTATAAAAGATGTCTATAAAAATTACATGGGTGGTAAGTTAAAACTTAATGTAGGGTTTATAAGATCTGACATGACAATGAGTGAAATGGCTAAGATGTTAAACACATCAGAGTTTGAATTTAGGCTAGACTTAAATGTCATGGGTGATAGGATGGTGCAATATTCTTTAAGCAAAGGTATGCAAAGTCTTGTAGATACAGCTAGAATGCAATCTAACCCTACACAATCAAAAATCATTACTAGGATATTACATCAAGTAGAAGATATAGATGATGTGTTTGATAGTTTAGGTGCAAGCAGAGTTACCATGGACAGTAAGTCAGGTGAATTTGTTGATGTAGATTCTGGAGATATACTAGAAAGTTTAGAAAATAAAGTACACAGTAGCAACACTGATTACTCATATATAGTAGAAGGTATAATGAATCAAGATGATACATTGATAGATCCTTCTAATAACATTAGAGCAATAGCTGCAAGAATAGACGGCATGAAAGAAGATGGTAGTGTAATATTACCAGGAGTTGTTCTTGCTGATCCAGCAAGCGGTATAGCAACTAAAGCTACTGCGTTAAGAATTAGACCAGATGGTTCTATAACTGTTATTTCTATAATGAAAGAAAGTGATGCAAAAGGAAAACAGTCTACATACATAAATGCACAAAGACAAATTTTAGAAAACATAGGGTATGATGTAACTGATGAATCATTTACTATTTTTACAGACAATAAAGGAGCATACACATATACAAAGATGCACCGTGATTCACACAACGCTGAAGCTGTTGAAGAATTAGTTCCTAGTGATATAGATACAGAAAACAAAAGTATTGTAGATGAAATATTAGGTGTTAATAGAAAAGTAGAAGGTGATAACCCTACTGAAGACTCTATAGAAGGAGAGCCTGAATTTTTAGATTCTCCTACATATGATGCTCTTTTTGGTGTATTAAAACCATATAGAAAAGTATTATTAAAAAGAGAGCAAGGTATAAAAACTGCAAGAAATATAGTTTCTATGGATGGAGGTAGAAAAGAAATTATAGAGCAGGTACAAATGAGCAGGTTGATAGTTGAGCAGATGTACGAAAGACCTGAAGAAATAAAAAGAATATATGTAGATGTTATTAAGGATGCTTTAAGACAACTAGAAGAAATAAAAGAATACGCTACAAATCCTGAAAACTTTGACAAGCCTGAGTTTATATCTAAAATATTAAACTGGCAAAAATATATAGAAAACTTTAGAGGTTTGGTAAACTTAACTGAGTCAGTAGGTTTAAACAAATCAGAGTTAAAATATAAAGACAATTTACAAAAAGCTCTAAATGATATTATTGGTATAAGAAAAGCAGATAGTAGTATTGTTGAAAAAGGTATATTTGATATAGCAATTAAAGATTACGTTAGAGAACTTATAAAAAATAACTCTAACAGGAATTTTACACCTTCACAATTAGACGAACTATTAACCACAGCTAGAGATATAAATGCTGTTGAATATCAAAGTGGTGATATGGCTACATCAAGAGATACTATTCTTGCTCTAATGGATAAGCTATACAAAAGGGACAGGCAAAAAGTTCTTGACAAGGTAGAAGCAAGAGCTCCAAGAATTAGAGCAGCAGCTTTAAAGTTAGCAAGACTAAATGCTAGCAATAAAATTGACTATAGCTTTATGTTAGAGTTTGATGATGATGGTAATTTTACAGGTAGATATGTAACAAAAGTTGGCAAAAACTATACAGACAAACAAAGAGAAGTTAGATCAAAACTATATGATGAAAACGGGTTTAGAAAGTATATAACTATAGAGAACAAAGAAGAGGCAACAGATGAGCAATTAAATCATAACAAACAGTTAGCTAAAGACAAAGAAGAATACGGTAAGTTTATGCGTGCTGAAATTAAAACAGAAACAGGCGTAGAAGATGGAGAGTATCATAAATATTCTGATGACTTTAAAGAGGCTAGATCAAAACATGAAGTTTACATATATAATGCTTTTAGTGAAATAGGTAGATGGGTAAAACGTAATGATATATCTGACCAGGAGTACAGAGTGTATTTACAAAAGTATTATGATATACTAGATGACTATGAAACTGCTGTAAGAGAAGAAGGTGTTCCTACAGGTGCAACAACAATGAGAGAAGGTATACCTGTAATTAAAAAAGAGTTTGTTGAAGTTAGAGAAATTAGCAGTGAGGGTCTTGATCTAGTTAATGAAAAGTATAGAAAGCTTAACAACCCAACTACAGAATTACAACAAGCACAACTTGAATATTACAACATGTTTATTGATGTTTATCAAGATGAGCTTATGGAAAAATTACCTGAGAATGTTAAAATGATAGGTAAAGTTCCAGTAATACAAGGAGAAGTAACTAATAAATTAAAAGACAAAAGTAATTTATTAGGTAAAATGTGGGCAGGCATGAAGAAATTTGGTTCAGATCTTATACATCCTAGCACAAAAGTTAAAAAAGTATTTACAGATGAAAACGGAGATATAATTCATAATTCTTTACCGTTATTTTTTACAGGTAGTATTGCAGACGAACAAACATATCAGGCTTTAGTTAATGAGCTAGATACATTGAAAGATAAAATGAAAGATGCTGCTTCACAAAAGGAAGCAAATGTAATAAATAAAGAAATAAAAGCATTAAGAGGTAAGATAAAAGCAATAGAAAGAAAGCCTACACCAACAACATTAAGTATGGACATGACAGATTCTTTACTTAAGTTTAGTGCTATGGCTGAGAACTATGAAACAATGGCTCAAGCTGAAGATACACATTTAGCTATGCTTAAGGTTTTAGAAAACAGAACATACACTAATTCTAGAGGAGATATAAAAACTCTTGATGAAAATAATGAAGCTAAAGATGCTGTAGATAATGTAGGACAAGAAGCTAAAATGGTGCAGAGAGCTAAGAAGTGGATGAAAATGGTGTTCTACAATAATGATCAGGATGTTAAAACATTCTGGGATAAACTTACTAAAGGTCTTATTAGTTATACATCTCTTGCATATGTAGGTACAAACGTTTTTGGTAATATAAACAACTATGCTTTTGGTAGAATATCTAATACTATAGAAACGTATGGTCAACGGTTTTACAGCAGAAAAGGTATGGCTAAGTCTGTAATAGGATTTAATAAAAGAATGATACCAGACTTTATGTTACATTTAGGAAAGGTTGCGCAAGAAAAAACAGATAAAAGTGTCCAATATAAAGACCAAATACCTTACAGTAAATATGCAGCAATGGTTGCCTTCTTTAGAATGATGGACAGTAAAGCAGATCAACGTGAATCAGGAGATGTAGGAGATATGTGGAACAAGTACACAAGTTGGGCATACGCATTACAAGATGCTGGAGAATTTAACGTACAAAGTAAGATTGGTATGGCAATACTACACTCTACTACTGCTGTAAATCCTGCTACAAATGCAACAATGAGTTTATATGATGCTCTAAGTTTTGATAGAACTACTGGAGATGTAAAACTAAAAGACGGGTTTACAAAAATAAAAATGTACAACTCAGAAAAGTTAATGGATTGGAATGCGGATACTAAGTATGACATAAGAAACTATATAAGAGAGACAAATAAGATCATACATGGTAACTACGCATATGAAGACAGAATGGTAATGCAGTCACACTCTTTAGGACAACTAGCTGCACAATTCCATAAGTGGGTAGCACCGTCTATAAAGGCTAGATTTAGACCAGAGTACTTTGATGAGAACTTAGGATGGATGGAAGGTAGATACTTGACGTTTTGGAATTTTTTAGGTTACGCTTACAAGAATATAGGTAATGCAATGACAATGGGGGCAGACTATAAAGAATTCCATGGAGAGAAGGGAGAACAAAAACTACAGAATGTACACAGGGTGATGGGAGAGATAGCTGTTATTATGAGTACATACTTAATAAAACAAATGTTGATGTCATTATGGGGGATGAGTCCTGATGATAGTGATGAAGGTAAGAGATTAAAGAAAATGAAACAAAGAAGAGAAGCTTTAAGAAAAATGCAAGGCTTAGAACCTGAAGTTTCTGACTTAACAAAAAGACTTAGGAATGTTTTAGTGTACCAAATGGACAGACTACATGATGAAACAGTTTTGTGGGTTCCTATTCCAGGAGCAGGTGGTCTACAACAGATGGGACACTTTATCCAAAATCCTATTGCATCATCAAGAACTCTTGGTGAAATGGGTGAAGCTATAGAGATGACTGCACGTACAGGATTAACCTGGGGCTTTAGTAGTGAAGAAGATTTTTATTCAAACAAAGATGTTGTATACCAAAGAGGTATAAGCGCTGGTAAGATGAAACTAGGTAAAGAGTGGGGTGATGCTGCTCCTTTCCTATATACCGCTAACAAGTGGAGGAACTTCATACAAATGAATGACTTCTACATAAAATAGATATTATGTCTGAAAAGAAAAAGGCTTATAAACCTTTACCTGAATACTTAGCTATTGGTCCTTCTGATATACATGGTGTTGGTATATTTGCTAAAGAGGACATCCCAAAAGGAGTTGACATGGGGATCACACATGTTTATGATTCTAATTTCCTACATGAGTATGTACGTACACCTTTAGGAGGTTTTGTTAATCATAATGAAAAGCCTAATTGTGAGCTTATAGAAGATGAGCAGGACATTGCATATAAAAGAATTAGGACTACAGAAAGAATAGAGATGGGTAAAGAACTTACCCTTAAGTATTCTATGTATGATATTTGTAACTATCTATAGGTAGTCTATAATACAATCTTTCTATCCAACACATTAGCTTGGCCAAATTATTACTAGTTTATCTTTTAACATTTTCTTAATATTAAGTTAACATAAGCAGGGGCTATATTGTTTATATTATTAATATGAAACGTATAGATATAACCCCTGTAATTTATGTATTGATTATGGTTGTTGTCTTTGCTTTAGGTACTATGTAATTTCACAGCTACCACCAGCACAAGCTAACTCACCTTTTAAATCAGTATTATCATCAAGTTCTACAACCTTTGACAAGTCAACAGATGTAAGAGCTTTTAGTAATTCTTGATACTTATCTTTTGAAATATCTTCAAATGGAGCTTGTGTATATGTACCACCGTTGTATGGTAATACAGCTAGACCATTATAACAATCTCTATTATCCCACATCCATTTACCTGCTTTATCCCATTCATCTTCTTTCAAAGATACTGTTGCAGATACGTTGTGACTATTAGATCCTGTTCTGTGTCCATTACTTACCCAACCATCTGAAATTAATTTGATACGTTTTAATAAATCAAATGCTGATTCAGTTCTTACTATAGAACCTTTTGGTGCTGCTTGTGGTATTGAAATAACAGCAGTATCATGCGGTCTAAAGTATTCATCTTCTACTAATTCCGGGTGATTGTTTACCAAATATGTATAGATAGATTCATTTTTACCTACACGTAGTCTACGGATATAAAAATCATTATGCCATGCATGAATACCAGAAGAAGTACCAAGAGTTAAAGATGTTGTACCAGCAGGTTTAACACATGTAGTTCTTGCTGCTTTATTTACACCAATCTTTTTTGCTATTCTTGCGTTCTCTCTTTTAACTAGAGATGCTGCTTCACCCATGTCTAATTTTAAAACTTTTCCACTAGCTATACCAGTCATAGATACACCAATAAGAGCATCCTTTTCTGTAGTTTCTTGCCAAATTTGTCTTAAGTAATGGAAATTAGTATAGCCAGCTTGCAATGTACCTATGAATGCTGCACCCTTTACTCTTTTGTTTAACTCTTCTTGTGTGCTAACATCTGAAACATTTACTTCACAAAGATTACAAAACTGATATGGACGTAAAGCAATTTCACAACATGGGTTAGTACCCCAGTCTTTATCATTGTTAAAATAAATACCAGGCTCACCAGATCCAGAAAGTTCAATACGCTTCCATACATCTGTAAAAAAGTCTTTAGTAATTTTATGTCTCATTAATACAGCAGAGTTATTAGCTCTACCTCTTTGTGGATTTTTTTCCCACCAGTCACCTGACTTGCAAGAAATCATTTCATCATCATGAGCACTAAAAAGACTAATAAGAGCAGCACGTCTAATACCTCCAGCTAATACTGCATCAGCAATATAACAAACTATATCATGAACTTCTAAAGTACTTAATTGATCTCCATCTTCTTTATTACTTAGTATACCTTCTACTTTAAGTAAGCATTCTTTAAGTGGTTGAGGACCAGGAGCTTTACCACCAGATGTTACGAGCCTAGCACCCTTTGGTCTAATATCTGAAAAATCAAATATGATCTTAGAAGATCTACCATTTAAATATGATTTCATTAATAATTTAACTGCGTCAGCCCAACCTTCTATAGAGTCACCAATTAAATATCTTTTAGTTCTTTTTGTATAAGGTTTGTTTATAGGAGGCAGTTGAGCAACATGATGATTTTGAACAGAATAACCAACGCCTGTTCCACCTAACAACAAAAACATACACTCACTAAATGAATCAACATGATCTATAGGCATATAAGCACAATTGTATATTCTATTAGGAGCAATTTCAATTGGTTTACCACCAAATTGCATTGATCTCATTGATGGTAATATCTGTTTATCATAAACCATCTTATATACTTCTTCTATTTCATCTTTAATGTGCGGGTATGACTTTAAGTGCATGTCCTTGTTTCTTGTAACTAATTCTTCCCATGTTTCTCTTCTGTTCAATTCTGGAAGATATTTAGCATATTTCATATGGACAGTAATATCACTTAGAATCTTGTTGTTTAATTCCATTCTTTTAATTTTTAGTAAGGTTAATAATTGTGTAGTAAAACAAGATACTAAATTATCTTGAATTTGGCACGTGCAAATATACAAAAGTGAAAACAAAAAATCCAAATTCAAACATGTAAGCTTGTCTTTCTTTTTTTTCTTTTAAAAAGAACCCATTAAACAATGTGTTTTCTAAATTAACCACGCTATAACAAAAGCCAATATTAATATTATTCCTTGAAATAATATGCAATTCAAAATTATGTTTTTTCATATGATATTGTTTTTTGTTAATGTAATTTTTTGTATATTATATATAGATAGAGTAACGGCAAAAGTAATAAAAAACATTCAATATGAAAACTCAACTAAATAAAATGACTAATATAGTCATACCTTTTGGTCAAACAGGGGCCATCACAAATAAAATATATAACGAACAGTTTAGGACATTTTCTGTGTACAACAATTCAGGAAACTGCACAGTAAAAATAAGAGAGAATGGAAATGTTATGACTATACCAGTAGGAGTAACTGTAAACTTTGATGCTGCAACAGAAGGTAATAATACAATAAACAAATTCCCAACACAGGCTTTTGAGGTAAATGCAACTGACTGTGTAGTAGTAGGAACAATTTAAAAAATATAAAACATGTCTAGAAATTCAACCCATATAAATTGTAATCAAGTTGCAGGAACAGTTAACCAAGGTATTTGGAAAAACGATTGTGATCCTTGTGCAACATCACCTTTTGCTATTAACAATATTACTGTTTGGCATAGGTTTAACTTTGGTGTAAATAATCACGCTACTCCTGCTGACATATTAGCTAACGTTGCTAATGCTGCTACTATATCACAATGGGATGATCAAATAGGCTCAAATGATGCTGAACAACAAACATTAGCTGATGCACCAACATGGTATTCTACAGATACTTCTCATAAAGTTACAGCAGGTAATCATTTTGATTTATCTTCTGCTATCACTTATGGTGCAGCTGCAGACTTTACAGTTTTACTTGCTTATGTGCCGTTAATAAATACAACTCCTTCAGGTCAAAAATTATGGGATCAAGCTGGTGGACAAAACTATCTTAAGTGGGATAGCCCTACTCAACTTACATTTAGATTAGCAGGACTTAATCATGTAGTAACAGGACCGGCTATACAATTAACTGACTACACAAACTTTGTAGTTAGAAGATGTACAAACATGTGTCAAATATTTATAGCAGGTGTTCCATGGGGAGCTGCTTTCTTAGCAGCAGGTGCTTTAACAATAGAAAGATTAGGACCAGACGCTAATGGTTACATTGCTGCGCACATGCAATTTGACAGATGTTTAACTGATAAAGAAATATGGTGTCTTGATTGTTATAACAGTAATCAAAGTGATGAAGAAAATCCTGTAACATGTAATATAGGTGATTTTAAACTAGCTTGTAATGGTGATACAAACGGATCATTAACAGCAACTATGTTTAATGCAACAGGAACTGTAACTTACTTATGGTCTCCTGGTGGACAAACAACACAAACAATAACTGGTCAAGGAGCAGGTACTTATACTTGTACTCTTACTGACTCAGCATCTCCAGCAAATGTTTGTACAGCAAGCGGAGTTGTTACTGAACCAGTAGCTTTAGCATGTACAGTAACTGGAGTTAATCCTCAGTATATACTTAATAGTGCTGGCCAACAAATTTTAACAACAGGTAGTGTTTCAGCAGTAGCTACTGGAGGATATGGTGCAGGATGTACATTAACTTATGCATGGACTAGAAACGGTAGTGCTATATCAAATGCAAATGGTGGAATGGCAGCTCCAGGTAATGTTGCATCATTTAATGTAACAGAAAATGGAGTTTATGCAGTAACTATAACAGATTGTTATGGTTGTACTACAACGTGTAATGTTACTATAACAATTCCTAACCCACCTAGTACTTTAGATATAGAATGTTGTTACGAAGCTGCAGGCTGTACAGATGAAGATATTAAATGGGCAATTATGTTAGACTCTACTGCAACTTTCCCTTGTACTATAACTGCATCTGGTTCTACATCAGGAACGGCTTCTTGGTCTCCTGTAACAATTTCTTCTTTACCTTCATCAACTTCAATAGACGGTTCTCAGTATGATATGTTCTCTTGTGAATCTAGCGGCCCTTGGGCTTATGGAAGTAATGCACAAAAGCTTTCTCCAGGTGAAACTTGGACGCTTACTGTAACTGACAGTTCTTCTCCAGCAAGGAGTCAAAGCTGTTCAGTTAATATAGTTAATCCTCCTGCTCTTACTTTAACATCATCAGTTACACAACCAACAATGTGTGAACATGGTGGATCTGTTTCTGACGGTGATATTACTTTTAATGGATCAGGTGGTAACCCAAATTGTAATCCGTGGACTTACTCAATAACTGGACCAAACAGTTTTTCAACTACTAATAACTATGTATTAAATGCAGCTCCAGGTACATACACTTTAACAGTGACAGATGCTTGTGGTTGTTCAGCAACACAAAATGTAACGCTGACTTGTCCAATAACAGCAGACATGACTGTAACTAATACAGATGTAAGCTGTAGACCAGTTCAAAGTGAATTAAACCCTAACCCACAAATACCTTGTGATGCAACGGCTACATTTACTGCAAACCCAACTTCAGTAACTGGATATACATTTGAAGCAATCCTTATGGATCCATCAGGTGTAGTTATATATAACTCAGGACAACTAGCAACTTTTAATGCTGCAACGGTTACTGGTTTATGTATTGGTAATTATACTTGGACTTATTTTGCTACTAACACAACTTCTGGTTTAACATATCAGGTAGACAGTGGATCGTTTACAGTTGCAGCTCCTCCCGCATTAAGCGCAACAACAGTTGCTAACTTTATTCACTGCTTTGGAGGATCAACAGGAACAATTGATTTAACACCAAGCGGAGGAACACCTGGTTATACTTATTTATGGACAGCAGGAGCAACTGGAACAGTGCCTGCAGGTCAATCTACAAATCAAGACTTAACAGGTTTAGTATACGGAATATATTTCTGTACTATTACAGATGCTAACGGATGTACTTTAACTATATCACAAAGTGTAAATGGATCAACTTGTCCTTTAACAATATATGGTATAGTACCAGAAATACCATGTCCTGGTCAAACTACTAGTATTAAACAATTGTATATAACTTGTGGAACAGGTCCTTATACTTACGCATGGGTTGCTTCTAACGGTGGATCTTTAGGATCAAACTCATCAACAGCAGATCAGTTAGTTGGCATAGGGGCAGGTACCTATACAGTTACTGTTACTGATGATAACGGTTGTACTGGAACTCAATCATGGACAGTAGTAGCACCTTCAGCAATATCTGGATCTATTACAGGAACAAACGTTGGCTGTAAAGGAGAAAGATCTGGAGCAGCACAATTTGACCAGTGGGCAGATCAACAATTTAGTGGAGCTAGTTACTTATGGACAACAGATGCAGGTTTTACAACACCTAACCCGTACGGACCATCTACCAACTCTTACATTAGTTCAGTACCAGCAGGAACATACTATTTACAAGTAACATTATCAAACGGATGTATTTGGACAGGTAGTATTGTAATAACAGAGCCTGGTACAGGAATGTCACTTAGTGCTGTTATAACAGATGAGAATCAGTGTACTGATTGTTGTGGAGCAATAGACTTAACAGTTACAGGAGGGTCAGCACCTTACACTTTCCAATGGGATGATCCAGCTGCATCAACAACCGAGGATTTATCGTGTGTTTCTGCAGGTGTGTATACAGTAATTGTTACAGATAATGCAGGATGTACTGCAACTGCTACATATACTGTAGGCGTAACCTACTATCAGTTAACAATAGGTGTTGCATACGATAATACTACAGGTCAATTTACCACAACAGTTGGTGGAGGTAATCCTCCATACTACTACCAGTGGACTAAAAATGGAAATCCTTTCTCTTACGCACAAGATCCTTTTAGTGCAGGAAATGGTTACTACTGTGTAACTGTAACAGATTCAGTAGGATGTACTGGAACTACTTGTTACGATTTATCTAGAGAACCAAGAGGAGAAACAAGTTTTAACTGTCAAACTTACTCACCAACATTAGGTACAACATCATACGGATGTGTATCTGTAGCAGGAACAGGAGGTACTTACAGCACGCTTGCAGCTTGTCAAGCAGCATGTGAAGTTGAAAGACCTACTAGATATAGATGTCAAGAAGGAACTGGTTGTGTATCACACCCTGGTGGAACATATACATCATTATCTGCATGTAATGCTGTCTGCGGTGCTTCTGGACAAAACGATATTAACTATGTTTGTGAAATCTTATGTAATGATAATGCATCAGGAGAAAGATATAAAACAACTGACGGAAGAGTTGATGTTGACGAAAGAGGTAATCCAGTTAGAGAAGACGCTGGAACTCCAGGTGGTAAATGTAGAGAAGAAAATTCTGAAACAGACTCTTCTTTAACTAAATACACAAGTTTTGAGCTTTGTAAAGCAGCTTGTCCTTGGTGTAAGGAAGGTACTTATAAATACTAATATTGAATATAGGAAACTATGGAAAAAGATATTAACCAAGAATTCATGCTTATGAAGTTAAAGATTGAGACGTTAGAGGAGAAGATAGATCACGTCAATGCAAAGTTGGGCGTCATAACAGAACATTTGCTGAATCCAGATCAAGGGTTTGTATCTAGAGTAAATAGAAATACTCAATTTAGAGAAGACATAGGGCCTCTAGTAAAAGACATGTATGAAATAAGAAGATGGAAAAGTCAGGTGTCTAGAGTTCTTTGGATTATTGCAACAGGTATTATACTTGGACTAGTGGGATTATTATTTATGTTAAAATAAGTAGCATGGCGTGTTTAAGATTCAAAGAAATACAAACATATGCAGGCAGACTTTCTAAAACTATCTTAACAGGAGGTACTTCAGAAAGAACTCTACAAATTTTTGACTGCCCAAACAACAGAATTGCAAGAATTGTAAGATCTCACAACTTAGGTTTAGATTTATGGTATACTATAGAAAGTGCTGATGGAGCGCAAACTAATTTGCCTGCAAGAACTTGGCATAACGGTCAAGAGTATGTAACAAGTAGTAGCTTTCAAACATCCGGCTCAGCAATTGTTATGGGTACAGGAGTACCTGCTGCAGGAACTCCTAATGCAATTGGTAATTTTGATGATGCTTGGGCAGCAGATGCTGGTTATGGTTATTCAGGTAGGGGTCTAGACTTAAGTGGTACATGGTTAGAAGGAGGAGATAAGATATGGGTTCATGATACATTTGATCATGAAGGTGCTACAGGTGTACCAACACATCACCCTGCAGGATACCTTATATGTTTAGAAATATTTGATGTAGTAAATAGTGGTTGTCCAATTTAAAAATAGATTATGAAAAAGATTAGTGAACACATTAGTTACAAAGAAGCAATAACAAGTGCTACAGCTTTGAGAAGAGGTTTAGATAATACTCCTGGTCCTGAGCAATTAAAATGCATGCAAGAAATTGGTAGAGATCTTTTTGAACCTCTTAGAGAGTGGGTTGAAGGTCCTATAAAAATAACTAGTATGTTTAGGGGAGAGCCTGTAAATACAGCTATAGGAGGTTCTAAAAATTCACAGCATATGAAAGGTCAAGCTTTAGATTTGGATGATACATTTGGGTATAAAACAAATGCAGAGATGTATCACTATATAAAAGATAATTTAATATTTGATCAACTAATATGGGAGTTTGGAGATGATAATAATCCTAATTGGATACATGTAAGTTATGTAACTCATAGACCTAATAGAAAGAAGTGTACAGTTGCACTAAAGAAAAACGGAAAGACAGTATATGAACATAGACCTATAGAGAAATAATGGCAAAGGAATTAAACGAAGACACTAGCTTTAAAATAAGTCTTAAAACACTAGCAGGAATAGCGGTTTTAATTTTTACTATAGTGGGTATGTGGTTTGCACTTCAAGCTGATATAGAAGAAGCAAAGCAATTACCAGAACCACCACCAGCTCCAGTATCAAGAATGGAATTTGATATGAAAGATAAAAACATAAGATTGTCAATTGAAAACACAGAAAAAGCTGTTGATGAAATGAAAGTTGACCTAAGAAGAATGGAAGATAAAATAGATAAATTAAGATAATAACTAATAAAGACTAAAAATTATGACTAAATGTGCATGCGGTAAAACAAAAGCTGAGGACGGTTCATGTGACGGTTCACACAAAGAATGCTAGAAATGGCAAAAAAAAGAAAACTAAATAGTAAGAACCCTAAGTATATGGATCAGTCTCAGTTGAATGAGAAACCCATAAAGAAAAAAGTATTGTATACTGAAATTAAAGGGGTTAAAGTTTATGGAATTTGGTATGAATAAAATTAGTATAGCTTGGAAAATATTTATTGGATATATTCTGATATTAATATTTATGGTTGTTAGCTCAGAAGCTACAGGTCAAATTGTAGTTACACATTTTAATGCTGAGTGGAATGATCCAAACAAAGTTTCTTACATTGGTAAGCTAACAGATTGTGAGATAGTATATGTTGATATAGCTAAATCACCTAAACTACAAACTAAACATGAAATAGTAGTTGTACCTACTGTTATTGTATTTAAAGACGGTGAAGAGATGAAAAGATTTCAAGCTGATATATCATTTAGTATGAAAGCAACTAGAAAAGATATGCAAGAAATAATTGATGAATTAATAATGAGTGATTTTTAATGTATACTTATAAAGCAAAATTAGACAGAGTAGTAGATGGTGATACCATTGATGCTCACATAAACTTAGGTTTTGATATTACTATTCATAAAAGAATAAGATTAGCTGGTATTGATACACCAGAATCTAGAACAAGAGATCTTGAAGAAAAAGCTAGAGGTTTAGCTTCTAAAGATAGGCTAGTAGAACTGCTAGGAGAAGGAAACTTTGTTTTAGAAAGCAAAGAAGTAGGAAAATACGGAAGAGTATTAGGTACACTACATGTAGAAGATGTTAACGTAAATCAAACCCTGGTAGAGGAAGGCTTTGCTGTAGAATATTGGGGAGGAAAAAAGAACAAAAAATAAAATGAGAAAACTATTATTTATATTATTAGCAACTATAATATCTTGTGTAGCACCAAAAAAATGTTGCTCACAAAATTCTTGGGTAAACTATCAAGTACAATATGATTTTTATGCACCATCAGAATCTAATTTCTTTATGGTATCTAATGCTAATGGTGATACAGCAATGTTTCATCAACCTACTACTCCTTATGAAACATTAGACACTACAATATTTATAGATTCAGGTTCTTACACAGTTACATTAACAGACAGTTACGGAGATGGTTGGATTTCACAACAACCTGCTTTCTTTAGAATGCGTAACTTGTGTCAAGGTATGATAATTAATTGGGACCCAGTGTTAGGTTCTTTTTTTCTTAGAGATACTACTGTAAACATATTACCTTGTGCCCCACCTGTTTATGGTTGTATGGATCCGCTAGCATTAAATTTTGATTCAAATGCTACAATTGATGATGGCTCTTGTATATATCCTCCATGTAATGGTGTTATTAATGACACTGCATTTCAAATGTGTTGGGGTAGTCAAGCAGCCATTTCTTTTGCATGGGAAACAACTAGCAATAACAATTGTGATGTAGTTAAATTATATTACGGTAGTGAAAGCGGTTATAGTATTACTGTCCCTGGACTTTGGCCATCAGGTGGCTGGAGAGATTGGGCTACTGCTGCTGGCCCTGGTCAAATGCCTCCTAACTGGACTGAAGAACATTATTTAGTATTAGAATTTGCTGACGGTTCTTTAGCAGATACAATGTTTTTTACACCGTATGCTTGTATACCTGGGTGTACAGATCCAACACAACCATCATATAATCCTTGGGCTACTATAGACGATGGGTCTTGTTCAGGTACTATATGTGATACAGCAACAGAATATCAAATAACAATGGAGCTTACACTTGACAATTGGCCAGGTGAAACATCATGGTTAATGAATAGTGGTGGTGTAATAGACAGTGCTATTATAGGTACATATAACTTTAATGATATTGGTCAAACTTTTACATACAATTTTTGTATAGATCAAGGTGCTGGATTTGAATTAATACTTAATGATTCATACGGAGACGGTTTAGCCGGTTCTACTTCTGGAGGTTCTTTAGATGGTAATGTAGTTATATATGATTGTAATGGAGATACTATATGGATGCTACCTGATCCTGATTTTGGTTATACTGCTTATTCATCTCCTCTTAATGGCGTACCGTGTAATATAACACCTCCTGTCTATGGTTGTACAGATGATGATTATGTAGAGTATAATTCTTTAGCAACCGTTGATGACGGTTCATGTTCAACATTACATATTTATGGTTGTACTGACCCAGCTGCATTTAACTACGACCCTAATGCAACAATACTAGATTTAGTTCCTGATTGTAATTATAGATTAATCTTAGAAGATGACGCTGGAGATGGTTGGGGTAATTCTTATTTAGGTATAACACAAGGCCCTATGAGTTGGACTTATACAATAGGTCCTGGTATATATAGTGATACCTTTAATATAATATTAGATTCTGATGTTCCTGTAAATGTATATTACTTTGAAATAGGAGGACCACAAACTCCACCTGAAGAAGTTCAATTCCAAACATGGCATAATTCTTTTAAATTAATAAATGTTTATGATGATGTACTATTAGAAGAAGGAACAAATCCTTTTGCTAACAACGGACAAGGAGCACTGCAAGCTTTTGATAGTCCTTTCTGGAACAAATATACAGCAGTACCAAATTGTGGTGATTACTGCATACCAACAATTTTAGGATGTTTAGACGCAACAGCATTTAATTATATACAACCTGTGGGTGATTCATTAATAGATGTAAATACTAGTGATGGATCATGTATGCCTGTACTACTAGGATGCACAAACCCAATTGCATTTAACTATGACTCTTTAGCAAACACAGACGATGGATCATGTGTAGCTGAAGTAATAGGATGTATGGATACTGCAGCATTTAATTTTAACCCAGCTGCAAACACAAATGATCCAGCATCATGTATTCCTGTAATATATGGTTGTATGGATGATACACAATTTAATTACAACCCAGCTGCTAATACAGATGACGGATCTTGTATACCTGTAATCTTTGGATGTACTGACGCATTAGCTTTTAATTATGACAGCTTGGCTAATACAAACAATAATTCATGTATTCCATTTATATATGGCTGCACCAATCCTGCAGCTCTAAACTATGATCCATTAGCAAACACTGATGATTCAACATGTATAGGGATCATATACGGTTGTACTGATATTACAATGCACAACTATAATCCTTTAGCTAATACTGACAACGGATCATGTATACCGTTTATATATGGGTGTACAGATTCAACACAGTTTAATTATGACCCTACAGCAAACACTAACAACGGTACTTGTGTACCATTTATATACGGCTGTACTGATCCAAGCGCATTAAATTATGACCCCTTTGCTAATACAGATGATTTTAGCTGTGTTTTACCTATCTATGGGTGTATGGACAGTACAGCCTTTAATTACGATCCACTAGCTAATGTGGATAATGGATCTTGTCTGCCAATAATATATGGTTGTACAAATCCTATAGCTTTAAATTACTGTGATACTTGTAACACAGATGACTTTAGCTGCATACTTCCTATATATGGATGTACAGACAGCACTATGTATAACTATAATCCTCTAGCCAATGTTGACAATAATTCTTGTATACCTTTCATTTATGGGTGCACTGACCCTACTATGCTTAACTACAACCCATCCGCTAATACGGAAGACTTTAGTTGTATCTCTTTCATTTACGGTTGTATGGATAGTACTGCTATTAACTATGATCCGTTGGCTAATACTGAAAATGGTTCTTGTATTGAAGCAATTGTCGGATGCATGGATCCAAATGCGTGGAACTTTAACCCAGAAGCAAATGTAATATTAGGACATGATTCATTAGGTTGTTTATATGCAGCTAACTGTACTGCAACAGAACCTGGAGAACCATACTTTTTAAATGATGGTTGTTATGCTTGGGTTATAGATGTAGATGATTATTGTTGTAACAATGAGTGGGATGACATATGTCAAGCTACATACAATTATTGTTCTGATGGTTGGACAGGACCACAACCTCCTGCTAGAATTGCTGGAGAAGATATATTTTTATATCCAAATCCAACTAAAGGTCTGTTAAATATTAGTAAAGAAGCAGACATTGAAGTGTATAATCCTTTAGGTCAAATGATAATAAAGAGAGAAAATATCACTATATTAGATATGAGCACCTTAACTAAAGGTATTTACACCATTAAAATAAATAAATTAATAACAAAACAAATAATTAAAAATTAGAAACTATGGCAACCTTAAACGCAACGCTCACACTGGCTAGCTCAGATGTGACTACAGATCCATTAAGCTTTACTTTAACAAAAGCTTTATCTGTGAAACCACCAAACATTGGTGTATCTAGAGCAGTAGCTCCAATTAATACACCTACAACACTTGTACCAGCTAGTGTTGATAATAAATATGCATACGTAAAACACATGTCACTTAAATCTGACGGTACAACTGCTTCTACAAATACAGTAAATATTGCAACTATAGGAGACGGTGCACCTGTTAGAGAAGTTAGTACAATTACTTTAAATGCTGATTTAGTAGCAAGTAATTCAATAGTAGTAACAGTAGACGGTACAGCTTTATCTGCAATTAATTATGCAACTTCACATGCAGCTACATTTACCGCAATTGCAACAGCTATTCAAGCAACAGCAGGTGTGTTAACAGCAACAGCAAATGGTAGAGTAATAACCATAACAGGAGCTAATCCTGGAGATCCTTTTACAATTGCTATGACAATTACTGGAGGAGCTTCTCAACCTTCTTTAGGTGTAACAGAAACTACAGCAGCAAGCGGTGCAGCATTTGCTCAATTATCACCAGGTGAATTTGTATTTATACCAGTAAAAGCAGGAGAAGGTTTATCTGCATTAGCTTCAGGTACAGTATCAGCTGATGGTGTATTATTAGAATACGCTTACTTTACTAAACAGTAATAAAATGATTAGACAACTGATATTAATACTACTTTGTTTACCTCTATTTAGTTTTGGCCAATTAGATTTAAAGAAAACTTTTAAATTTTCTACATTCTATGGTGCAATAAATGGAGGTACATCTATATCAGACGTTGATATATATTCTGTTACAAACGGTCTTGAAACTCAAACTATTGAAACCCCGTATGATTATTCAGTATCATTAGGGATACGAAAGATTGCAAGATTTGGATATGAGAACAGAGCTAATACATTTTACGATGGTACAGAGACATCATTTTCAGATGCAGCAACGATAGGAAAAGTAAAAGGTTTAGAGTTTTTATTTGAAGCTGACTACCGAAGAGTACAGGGTGTAGAGTACTTAGATCAACAACACTTTATTAGGTATGTTGAAAACAAATGGCTTACTAAAATAGAATATCTAAGAGATGGTTTTGCAGACATTGAGTATTTTGAAATGTCTGAAAGATATAAATATGAAGTAAATAATAAGTTATCTTTAAACATAGGGTTAGCACATAGAATTGCTGAGCCATATGGATTTGATCCTCTAGAAGAATGGAAGCTGAGTAATGGGAATTTGCATTACACATATTTAGCTTTACAAGAAGGATATAATGTTGATGTATTTAACAGTGAATATTATGACCCAGCTGGGAATGTTGTTGCGACAAGCTCAGAAGTATGGGAAGCCGTAGTTATTCCTGAAGTACTTCAAGATTATACAACTAGAAAAAGAAATAAGCTTCCTTCACAATGGAACCATTCTTTAGTTGTAGGATTTGATTATTACTATTACACTAAAACTTTTTGGACACATGCTTGGGCTAACGTTATGCCTTGGCACTATAATGATGGAGGTGAATACTCTTATTTTAATTTTAATGATGGAAAACAATGGTATGATTATTCTGGTGGATTAATATTTGGAACTAAGATAACTAAACATTTAGGAACATTTGTTGAAGGTACATATAACAAATATTGGAACAGAACCTGGTATGATTTTAAGCTAGGCATTAACTATATAATATTTTAAAAATGAAAATAGATTGGATAAATTCTTGGAGACAAGGAAATAAAAAAGACAATATCTATGATGTGTCTATTAGATTAGGAAGATTTACAATACTAGAAATGTATTGCAATCCTGGTGTAGATCATAGATTTATAATACTTAATTTTGGATTTAAACTTTAATAACTATGAAAAAAATATTTTGTAAAGTAATAAAAACAATAACTTTTGGTAAAGTTTGTTTAGGATGGTGCTCAATAAAATGTAGCAAGTAATGAATATATTTAAAGATAATAATGATTGGAATGAAAAAAGTATTATAGGAGCTATTGCTTTTGTAATAATGGTTCTTGTTATGATATTAGATTTATTAACAGGTTGGTTAGGGAGAGATCTAGCTATTAATGAATTTGTATATGACTCATTTGTTTGGGTTGTTTTAGGATGTTTTGGGATAGCTGGTATAGAAAAATTTGCTAATAAGAAATAATGTTATGGCAGGAGGATTGGACATTGGGAACTTTGCAATATTAAGCAATGCAGGAGGAGATAAAACATATGAACATGTTCAATCAGCATCATCTGCAACTTGGAGTGTGACTCATGGTTTAGGAAAAAAGCCAAGCGTAACAGTTGTAGATTCAGCTGGGACAAAAGTAATAGGAGAAGTAGAATACGTTGATGATAATAATGTAACATTAAAGTTTAAATCTACTTTTTCAGGAAAAGCATATTTTAATTAACAGATAAAAACAAAAAGAAATGGCAATTAAATTTTTACACGATCTAGATGTCCAAGGAAATATAGATCTTAATGATAATCAAGCATTAAATGCAGTATTACAGCATTTAACCACAAACCCTTCACCAGAAGAAGGTAAGATATATTACAATACTACTAACAATGTAGTAATGGCTTGTCTTGGTACAACAGCTGCTGACTGGACAGAATTATCTTTTGGTGATATAACAGAAGTTGTTAGTGGAACTAGAATTAATGTTACAGGTGGTACTACTGGGGCAGCTACAGTTAATTTAGATTCAGCTACTGTAACTGAAATTACTGCTAACACTGCAAAAGCAACAAACGTAACTACAAACCTTTCTGAAGGTACAGCTACAAACACAACTGTTGATGTAAATTCATCAGACGGTACTAATGCAACATTAGCAGCTGCAAGTACATCAAGAGCAGGTGTAATGACTAAAGCAAAGTTTGATGAGGTTACTGCTAATACTTTAAAA